TAAGGGGCATATGATCTATGAAGTCCAGGACTGGTGGCTTTACTTAAAAGTGTAAGAGTACCCTCTGGCTTGACAGCAGTTACCAATAACGGTCTAGGTATGGACATCTCTTCAGAGTACCTATCGGCCTCCATATTTGACCACAACCTAAATGACCTAAGCCATAATTTAACTTTTGGGTCTTTGTGGGTTAGTCCCAAAAGATCTAGGGTTTTCATTAACCCAGTCATGGACACACCAGTAAGTCTATCTCTCTTTTGAATAATATCCCAATGGGGTAAGTTAAGAGTAACATTTGTTTGTCTCATACCAATTCTTGTAGCAAGTTCAAAGGACTCCTTTAACTTATAAAGGTCTAGAGTTCCATCCTCTTTTATATGGCTAGTTATTACGACTGTAGATAAGTTGCAAACCCCAAAATTATCTAATAGAATTTCAGCGCAGGGATTAACTCCTACAGCATTACCCCCTCTCCTCTTCATTGCTGCTTCTCTATTAAAGAAGCCAGGTTCTCCATTGTTTAAGATATTCTTAAATACTCCTTCTATGTCTCTTATAGAGGGTCTTTTATCATAAACAATACTGTTGTTACTCATTCTCCTATGAGACCTTTCCGGGTCTAAAACAAACTTTCCTTTCTCTCTATCATAGATATAAAGGTCTAACTTAGCATTTTTAAATTCTTCGTCATTTGGAGAGGCCAAGGCTATTTGAGCGCTTCTTCTAGTTCCTCCTACTAGCACATTCTCAGCTATCATATTAGATATATCCATAGCTGCTACTGGAGACAGTTTCCCATCGCAGGACTTGATAATTTTTGTTATTTTAGAAAACATAATTTCTAACCCTTTTGGTCCGGCTGCTCTACCACCAAACGTTTTTAATCTCTCCCCAGCAGGTCTGACATTATTATAGTCAAATTCTATCTGGATAGGTCCTTCAGCCTTTAGTAATAAGTCGAAATAGTCACCCAATGCCTTGACCCAAGCTTCTTTACTATCTCCTACACTTATTAAATAGGTACCTCCTTCAAGCTTATAACATATGGTTGCATCAGATCTTTTACGGGCTGATAAAGGCACATAATTTCTATGATTGATATAGAAATCGCTATTTATTTTTGGGAGTGTCTGTACTAGGTCCTTTTGAATACCGTAACCTACCCCACAACCACACAAAAGCAAATAGAAAATATCACTAAAGCAACTAAACACTGGGAGATTATATTTAGCTCCATTCTCTATATTTAAATAGCAGCAATTGAAATTACCCATGGCAAGCATCTCTGAAGCTTTTGTACCTCCTACCCAAAGGGTACGTCCAGCAGGCAGTACCTCAAGGTTATACACCTTATCAAACATTAACTCAGCTTCTTTAACTAACTCTTCCCTTGTGGCTGGTCCACTATAAAGAGACAAACTATACTCTACGACTCTTTTTACTGTTTCTGCCCAAGTCTCTCTTCGCTTCTTCAGATGATCATACCTTGAATACGTCCTCAGCCTAGTTATGGCTTCAGTAACTCCTGCATTGTTAGGCGTAGTCTTATATTTCTCCTGTCCTAAGAAATCTAAAGACAGCAAGGAACTAACAGCAGAATCTACCGTCATACGTATTCTCCATATATAAAGCTTAAGTTGTAATGTTTTAGGGGTTTTAATCCTATACAATTTATCTAAAATTGTATTGCTTATTAAATTATACTAGCCAGTAACTTTCTTAGTGGATAGTAAACCTTATGTTAATTATTAAGGAATATATCCAAATACTCTTTAATAGACTTGGATAATTCTTGATCCAACTTGGGATTAGTAAGGTGTTTACATAGTGACTTAAGAAATAAATTAGTCTTAATTTGAGATCTTTCCAAAGCCATTATTCTTAATTTTAGCTGTGTTACTTCATTTAATTCATCCATATAGGTACCTTCCTTAACGCTTTGGTTCTATGAATATCTAACCCATTTTCTAGTGCACAGGCTACGGCTTCTTGTTCGGTTTTCAAGTACTTTTGGACTAGTATATTTTCAGCCTTTCCGCTAACAAGCCACTTATTTCCCACTTTACGGATGTACCTATATTTAGAAAGTTCACCAAAACTCTTCATAATATCTCGCTTTCTTTCTAGATAAACTAGAGAGTTGTTATATAACCAGTCTCTTAACTTAACACACTTTTCTTTGCCTGAAATCCCATACACATAACATCCGTCTACCTCAGAAATCCAACCTGAGTTCCTGCCTATTACCTTATCTAGGATAGTTTTCAATTTAGTGAGGAATATAAGTGTACCAGAAAAGGATACATCAAACTTACCCCCCACATATCCATCACCATCGAAGAAACCCCTTACAAAATGGTTTAATAAATTTTCTGGTATATGGCTAAATATAGAAGAATCTAAGTTATTACTCTTCCTGGGATTTAATCCTTTTAATATCAAGGCTTCTCTAATCTGTTTGGATGTTATTCTTAACTTACAGGCGTTATAATATCTGTTAGTCTTCTTTAAGAAGGAGGACCTAAATGTTAGAGGAGTGTTGAATATTAAGGCTAATTTAGCTAAATGTTCACTATCTTTCATGGACAACTCTATAAATATTCTATTAGAATTAGACTCTAGGCAGCCGTCTGCTGTAAAAAATCCCAACCAGTAAGATTTTTCCTCCGTGTCTATTTTATTAAAGAAGGATTCGTCATAAAAATACTTTCTCAAAGCACCCATATAAGAGCTCCTTAATTACAATCTAGTTGTATCATACCAGCAAAATCATTACCTTCACCATCAAATCCATAATATACCACATCCTGTGGGGTTGGTGGATAATCTTCCTTAGAAGCGTAAGTCTCTCTTCTACCTAAGAAGGAACCGCCGTTGCATATAAAATACCTACTTGTCTGCAATCCTCTACCCGGAACTAGTATATCTATATTCTTTGGCACAAATCTTGATTCATGGTTATGTCCAGAGTAAAAACAATCTATTTTATAATTAGACCAGCTCATAATCTTCTCTACTGCAGATTCTATTTGTGGCCATCTTAGAGCATTTCCATATTTATGTGCCAAGGAAAGCCTTTTCATTGTCCCTCTCCAATGTACATCTATAATAGATCTTTCTCTGAAGTAGGGGACTTTCAGCATACTAGCTATAACCCTGGATAAGTCCATTTGGGTATACTTCTCAAATCTTCCGCCACAATGATTACCCCAAGAAGAGGCTATTAACCTATCAGAGATTGGGATAACTAATTGGATAAAATCGTTTACTTGTTCATTAATGTTCTCTGTCTGTTCTAACGGGTCGGCTACTGAAAGTTTATGGGCAGCTTCTATACTATCCCCACCCAGTAAAACTAAACCACCAGGATCATTTTTAATTTGCTCTACAACAGCCTTAAATTCCTCTCTACGGAACTTTGCTGCTCCTACGTGTATGTCTGTAAGGTCATATATTGTTAGCTTGTCTGCTGGAATGTTATCATCCACTTTGACTACTAAGTAATTACTGCTTACCATACTAACCTTAAATGGTCTATCTTTAGTTGTTACATCAAGTCTTTCCAAGTAGGATTGAGAATCCGTGACTGGTGTTAGCACCACGTCTCCATTCTCTGCTTTAGATCTAACAACAAAACAACCAGGAAAATTCTCTTCAAGTATTTCTACTGCTCTATCTATATCTTTGATCTTAAGTTCAGACTTAAGCTTGGAGAATAGTACTCCACTTTTGGCTGCTTTCTTCATCCAATCTTCTGCCGGTGAGTACTTGTTTGTGGCTTTCTTTACTAATGTAATAGTGGATGAAACTGACCTATTTAAACTCTTAGCAATATCATATACATCCGCTTCTTCATCTAGCATTTGTTTTACAGTATCTGCCACCGTTGATTTTGAAGCAGGCTCCAATTGTGGGTTACTTCCTCTTACCTCTTTAATCAGTCTAAATGCCATACTATCACTTATATTCAATTCTCTTGCGATGATCACTCTGCCTTTCTTTTGGGACACTAGATCCTTAACTTTAGCTAGTAATTTTTGTTTTTGTTCTTTATTCATCATGATCTCCACAAGTGATGCGTATCGCTCTTAAATTCTACTATATAAGTATAATAGGTAAATGTCTATTCTATTAATCTTTATTTAAGCTGATATCTACTACATTTAGGATAAAGTAAAGCGTCTTCCGGTCTCCATCCTTTTTTCAGTCTGCTCCAAACTAGCTTATATGATAGGGTAGAGTATTTTCTTACGGCTATAAATAATGGTAAGGTTTCACCGAAAACTGTTATCTTATGAGTATTGGTCTTATTTTCACATTGTTTACTATCCTCTATGAAACAACAATTACTAGGTTCATAGTTTCCATCTACATTGTTTCTTTCTATTGTGAGGTCATCCTTATATCCATTTTCCATAGACCAATTATAAAAGGCTAGGAAGTTGTGTCTCCACTGGTCGCAAACTATGATACCCCTTTTACCATAATTTTTATACTTATGATGGTTAGAGTTGTAACATCTTTCTTTTATTCCTATCCATTTAACATACAATGGATGATCATCTCTTATACCATGAGTTTTATTATGTATAGAGGCAGTTTCTCCTATCAAACAACCACAAGATTTTGTGTGTCCATACTTTAGATGATCAAATCTAACCATCTTAATAGTTGTGGAACTACAATCACAGTGACAATTATAATAAGTATGCATTCCTTTCCCTTTTGCATAAGAAAGTATTAATAGTCTTCCATATCTTGTACCAATGTTAATCTGGTTTTGCACTATGCCAACTCCCTCCAATTCCTGCTACAGCCTTAATAGGCACTAGCTTTAGTACTTCTGAACCCGCTCTAACCATAGATTTTTCTAATATCTCCTTAGCTAACTCAGCATGCTCTTCTTTAACATGTAGTGCTATTTCGTCATGAACCAGTAATACAATACCTTCTGTCCAATCAAATCCAGCATCTTTTAATCCTGTATGTGTGTACAATAAAGCTAGCTTCATTATATCTGCAGCAGTTCCTTGGATGTGATGGTTAAACCCTTCCACTCTAGCTGCTCTTAGCCTCTCTGAGTAAGCATTGACTCTTCCAGAGGGGTCTCTATAATCTCTACATAAAGCCTCATCAGGAAGCTCAAAATGGTGTTTATGTAATGTAAATCTCCTCGGTCTTCCCATCATAGTCTTAGCCACTATAAATGGTATCTTTCCTTTGGGGTTATTCTTCTTACAATAAGATAAACTAAAATTATAGGATTCTGGTCCTGTCCTAACTCTTCTATCCCAACTAGCCAAGGCAGTTCTGAACTCTGGAGCATTAGTAAAAAAGTTTTCCCATGCTGCTTTTGCCTGGTCATCATTCCATCTAACTCTTCCATCAGTTTTCTTAAACATCCATTCTTTAAGAGTTGTCCACCACTTACCATAAAGAACTGAAAGTCCAGCAGTTTTTCCTATGTACTTTCTTTCGTAAGATTTTGAATCCGGCTCTACTGGAAGGTCCATCATAATCTTAGCTACCCAAGCATGCATATCAAACTTCTTTATACCTGCTGCATCGTCTTGATATTTCTTTATTAGCTCTTTTACTCTACAGAACTCTGCAGCTATTCTAGGCTCTATTTGTGAGAAGTCTGCAACAACAAACTTCCATCCTTCTTTGGCTTTAAATGGGGCCCTAAATAACTCCCCGGCCATCTTAGAGCCGTACTCACTATATGTAAATAATTCATCTCTAGATGGTATCTGCATGAGGTTTGGTTTACTTGAGGAAGATCTACCAGTATCAATAGCAGTCTCATCTTCTCCAATTTGAAACCAGTTGCAATGTATATATCCTCTCTTAGTACAAAAATCTATATGCTTTTGACCGAATTTGGATAATAGGCTGGATGCTTTTTTATATTGTAAAATCCATCGTATCTTTTGCTTAGTTTCATCTGAAAGATTTTCCTCATTTCTATAGAAGGCATCTTTTATTTCATCCTCACCTGTAGTATCCTTCTCTTCTCCCTTTTCTAATTTAGTAACTCTGAATCCTTCTCCTAAATCTTTAGCGAAGATGCCTGATATTATAGGAGCAAGTTGTTGTGGGGATCTCATATTTATAGGCTCTTCTATTTCTTCTTCCCATACTACTTTATATAAAGGACTAGCAATCCTATGCACCTGCTTATCACTAAGTAAGCACCACTCGTTAAATCTCCTAACTTTTCTTTTCCTAGTAAGACCTAAATGATCTAAAGCCTCTTTCATTCTTTCTTCTAATACTGTAATTACTTCTTTCTGCATGCTGGAAGAAAATGGAGCACCCCTTAACTCTGCTTGTGCAAAAACTTCTATTAGTTTATTTTCTAAGTTAATAATACTAACTATCTTCTGATTTGGTTTTGTATCAGATTCATGAGTTCTTATATAGTCATTTAGCCATTCCTGTTCTTGCTCTATTAAGAAGAATGGGAAGTAAACATCTTCTGCAGCGTACTCCACCTGCTCTGTAGCTATTTCTCCACTCCAATCACTTAGCTGATTCTTCTTCTTTCTTTCTACGTACTGCTCAGGTGTTAAACCTTCTGGAAATTCTTTACTCTTTGTCTCTTGTTTAAAGAAATTCCAATCTAAAAATCTTTTATATGCTGCATCCAACCCATGGTCTACTGGATCTCCCGCTAATAACACTTTGCTAATTAACATAGTGTCCTTCATATACTTTAAGTTAATACCTAATTGGGAGAACATAAACTGATAGTCATACTTCAAATTATGACCTATAACTATTACATCCTCTAAGAATTTAAAATACTTTCTTATAGGAGTAATTCCTAATAACAGTACGTCAAATACAAACTGCCTATTATAAAATGGTCTCTTAGGTGTGTACACGGGATTAAGACCTATTTGTAGCATTCTTATAAATCCTGTGGGCTCTCCTTCTATGTCTTCAATAGGAAGCGGAACTCGCTTCTTATAAAGTAATTCTCCAAAGGTTTCACAGTCTAGTGCTACTATAGGTTTAGAATCGTGGATATTCCATAAAGGATCATTTATATATTCTTTTATCTCTTTTAAAGCATCATATAACTGATCTTCAGTAGTAACATAAACATAGTCTATTGCCATGCATACCTCCAAATAAAAAGGGGAAGGTTTTCCTCCTTCCCCTCATCATATATTACTTACTAAGCTTTTAATAAATCATTTGCATTCTTTTCATCTTTTACATCTTTCTGAGGTAATTCTACTTTCATATACTTAGCTATCTGTTCTCCATTATCAAAGGAGGTAAGTATATATCTTAGTACTTCATCCTTAGCTTTAGTCTTGCTAGATTTATAAGTTCCTTTTATTTTATCTACCCACTGCTTAGTATATTCAGGCAAAGCTGCAGATATACCTTCCTTACCAAGGGCTTCTAATAGTTGGTCTTCTTTTACAGTCTTAGCAGGTTCGTACCCACCACCCCTAGTAATACCCCTAGCATCTTTAGTACCGGCTTTTCTCCTTACTGCCCAAATCTTACTTATAAACATGCTATCCTGGTCATAAGTTTCAAATAGGGATAAAATACAGTCCTTACCTTTTCCATCTGCAGGAATTTCCACAACTTGAACTGGATTAAGGTAATAGGTAACTTGATCTCCAGATTCTCCTGTAAAGGTCCTCTTTGACCCTATGGTGTTGTAAATATACATAACCATAGCTTTTACATGTCTTGAATTAAATTCCCATGCATTTTTGGAGTTAGATTCTAACAACTTCTCGTAAGTCTTACATAGTTCACAAGATCCGTCTTCAAACTGATCAGTACAGATGGTATGAGCTAGCTTATCCTTTCCATTAGACTTTACTTTATGTGTGTGAACAAGCATATCCCAAGCTAGATCATAGGAGTGTAGGGGAGCCATATAGAAATTCTCATCTGCACTTAAAATAAGTCTTCCTAGTTTATGCATTGAGAAGTTTGGATTAGTTATAGCCTTTTCTTCTTTCTCTGCATCCCTTTGTTCTTGCTTTGATTTTCTAATTGACTCTAACTGTCTTCTTTTCTCTTCTATCTTTTTCATTAGATTGTTTTCATAATCGGTCATATTTTTCTCCTAAGTATTATTTAATTATTCTGTGAGTTGTCTATTTACGGGTGTTTTATTTTTTGTTTATGGGAATTGTAACGAATTGTAAAGAACTATTCCCCTTAATACTCCTATCGGTACTAGAGTATATTTTAGCATGTGATAGGGATGGTAACTGAATACCATAATCCTTTATTTAGTTTTATTTATCTGTAGCACTTTCTGATAGGTTACTATCTAGGTATACGGATCTTTTATTTCTAAGGTACCCTAGAAGATCATCTTCTAAAACACTGTTAGTAATAAGGAATGAAGGAAGAAAGTAATTTCCAAATACAAAGATATCTCTCTTTCTTTGGTCATTGAATCTAAGTCTAATTGCTTGCTGAGTCTTAGCTATAGCAAACTTTTCTATTATGTTGTAATCCGGATCAGCCGGAAAAACATAGGTAAAGTCCGGGTATTCAAATATAGCTGCCCTATTATTTATAGGTAATATCCTCTTAATAGGTTCTCGTTCTCTTGGTATAGATGCATTGTCACCTATGTCCGAAGGAAAAGGGTTAGGATCTATAGGCCTATCGTTTACTCTATTCCAGAAGTTAGATATACTTTTAAGCCTAAATACTTCTTGCTTAAACATATAAGCATTTAGATATACCCCAGCTACAAGAAATTGGATAAGGTAGTCTTCAAATTTGTTTGTACCTATCATCATGTGTCCAATACAGACTTGTGAAGGCGGCTCCCTTCCAACATCAAGATCCGGGTAATTATTTTTGAGAAATGTTTCAGCTATTGTCTTAAATTTATCATTTTTACCATCTTCATAAGTGGTAATTAGTATTTTTTGCCCTTTGTATTTGGTTGTGGCTAACTCTCCAATAAACTCCAGTATCTCTGTAAATCTCTCATAGTTATAGTCTCCAAACTCGTCTAGGCTCCCTTTTAAGGAAGTCTTTGACATGGAGGAATCCAATACTTGAGTAACAGTATTACCGGAATTCATCTTTCTAAAGTCTAGTACCTCATCATCTCCAAACACCTCTATATTGTTATTATCTAATACTATTTTCAAATAGTCAATAGGAGGAGTAGCATCTGTAAATACTCTAACTTTTACAGAAGGAAGAGGATAAAACATTTGGATACCCTGAGTTTTATCATGGTAGAGATTTAAGTTAAAGTACCTAATGTAGTCTGGAACATTCCATGGAATCCTTTTATCATCTAAACTAAACTTTAGATTTTCCAGTTCTGTCTCACTTGCTCTTATGGTAAATTTATCCTTATCATCCTTAGCATACCCACCGTTAACTAACCAATTATAAAGCTTTTCCATCCAAGAGACTTCTTTAATAAAGGTTTCTAATACAGCCAGTTCATCTTGTCTTGGTTTAATTCTTTTATGACAATTGTCAATGAAGGCCTCATCCACAAACATAATATCATACTTACTCTGCATGATACTAAACATAGTCTCCTTACAAGATAAATGAGCGTGTTGAATTATGACTACTTGTGGGGCATCTTCTACCACTTTCTTGTACTGTGTAGGATATGGGCAATCCTTAGCATATGGGCACTTTTTACAATAAGCCCCTTTCCATACACTGGAGCTAATCCCAAGATTGTATAAGTACTGAATATTACCTTCTTCAGGACAATCAAATCCAGGATTTAGTTTATCAAATAAGTTTTTGTGGCTCATGACTACAAAAGCTTTTATGCCTGTAGGATTACCATCTAAATCTTTCTCTATTCTATTTTTATGCTCTATTGCCAAATTGCCAGTAGGAACAGAAATAAGTACTCTGTGCCCTTTCTTAGCAAGGGAAACAGTAAGCTCATCAATTTTAAAACTTTTACCACTACCTTGTGGACTAGCTAACAATATATCTTTTGAAGTCTCGTCTTCTAGGCATTGCCATATTTTATTTGAGACTCTCTTAAATGTGTCTGTTCTAGTATCCTGTGCGGAAATTAATTTCATCTCACTAAGTAGATACTTCTTGATTGGGCTACCATACCATAGTTGTTTAGGATTAATAAATCCTGGTCTGTCCTTAAATGGACAACCCTCACACAGATTGAAAGTTTCCTCCCACTTCTTACATGAGGGAAAATATCTGTCAGGAGATTCCAATATCGCAGTTCTATCCCTATCCCAATTATGAGAATCATAAGGAGTTAGTCTATAATCTTCCGTAAATTCTTTTATCCACTCCTCACCTTCTGATTTCTTTCCCATCTTTGCATCATTATAGTTAGCAATACTCCACAACCATAATCCTGCCGTATGTCCTAATCCTCTTTTATCTTGTAATAAGCTACCATTTTTACATCCATCTATTACTTGATTTATGGCTTGACAATTAGAAGCTACCTTCTTCAATACTGGAGGTAGGTTAGCTACGGGTAATTTTAGTCCTCTAGAGTTGAAAAAGAACTTCTTATTCCTAATATCCCAAGGTCTTACTGGTTTACTTTCCTTTAGCTTGGTTTTTATATTTGCCTTTACAAATTCCTCTGTTAGTGGTTTAGCTGCAATGAAAGCATCTAATATAAATTCAGCAGAAGCACTTACTACATTCTTCCATAGTACTGGGTTTACCTTATTGGTTTTAAGGTGAATCCCTCCTGGAAGCCTTATTACGTTTCCGCTCTTAACAGTTGGGTATAGTTCCAACCCTATTTTTCTGTAATCAATACCAGCCTCAAGCAATAGCTGATCTGTAAACACTTTTAAGAGTCCGACATCTAAACAATCGCACATAATCCATACATGGGCTCTTTCGTCATCCTCAGTACCACTGAATTCCCATATATAATCAATAGCATAGCTATTTAAGATTGGTAGTAGTTTATTTCTTATAGTATCAACAGATTCTTGACTATCGCAATCAATACAAAACCACTTGGCCTTGTTATCTTTAAATTTTCCAACACAGCCCATAGAGCCTACTACGGATCTAGAACTTAAAGAAGCCTTCTGAGAAAAATGTTTTATTAGGTCAGATTCTGTCATTTCCCTTATTAAGGGCCAGTACTGTATAGTGGGTTTAGATTCCCAAGCTCTCGCTGCATGTGGTAAATGTTGCATAGACCACATAATAGTATCTTTGCCTGAATCATTTTTCTTATTTACTATAGGGCCATAGAAGAACTTATTTCTAAATTCTCCTATTTTCTTTATGAGAGATAAAGACATTTATACCGCCACGCTAAATTTTATATATGGATGATGTTTGTAATTCTCTAATTGTATATCCTCTTCCTTGATTTCCCAGAAAGGTTTATCCTTTATTTTTAATGTTGGTAAAGGGTAAGGTTCCCTCTTAAGTTGTTCTTCTAATCCTTCGATATGATTATTATATATGTGTAAGTCTCCAAAAGTATGTATAAAATACCTTGGCACCTTATCGCACTCCTTAGCAACCATGCTAAGTAATAAGGCATAACTAGCAATGTTAAAAGGTACTCCTAGCGCTAAATCAGCACTGCGTTGATACAGCTGTAAATCTAAACAATTTTCATATACGTTGAATTGAAAGAAACAATGACAAGGAGCTAGTCTCATTTTAGGTAAGTCTGTTACATTCCATGCAGAAACTATAATCCTTCTGGAGTCTGGATTATTTTTTATTGTGTCAATTGCTTGTTGTATCTGATTAATATGCTCAGTCCAAGGCTGGCCGCAGAATGTGTCATCCTCATTTGTAGCCGACCACTTGATCCACTGCTTACCATATATAGGTCCACAGTCTCCGTTTGCATCAGCCCACTCGTCCCATATCTTACATCCCAGTGTATTTATATTTGTTTCACCACGCAAAAACCATAGAAGCTCTTTGACAACTAAATCAAATTTTACTTTCTTAGTAGTAAGAAGTGGAAACCCCTGTCTTAAGTCAGCGTGGTACTGATGTCCAAATACACTAGCTGTAGTTACCCCTGTTCTATTATTTTTGGGTTCCCCAGTGGCTAATACTAGTTCAATCATATCCTTATAGATACAATCTATTGTGTGCCTACTCTCATAAAATTTTTCGCAACAGAATCTTTTCCTATTAAGCATTAGTAATCCTCCTAAATATTTCCAAAGAGGCAACACAGTCTTCCAAAGCGTCATGAATCCCAGGCTTAACCCCTAAATGCTCAGCCGTACTTTTCAGAGAATATTTTCTAATGCCCTGTAAATCATTAGCCATCATTTGTAGATCTATGATCATTCCATTTCCATACATATGTAGACGGTTACGAAAGCAAAGAGACTTAACAAAACCAATATCAAATTGAACATTATAGCCTACGTATGTAGGTGGGTTGTATTTCGGTTTTCTTAATAGATCTTGCAAAGCAAGAAATGCTTCTACCTCTGTAGGTGCGTCTTTGTACTTATCCTCAGTAATTCCGTTAATAGCTATGGCCGACTCCTCTATAGAAGCTCCTTCCCATGGCCGGACATATGATTTATAAGTATGTAAAACATTTAAATCACTGTCCGTAATAATAGAGCCTACCTGCAAAATGCAGTTCTTATCTGTGCTTAATCCACTAGTCTCCACATCAATTATGCAATATATTTCCATTTACTTAACCATATCCTTATTTTTGACTCTATCTCTAATTCTTCCATACTTTATAGACCTTAGCCCTCTTATTGTAGAACATTTAATTTCTTCTCCTATGTCTGTTATTCTTTCCTCATGCATCGTGGCCATAGTAAATTTCATATCCCTTACCCCTAAACAATTATTTGTAACTCTATCACACCACCAAATAAACTCCTCATCGGACATATTACTTTTCATAATGTTTATAGTTTTATGTACCCATTGGACATTACCTTCCACATACCCTTTTGAACTGTCTATTCTATCTAGAGAGGCATTTGGGGCATAAACAGTATCTCTAATCTTATAAAAATTGAAAAATAATAATGCATTAGAAAACACACATCTCCTATTTTGGGCTATAAATACTCTCCATAAATACTCAATACCTACACTAACATTAAGGCCCCTCTTTTTCGCTTGCATATTTAATCTATGAATAAAGTCTCCAGGAATATCTTCATAATCTTTATATGCTTTAACAATTTCACCCTTTTTATTTCTCCTGAGGCAGCCACAGGATATTTTTTTACCTCTTACTACCAAAGAGCCTATAGCAGAAATTTCTTTACCACAACTACACCTAAAATAATATACTCTATTCTTAGAATGCTTACTTCTACCTGCGTAATCTAAGACGGTTAATTCGTTATATACTGACCCATTAACTAGTAGAGTCCCTCTTTCAACCATATTTTATCCCTTTACCCTAAGTACACTATACCTTGTTTCTTTATAACACTCTGGAGGTATGTCTAGAGTATTGATTATTCCAGCTAAATAAAACTCCTTTAATTTTTCCATATTAATTGTTCTCTTAATATCCACCATATCCTCTAATTGCTGTTCAGTAACTTTAGAAGCTACCCATTCATAAAGCTTATCTTCTATAAATTCGAACCTACTAGCCTCGGAATAAGTCACTTCCTTTACATCAATTCCCATTCTCTTACAGCGACGCAATAATTTAGTCACATAGAACTTATGTTTTTCTTTAATCTTCTCAGCGGCTTTAATGGTTTTATCCGCATCTATATACTCTTGTAGTTTTGACATATTGGTCCTCCATATTAATATGTTATTCCCGTAAACTCCGTATTTACAAGTTTATAGTATAATTTTAATAATTAGGGAGGATTGTTATGGCTAAAGAGGGTATGGAATTTAATGGTATTTATCTCTCTCCTGGAGAAATAACATATATAATAGAACTATTAGCTGGGTTTAAAGATTATGAAGAAGTATGCGCTCTATTCTTTGAATTTACTGAAGGCGAAAAGAGGCTACCTAAGAAAGCTATACAACAGATACAACTTAAATTTTCAGATAAAATAAAGCGCCAAAATGAGCTATACCTTACCTATATAGAAGGTAACCCATTAGCACACCTAAAGGTTAGGCTAGATATTGCCTATAAAATACTAAAGGATTCCCTTAAGCTTAAGCCTGCTTTTACTATAAAGGTAGGAGATGGAGAATATGAAACAGTTATGAAGGCAGATAACGTAACCGCTCTACGTGCACTACAACTAGCTATGAATGATCTTAATAAGAGAGAAGAATTAGATATAGAGCAAAAGAAAAATGCCCCACTAGATCAAACTAATTCTTCTTGGGACGTAAATGACGGGCTATCTTCGGTGGGTTAGCATGGGAAGACCTTTTAAATTATGGCCTGATCCCCCTGAAGGAAAACCTTATGGCCCCACAGCTAAACAAAGACTTTTATTTATAGAGACACTTCCTGAAGAAGAGACTATAATAGATGGAATAAACATCCAGCGCCCACATAAACACCCAGTTGATATTCTCCTATTTATAGGAGGAGCCCGGTAGTGGTAAAAGCTGTGCGGGTGCTAGGAGAGCTATAAAATTTGCATTAGATAATCCTGGCTCTCTGATAGTACTAGGAGCCCAAAATTATCCTCTTCTAAAAAGAACCCAAGAAAATGAATGGAAAAATGTATTTACTAGTAAAGTTCCTTGGGATCATATTAAAACTGAAAACCCTTTAATTATAAAGAAAGTTACTCAAACAGATAAAAGGGTAATATTTGCTAATGGCTCTCAAGCTCTTTTCATCCACTTCTCCGAACCAGAAATTCTTAGAGGCTTAGATGCTGATTTAATAGTATTTGAGGAAGCTTGCTTACTTCCGGATAAGGCTTCTTTCGATGAGTTAACAAGAAGGTTATCTGGTCGCAAAGGACCAGTGAGACAATTAATATTGCTAACAAATCCAGATGCTACAGGAGGATGGATTTCTGAGGCATTTAAATTAAAGGCTAAACCAAAATCAGACGGAACATATCCACCCATTGCCCCTCCTTGTGATTGTCATATGTGCCAGGAATGTTTGATTCATAATAGGGGAGAGTACTATTATGAGGATGAGAATGAAGAGCTGTGTGTTAAGCCAGGTTCTAAATGTCCTAATTGTAATGAATTAAAACAAAATGATTGTCCTGGGAACCAAGTATACTATAGAGTCATTAAGACTGCCTCCTCAGACAACCCACATATTCCACAAGATTATGTAAGAACCATGCAAAAATCTATGGATAAGAGAAGTGCCCAAATCTTCGTTGAAGGTAGAACAGATGTAGAGATGAGGGAATCCTATGTTTATAGAGCATTTAATGAAGGTAATAACATATACGAGGAGCACAGAGAATTAGATTACACCAAACCTATTTATTGGGGAATGGACTTTAACTATGACCCACAATGTTCGGTGATTTGTCAGGAAATAGAGGAAGACGGAGAATTCCATGTAGGTGTATTAGATGAAATCATTTTATGGAACTCCTTACCAGAGCACGCCGCTCAAGAGTTTGTAAGAAGATATGAAAGATTTAAAGAGTTTAATAATAGAGTATTAATATATGGAGACCCAGCAGGACTTTATGGGACAGGAGATGGGTTAGTCCCAAGCTTTTATGATAAGATTCGAAAAGTCTTATTGGAGGCAGGATTTAATGTAGTGGTAATGATGAAGAAGCCACCTAAGGAAGATAAGGATAATCCTTTTAGAGAGAGAGTTAAGATACCTGTATCAGAAAGAATAGCAGCAGTAAATGCAATGTTATGCAATGCGGAAGACCCACCTAAAGTTAGACTTAAAATTAACCCTGATTGTGCTAACTTAATAAGAAGTTTGGCAGAACTCCAATATACAGAGGATGGTAAACATATAGATAAAATGGTAGATAAAAGAGCGGGAAGATCCTCTAATAAGGAAGCTGCTCATCTTATGACCCACCCCTCAGATGCCTTGGGCTACTATATTTATAAAAGATTCCCACAACTTAAAGGTAAAGAAGGAGTAGCTTTCTTCCAATTTCCAGGACAATCAACTATAGATTTTAGAAAAGGTAAAGTTAGTTTTAGGGAAGATGGGGATGTACCTGAGTGGGTAAAGGAAAAAAGAAAGGAAAAAAATGAGAGGAGAGAGGAAAGAAGAAAGAAAAGAGAAGCTAGGAGAAATTCCATAAAAAAATATTTAGATGGGTGGGACTTATGGGGAGGCTTTGGGTTCTAAACTTACTTAGTATAATTAAAAAGTATATAAGAATCAAAGATTAGGAGAGATTTAATAAATGTCACTTCCCACAGCAGAACAAAATGGAGTATTCACTCACGTTTACCCAGCAAGCGACCTAGCAGTAGCGGTTACTTATGCCCCCTCTGCTACCTCAACAGGTACCCCGCTATTTAGTACTGGTATGCCCGCTACGCTTATTTGTATAGTTAAGCTAGTTTCTGGAGCAGGTAGACTAGATGTACAAGTAGGATCAGAAGATTTCACTCCCACATTCTCAGGTGGGGATAATACCGCAGTTACTCTTTCCGGAACTTCCTACGCAATAGGAGTAGTTAATACCTCCTTCACTTTTGACGATTCTGACTCTAAGACTACAACCATTTCCGTCGATAAGAGATATGTTGCTGTTAAAGTAACAAACACTAGCGGCGCTAATACAATGGGAATTGCAGAATTCGCTATAATGGTTTGTTATGAACTAACACCAGGAGAAGATTGGTTCCAAGGTCTACGTGCCTCAGCTAATGCTGTTGCTAACAGAACAGTTGGTGATGGTGCAGGAACTGTATCCCTAGTTCCAGATTATGCGGATAACCCATACTTAAATCCAGATCTAAAACTCTAATAAGTTAAACCCAACCTCACATTTAAAGGCCACTCTAACGGGTGGTCTTTTTATTTAGGTGTATAAGACATTCCTGTAAACTCCTAAACACGGAGTTTTCCAAATTATTAGTATAATAAGATTAGTCATTTATGTGGATGGAACATGCTTAAAGAAATAAAGGCTCATTTTAACGCTTTTCTAAATCAGATAGGGTATATATCAGAAGAGGAGTTAGCACTATCTGCTGTATCCAAAGAAAAAAGGAGAAGAGCTAAAAATCTACAGAAGTACACCAGCTCTGTTAAGTCTAGAGCAGATATAAACAATTGGTTTGCGGCTAATAAAGAACTTGCCGGTATTTATAAAGAAGCCTATAAGAATGGGCTACCTAAAAGGACAAAAGATGCCATTTCTCTGGTTTCCATGTCAGATCTCTATGGTTACAAGCCCGGCATGTCTCGCATGTACAATCTTTTTGCCCAAAATCCCTTTGGTTTATTTGCGTTCATATCCAGACATCATCCAGCTATACGTGGATGTATACAAGTGATTATGGATGAAATAGCTAATGATGGTTATGTATTAATTTCGGAGAAGGGAACTTCTAGAAAAAGATTAAAAGAAGTATATAGGAGATTGAAGTCTACTAGAATTCCTGACATGAGACTTACCTTAGCTAAACACTTAAAAATTTATGGTAATGCTTGGATTTTACCACATAATAATATGCTTGGTGGGAAGAGCGATGTTATGCAGATACTCTCTCCCCCAAGAATACTTCCAGATATAGATCCTGTTACAGATAGAATTAGAGGTTGGTTATATAAGCCAGGTCCTGGAGTAGGTACTATTAATTTACCTGTGGATAAAGTATGGCATTTAAGACTTATGTCTATGGATGATTATAGACCTATTGGAGATCCTCCCTTAGGTCCAGCTATATTAGATATTGAAGCTGACATGGCAGCATCAGCCTTTAATAACCAGGTATTTCAGAAAGGTGGACTACTTGGTCTAATTGTTTCAATCAAAGTACCAGATACTATTGATCCTTTTGGTGATGAAGAGCTTGACTATACAGAGGAGCTACAGGAAAGAGTTAATACTGAGTTTTCGGGTGCTAAAGCTGGACAAAGTATGCTGGTCTCTCCTAATATTGATAATGTTTATAATGTTAACCCCGTAGGTAAGCTAGACTCTTCATTTAAGACTCTTCACTATGAAACAGCGAAAACTATTGCCTTATGTTTAGGAGTACCCCCTGAGAAAATTGCTGTGTCAAGATCTGACACCTTACAGTATATTCCCTCGCTTGTTGAAGACTCAGTAAATACATCATTTGATAAGTCTATGAATAATTTAATTAACTACATAGACGAATTTATTAATGAAAAAATACTAAAAGAAAGATTTGGTATTACGGACATATTAATCCAATCTGGTGGTAGATATGGGGCACTTACCACAAACGCTTGTGAGGCTATAAAAACCCTTGCTGATGCAGGACCTATAATTACAGTTAATGATGCTTTTGAACGTATCTTAGGTTGGGAGCCACTTCCAGCTGATAACCCAAGAGGTCAGTGGGTCTTGGATAATACTAAAGGAAGAATGGAAGGAGAGAAATCCACAGAAGTGCCTAGATATCCAGGCATTGTAGACCAACCAGAACAAAATATGGACCTAGGAAAATCCCTTGGTTCTGAGGAAATTACTAAAAAACCAGACATAAAGTGGTTTGGAAGGATAGAGAAAACATACCATTCAGATGATGAAACTATAGTACATAGAGCGGTTATTGGTAAATGGGGAATTAAGTTCTTTGAAGAGCCTGGAAGAAATAGCTGATAAAATTAAATAGCATAATATCTAGGAGCACTCATGGATAAAGATTTTATACGTTCTATAGAAAAGAAGGATTTAACTAAGGTTACTAAGACAGTAGTCCTTAATAAAGTGGCAGAAGAAAGGAAAAAAGAAGAGAAGAGGGAAGGTAAATAATGCCTAGACCAAGGTTCTCTGATAGAATAATCACCCCTAATTCAATAGAAATATTAGCTAATCAATCATATGATCTTTACATTGATTTAGTTGATAGCTTTTATCCTCAAATTATGATTAGACAAACATGGACTTCCACCGCAAGTGGAGGTAGTGGCATTGACTGCACACTATACTCCGGATTTGTAGTAAATGCAACCCCTTATGTTATAGCTGCTTCTCAGACTAATTCAAGTCTTTCCGCACCTGGAACAGTAGAATTTGCGGATAATGGTACCGCCATTTCTATGGTTGACCCTACATTAGGAAGTTCTAATCAAACTACAAGAACCAAACAGGATATAAATGCCGAACAAACTTCCAGGTTTCAAAAACTACATATAGTTAATAGTGATGCAATTAATACTGTAACAGTTTTCGTAGCGGGTGATTGGTGATGGAGACATTTGAAATAGCTAACAATGATAGTGTTTTAGGACTAGTAGATGAGGACGTAGTTGTATTGCCTCTAATGTCCACTATTGCTAATGGAAAACAAATCTATATTCAAGTAACCTCTGGAACTATTATTCTTAGAGCCTCAAATAGAGAGCAGATAAATTATAGTACTGAAGACATGTCGTTAAGTGCTGGAAATTATCTAGCAATATCAGATCCTGGTGATTCTTGGCATGTTATGGCTGGTATAGGCTTAACAGGATCTCCCTCACCATCCTCTGGATTCACCCCATTTGGTACTAATGTAGTTACAGCTGAGGATGATCTTCAACTTACTACAGATGATGGCATAGTTCTATGGGATGGATCATTTGATGGAGATATATACGTTCCAGACTTTCCAACATTAGGTACTCAAATATCTTTCCTGATTACAGGTGATCCTGGAACAAACATATTAAAAATAGGATCTAATACAGAGAGTGTCACAAGTAATGGATATATAAATCTAGGCCAATCTATATATCAAAGCGCAAAAGCAGTGACCATAGAGTATGTAGGTGGTGATGGTTTCTTTGCTAACTGGATTCAGACTGGCGGGGAAGATCTTACTGGTTTCACACATATACATGGTAGTTTAAGAATATCTCCTAGGTATAATTCAGCATTTAGTATTGGATTTGGGTTTTATCCGCCTACAGTCAATAGAGCTATAGTGTTTCCAGATGCTGATGCTAATCCAGTAATTTTTGGCTCTACCTCTCTATCTTCAGGACAGTCTGCATCCATACCAATTAACGATCTCACTACCGGAGCTATAATTCTTCTTTCTTATAAAGGCATTCCAGTCAATCCTGGATCTTTGTATTACGTAGCCAGCACAGGAAGTTTTGTTATCCATAGCACTTCAGGTAGTGATGCTAGTACCGTAGCATATGGTATAGCTTCTCTATAAAAGTAAAGGAGAATATAATGGCAGCCCCTAAACCAACACCTACAGTCACTTCAGTCTCTTGCCCAGATGGGACTATTAGTATTTCTCCTAATACAGGGGATGTAAATATTTCCTTATTTAATAAAGCTCAAGCAGGAACTTATAGTTTTCCATATCAGATATCTATAGATGCTAAAGGCAGTGTATTAGATATAAAAACCATGGATCAGATGGTTGAATCCGTAGGAACACTTGATGGATTAACTTCAACAGGTGGTAAAGATCCTGTACTTAGTCTTGTTCCTACAGGAGTTCTTCCTCCAGGAAAAACAGGTAGCACTATGACTATAGGAGCATTAGCTTCTATAGATTACAATCAATATGGCCAATTAACTGCTGTAAGGGCTGGAGCTGCAGTTTGTGGGGTAGTGCCTGTACACAATGGTATGAGCAGTCCTATTTACATTGGTGGTGGATTTGGTTCCCAATCTTTAGTTACATTAACCTATAAAGGAACTGTAACTAGCCCTAGCTTTCTGAGTTATGAGACCTTTGATAGAACAGATCAAATGGAGTCCCATTTCATTATTTACACAAGTGATCCCCAAACAATTGGTAATGTGTCTTGGGAGCTAATATATATTTAAAAGGATTATGAAAATGACAGTACCTAAATTTCCTAATAACCCAATAACGGTGGATGTAGAGTCTATTGGTAGTCAGTTAATATCCGGGCAAAATACTACGGTTAGGTATGATGCCCAAACTAAGAAAGTAGCTATTGATGTGCCTAATTCAGTACAGCCTGGAGGAGGTACAGTAATTACTGTAGATTCAAATACCGATCCTGCAATTGTTGGTCAGATGTATTGGTGTATGAATAGACAGGGAGTTAATGATAAACAAGTAACTATCTGGTTTCAAGGTTACTCAAATCCTAATATGTATGATATTAGATTTCCCTCATACTTTCAATACGGCTACTCAATTCAGCAGACTCAATGTCTTCCCGAATATGGAACATTAACCTTTCCAGGAAAGTCAACTCAAAACTTTTTGATTCCAGCTATTCCCATGACTCCTGCAGTAGGTGGGATAGGCTTTACTGGCTGTGTAGTATTAACAGGCATGTAAGCGCTAGTATAATTAAACTAGTCTATAAATAGAGGAAAATAAATGAGCTTTCGAATAAAAGTTAGTCCTGCTCAAATTAAAGCAGTTGAAACAACCTGTGAAGCTATTATATTTAGAGCTAATGGGGATATAGAAGATCTTGGTATTATAAGTAGAGGTTGGTGGCATAAAAGACTAGCTAAGTGGCTTGGTTTGGCTGAATGGCGTAAACTTCTGAAGAAGAAAGCTAAGAAATCTGGTATACAAAATGCTATGGCAGATGTTGTGACTTACGCAGGTTTTGCAATTGTTACTAACACTCTAGTAAACCTAACCCTAACCCCTAAATATATTGGATGGGGAACAGGTGCTGGTACCTCCGCTCAAGGAAATACTAGTCTATTTACTGAGGACTATACAACCACTAATGATGGAGTTCACAATATTAGAGTAACAGGAACCTTATCACAAGTTACCACTTCTCAGACAAATGATACTTTTCAAATAGTAGGAACCCTAACTGCTTATGGTTCACAAACTATAACTAATTGTGGAACATTTGATACTAATGGCCAAGCAGTTAATTTAGTGACTGCCCCTTCTGGTGGGAACTTATATATAAAGTCTGATTTTACTGGAATACCATTAGCTGCAAATGATGCTATACAATTTACCTTAAAAGTCAAATACTCGTAACCTTGACAATATTGAGATTAGTATAATTGAAAAGTATTATATTGGGGATGTGTAATGTTTTATACAGATATATTAGCTTACTTTCAAACTTATGCAGATAGAACAAAGAATTTTTCTTTATGTTTAGGAACTCCTCTACCTGACGGAACTCCAACTATCTATATTCATCCTGCGGATATAGATGGAGATACAGTTAATCTAGCTGTAGTACCAGGAACTCTTACTTTGTCTCTAGACCCACTAACACAAAATGATGACGGTACTTTTACAGTCAATACAATAGTAGTACCTTCCGGGGAGTAATTTATGGGCTTCCTAAGTATAGACGATATGATTAACCAGATCACTACTAATGGTCAATCACAAGATATAAACTGGCAAAAGACAAGTTCTAATGGTGCTACCTCTGCGGCTGGTAGATGGCATGAAATGCTTACTTGGACTGGAGTTCCAGCGGCTGTGACTTTCTCAGGAACAGCTGGAGTAGCAACTTCTCTTACTAGCTCTACTACCGGAGCTTTATCAAGCCTCCCGGAGGGTAACGTTTCTACTAAAACTAGACATTTACTTAATAGTATGTCTTGGACTGGTTCTTCCGTAGTAACTCCAGCCTCATTAATACTTTGTGACTTCTTACTATACTATCCAGCCTTAGTAGTGACAGGCACACCGACAGTACCTAATAATTCCGTTACCTTGCCAAGATACACGACTGGCGCTGGAGTTCAAGCTGCTGTGTTTGTTCAGACTGCTTTAGGTGCCGCAAGCCCAGCTTTGACTATGACATTTACTGCGGTAGATAGCGGAGGATCAACACATTCTGGTCAGACTGCGGTTATGACTTCTCCTGCTAACTCTGCTCCCATTTCTACAGCTTTACTCAATAATGGACAACCACAATTCCCTATTCCTTCCGGATATGTAGGTATACAAAGCATTCAGTCTTATACTATTGCGTCAGGAACTTCAGGAACAGTGGCAGCGGTTTTGTATAGACCTTTGATGCAAATTCCTTTATGTGCTCAATATCTGCCTTCTGAAAGGGATTGTCTTTATCAGCTTCTTAGTCTTCCCAGAATTTATGACGGGGCTTGTCTTGGTTGGATGGTAGGAATAGGAGGAGCTATGACAACATTACAGACTATCTCCGGTCGCACGCAATATTGCTGGGGTTGACCTGAATGAATATTTTATGTTATCATAATAAAATGGACTGTCAAGAAAAGATAAATTATGTTAAATATCTTATGGATAACTCTAGAGTTGATTTAGAGACAGGCTGTCTTAATTGGCTAAAAACTAAAAATCCAAAAGGGTATGGAGTATGCAAACATATAACTGGCATAAGGTCTATTAGATGTCACAGGGTAATGTATCAGCTTTGTTTTGGATACATTAGCGACGATATTCAAGTAAGGCATTCCTGTAATAATGCCTCTTGCCTTAATCCAGAACATCTGTCTTTGGGAACTAACCAAGACAATGTAAATGATAGGGCATTAGCTGGAGGGTATGCTAGAGGCGAATCCCACTGCAACTCCAAGTTTACAGAAGAACAAGTTAGAGAAATTAAAAGGCTTTGCAAATTCAGAGAAATGTCTCAGACCAAGATAGCTGCTAAGTTTGGCACAAAACTAGTCAATATAGAGAAAATTGCCCAAGGTAAGCTCTGGAAACACATAGAGGTGTAGAGCATGACTAACGGAATCTCAAGCATCGCAGAATTAAGAAACGCTATAGAAGCCGGTCAGATAGGTGAAATAAACTTCCAGACCGTAGCTACTACTAGAAATACTGTACAACCAGCTTGGATGGATTTATTTAGCTCGTCTGGAGTTAAAACTACTCCATTAGACCTAAGTGCCTCGGCTGGGGTAGCTACACAATTAACTTCTTCCACTACAGGAGCTTTACCACTTAATGAAGGTAATGTCTCACCTAAGAAAAGATATTTATTAGATGTTCAGGTAAATAACTCAGGAGCTACTACAGTCCCTCTTACTGGATACCTTTGTGACTTGCTTCTGTATTACAACATTTCACTTAACAGCGCAACAAGCTTAAACAATACAGCTACGCTTCCTAGATATACAGATGGAGTAGGAGTTCAGGCTATTGTTACACAAGCTGGAAATTCCTTAAGACCTTTTGAAAACCAGACTGGACCCACATCTCTTAGCATTACATATACAGACAGTGCTAATAATTCAACATCTTCGTCTTTATACTCTAATGCGATGATAGCTCCCACAACTACTACAGTGACAGTTCAAACGCTGCCTGCGGGAATAGCTATAACTCCAGATAATTCTAAAGTCTTGGTATGCAACAATACAACTGGATCTGTCTCTGTAATAACTGTTAGTAATAACTCTGTGACTAATATAACTGGTTTGAGCTTTCCGTGTGGCATAGCAGTAATGCCAGACGGAAGCCATGCTTATTTTGTAAATAGGGGAGGGAATCAAGTTAAGGCTATAGATTTAAGTAACAATACGATATCAGCCACAATATCTTCTGTAGGAACCAATCCAATAGGTATAGCAATAAATCCTGCTGGAACTCTTGTCTATGCAGTAGGAGGCTCCTCAAAGAATCTGTATGAAATAACAATATCCAGTAATACCATCACACATACAATAGACCTAACTAATGGCGGAGCTAATACTGTTGATGGTCCTTCAGCGGTTGCTGTAAATCCTGCTGGAACTTTTGCTTATGTCACAAATACAACTAATACAGACCAAGCCTACTACAAGGTAAATCTTAGCACCTATGCAGTGACTAGAGTAGCAGTGGCAAGCTTCAAAGAGAATTCTTTAGCTATAAATCCTGCCGGAACTAAAATGTATATTTCAGGTAGTGCTAACGGTACTATAAAAGTAATAGACTTAAGTACAGATACGGTAACTGCCACCATTAGTGTTGCTAATGCTTCTTCAGGGACACAAATTCAAGTTAACAGTCTTGCTATAAACTCAACGGGATCTTATATGTATGCCACCTCTGATAGTGGATTCTGTGTTATTGACTTGGCTACAAATACTGTTGTATCTACATATACCTACGCTACAACTTCAGTTAGCGGAGCCGGTAGTGTATGTATAGATTCAACTGGAACTTTTATATACTTTTCCAATGGAGGTTCTGGAGCTACAAATGTTGTATACGCAGCTGCAAGTAATCCAAATGAGTTGTTTACTGCTCAAACTGGAACAGATGCTTATGGAAGTGCTGCTTCTACGGGATCTGGAGGACCTTTCCTTCCCATGGGATCTTCCGGGCAGGGAATTAAACACATAGACTCATATACTATAACTAACTCCCAATCAGCAAATGCAACTGCAATCCTAGTTAAACCACTCATGGCTTTTAGTGTAGCTAATTTTAATACACCTTCTGAAAAAGACATGTTCTTTCAGTATCTGTCAGCACCTCAAATACAAGACGGAGCTTGTTTAGGATTAATAGTAGGTGGAGTTAGTAATGTCGGACAAGTTTACAATGTCCGAATAAGGTATGTGTGGGTGTAATGCCAGGATGGTCTACAGTTGCTGATATGGTTTCTGAGCTTGAAATAACAGGAAAGCTTGGAGAAATTAACTTTCACAGAGTTACTGCTTTTAATACCGCCTCACAGGTCGGATACGCAATAGAGTTACTTCAGGGGACAGGACAACCAACAGGAGTGACTTTCTCAGGTACTGCGGGTGTCGCTACTTCTATGACTAACTCTACAACAGGAGCCTTACCGATAAATGGAAATGTGTCTACAGACAATAGATTTCTTATTGACTTCCAAATGACTACTCCTAGTACAGGTACTCCTTTTGTTGCCTATCTGTGTGACTTCTTAATCTACTACCCCAATCTCAATATTAATGCGACTCCAACAACACTGGATAACACTGTCACTTTACCTAGATACACTAACGGAATTGGAGTTCAAGCTATTGTTACAGTAACAACAACTTTAGCAACTACTACTCCAACTCTTACCTTTACCTATACCGATTCAGCTAATAACTCTACAACCGGAGCTATAACGGCAGTAGCAACTGCTAATGCTAATCGTCCTTCCACACTATGGACAGTCAACCAAGGAGGCACTGGAGCGAATTTAGGCCCTTTCATACCTATGGGATCTACGGGTCAAGGAATTAAACATCTAGACTCATATACAATTGCCAGCGGAACCTCTACAGGAGCCGTAACCGCACTTTTAGTCAAACCTCTCATGGCTATTCCAGTTACAACGACCGGAGTAGCTCAAGAAAAGGATATGGTATTCCAGTTCCCGTCCTTTCCTAAAATAGTAGATGGCGCTTGCTTAGGTATTATACTAGTAAGCTCCGGCGGGTCATTTAATACTAATGACATTTTCAAAGGCAGAATAAGGTATGGGTGGGGCTAATGACTCTTAATCTTAGTGGGGTTAGATCCCTATCAATAGGCACTAGATTTTCAGGATCTACAGGAGTCAGAAACGCCACTGTAGGAAATATAGCAGTTGAGCCTTCTACAGATGCATCCGCTTATGGCTTTACCTATCCGGGAGGGTTCTCTATACCTAGCCAGCTAGACAGGAATAGTACAGCCCATTTCTATACATATACAAATCCTATATCAACTACTAATACTCCTTTATGGATACTACCCCCAACTAAAGGTACTTTGACACAACCTGCTGCAAAATCGTATACTGACAATAATACATATACAAAGACGTCTACTATAAAACTCATAAAAAACTATGTAGAGTCTGACACTTACCTCAAATCTAACATTATTAAACCAACTAAAACCTATACGGAAAACCAAACATTCTTTCGTCTCAGGTTAATAGAATTAATCAAGAGCTATAATGAGAATCAAGCTCTTCTTAAGTCCTTTCTATACTCAATCAATAAGACATATATTGAAATCCAAAACTACACTAAACAAAGTTTTATTTCTGCTATCAAAAACTATACTATCACTCAAACACTAGTTAAAACTATAATTGTAGAGTTTCAGAAGATATATGTAGAGACTCAAAGTTATACAAAACAGTATTTAGTGGAGCTAAATAAGCTGTACACTGAGTCGTCACTCTACCTCTTTAGTAAGGTTGTTATACCTTTTGCCATTCTCGTCACGCTTCTCTATAACAATACCCAAGCATTTATTAGAGCCTCACTAGTGAAGACAACTAAAAATTTTGTTGATTCTCAAACCTATAGTCTTAATAACATAAAAAATAAGCTTTTATCTTATGTCCAAAGCCATAACTTTAGTAAACAAACTTTTCTTAGCTTGCTAAAATCTTATACTCACTACCAAAATTTTATTGTTACTAAAATACTCTCTTTTATAAAGAGCTACATTCATAATCAAGCTTCTAACATTAGCAAATTGGCACCCAAACTTTTCAACTACTCTCAGAATAGTATTTATATTAAGAGTATATTTGGGTTTATCCTAAAATCGTATAATACTACTCAAGTTTTTTCTAAAAATTTTATAGTTTATATTACAAAAAGTAATATAGCTGTTCAAAGATTGAAAACACAGTTAATAGTTCCTGTTGGAAGTTTTATAGAAGGAATAATTGTCCCTTCAATACTAAAACTAAGAAGTATAATTAAACATGAAGTGAATAGACTATCACAATCCAGTTCAATTAGGACGGCTATAAGCAAGATCTCAAGGGCTATAAAAAGTATAGGAAAGAAAAGATAAATGTCTACTATTTTAGGACCAAAAGATCCAAGCTCTATTGAATACTTTAGATTTGACTACACTAAGGATAATAGATTTTCATCTGGAGAAACTATAGTGTCTGCAGAAATAGTTATTACTGTGTCTCGGAGGAAGGGATTATAATCCAGAAGCTATGCTATCTGGTCCGGTTATAATATCCGGACTAACCGTTTCACAGCTAGTAACTGGTGGGATAGTCGGCGTAACCTATGATATTAAGTGCTTAGCTACTACAAGTACAGGTCAAACTCTGGACAACTGTGCGATGGTTACAGTAGAAAACTGCTAGTTTAGGATTATTAGTACAATTAATACTAGGTTTATTATCTTTAGGAGATAAAGTATTAATTATGTCAGATGAACATAAAGATGATGTATTTGAAGAAGTCTTAGGAGAGGAATGGAATAAGTCCCCAGAAGATAGTAAAGAAAAGTCTATATCTAACTTAGCAGAGTTAGAAAATGCTGAAGAAGAGCATGTAATGGACCCTACAGATAATAGCGAGAAAGAGGACATGCAGGAGCAGAGTACTGAGCTTACTGATCCTACCATGGAAGGTATGCAAACATTTGATGATGTACAATCCGCTGAAAACCCTTCTGCTATAAACCTTTCCCCCAAGCCACTTTCTGGCAAATCCCTAAAAGACAGAGTAGAAGAAAAGGGATTAAATGTATTTTTATCTGAAGATAATAAGACCCTTAGATGTAAGAGTGTAATGGGCTTTTCTAATATAGGTAAAAGGACAATAGAGGACTATAAACCCTCTCAAGAAGATCTAGATATTATAAACAAGAACCACTCTAATATGGAAGTTGGAAGGGACGATATATTGTGCTTTACCCTCCGTTCTGCAGATATTGCTGTGGATAGGAGTTATGAGCACTTTACTGATGGTGCCCTTACTAGGATGGCACAAATGAGTGTGGGCAAATCTTTTCTTATAGACCATAAATGGGAAACTCCTTCCCATGTGGGTAAAATTTATGCTGCTAAAGCAGTTGATGGCAAACTTTTACAGAAAGTGTACATAGCTAATGAGGATTTTAATAGACAGATTATTAAGAACATTTTGCTAGGTATCTATAATAAAGTATCCGTAGGATTTGGTGTTGACCTTAACGCGATGGTATGTGATTCTTGTGGAAGTAAATCATACTATGACGAATCCTGTCCTCATATGGTAGGAAATCAAGATGAGAAGGGATATGGAACTACTATTACTATTAAGGATATCTCCGATTATTATGAGGTATCTTTAGTACCAGTACCTGCACAAAGAGATGCTGGAATTACTAGAGGATTCTCTAAATCTGCTGAACAGTTGGATAGTTCTACACAAGAATTAATCAAGGCAACAGCATCAGCACAAAGACCGGAAACCCTAGAAAATCCTGAACTTCTATTAAAAGATCTCAAAGAAGTAATGGAGACTAATCGTACTGAAGAAATAATTAATTCTTCTGCTACAATTAGTAATGGTAAGTCTGTTTTAGGAGATGTGGCAGTGCCAAACGAAGAAGACAAGAGTAAAGAACTTAGTGATGTTCCAGCAGTGGATGCTAAGCCAGCTCATTGTGATACTTCTGCAGAAAATAAAGAAGATGCAGTACAAGTTCCCGGAGTAGATGAAAAAGGCTGCATGGGAATGGACAATGATGATGACGAAGAGGACAATGAAAGCGCTAAGAAAGAAGCTGCTCAAAAGCTAGCTAAAGCACTTAAAAAGTTAACTAAGCAAGCTAAGAAACAAAGACAAGAACAGAAGTCTAGCTATGAAAGTCAAGATGCTAAATCCAAAGCTTTAGCAGATCAGATTAAATCTGTATCTGATAGACTAGATATTCTTTGTCAAATAATTGAGGCTGCTATGAATACGTCAGCCGATGTGCTCACACAAGAAAAGGCTATGTATTCCCATGGAGATGTCAGGAAAGCTAAATCAGCTACAGAAGTGTATACAGAGCTAACGAACCTATTTATTTCAGGAGGAAACTAATTACAATGGAACTTTTAACAGACATGTTTAGCAGGCTAAAGCAAGCCAACGGCTCTAATAAGGCCGGAAATGCTGAGTCTGGTCTCCGGAGTAGTTACTTTAGGTGATGCTCTAGAGTACTCAGTACTTGATGGCGGATCAAGATTAAAAGTAGCTAATCAGGTTATCGACCCAATTATAACTAAGTTGGTAAGGACGCCAGATATTGCAACACTACGTATGGCAACTATTTCGGATAGAGTTGCAGTTCTTCGCAACACCCAAACACCATTCCTTAACTTCCTTGAATCACAACCAGGTGGAGTTGGCCAAGCCAATGACTACCAGTACAGATTTGATGAATGGAATATTGGTGCCGATGTTGCAGAACCATGGAATATTGAAGATGATCTTCCAGGTGAAGCTCTCTCAATGAGACCAAGTAGAAATAACACTCTTACCTGTATTGGTAATAAGATTGCTGTTTCTCTCATGGTCCAAGAAATGGCTAATTCTCAACGCAATATTGATGTACTAGCAAGAGAAATTGATCTAGAAATCACAAGAATTAGACGTAAGATGAATGCCATGCTTCTCGCTAACACCGAAGTCAAGATTGAGCAAGCTGGTTCTATCCCTCAGTTAGGTGGTATGGTTACAAGATCTACTGCTTACACTGTAGGCGCAGGTGGATCAGATCTTACAAGAACCCTATTACAACAGCAAATTGATGCGATCGCCAATAACGGAGATCCTCAAGGTCTTGGTTATAATATCCCTCTAATTGCATTCACCAATGCACGTCAGCTACAAGTTCTTCGTGACATTATAATTTCAGAATATAATGGCATCGATCCTATGAGCCGTGTCGCATTTGAACAAGAACTCAAGGGTAGATTGGCTGATTTCAGAGTACCAGTTCAAATGGTATTTGAACCAATGCCAGGTCCAGTAGTTCCTTTCGTGTTAGACTCACAACTACCTTCAGGTACCACAATGCTATTGGATGCTAACCAACCAAGATTGGTTAAGATGAATCTAGGTGGTCAACCTGGTCCTTATGTACTACAAAGACCAACTGAAAAATTGCAATCACTTAATGTTATCTTCGATCTATTTACTTTAGAAGATCCATTGGTAGTTTCAAGAGCCCTAATAACTGGTCACGCATAATAAGCAGAACCTCAGAAACTTTTAGACCGTCCCATAAAGACGGTCTTTTTGTTTTATATTAAACTTGTATAAACAATAGCCTACTTAAGTAGGCTCTATGTAATAATAACTTCATTACTAGTAATATGGAGTACGAAAAATGAAACAACTGATTTTGGCACTAGGGCTCGTGGCAGTGAGTAGTACAGCAGCTATGGCTGATGTATCCATGGGTGTTGCTGTTGAGGCTGATGGTAATGGAGCAGGAGTTGCCACACAAGGCGGCTTTAGTTTTGCTGGTGTGACTGTGGATAACAACACATCAGTTAAAGTCTCTCCATCAGGAGCTATTAAGTCTGCTGTTGGTTTAGTTAAGAAGGGTGTTAAGGCTACTAAAAAGGTAGTCGGAACAGCAGCTTCTCTACTGAACTAATAAAATATAAAAACCCCTCGTAAACTCCTATTTGCAATGTTTATGCTATAATTAAGGTATAAATTATGTTTATAGGAGTTTATTAATGGCTAAGGTTCAATATTATATTATCGTTACTGTACATACTAATTTTGTGCAGTTGGCTATGGAAGGTAATGCAGAGTATGCAGAGCTCCTTCAGCTACAGAAAGAAGGAAAGCTCGTCTCTGGAGATGCAAGAGTAGTACCAAGAGCTATATTCAAACAAACTCCTAACATGTTGGTAGAAGATTATTTTGATGAAGTGACTGGAATTACCGTAAAAAGATTTAGGGATGACGTAGTAGCGGCTAGGGGCGACGGTTTAGGCAGAATTTGGGTAGAAAAAGGTAGAGAGGATGTAGCTAGAAAGGTTCTACAAACATTGCGTGTTATTGATCCATCAGCACACTTAGATCCAGAAGGATTAATTCTCCCTGAAGAAATGACAGAAGAGCAGAAGAGAAGAGCTGCCGGTGGAAGACCAAGAGGTTCCCGCTAAAACTAAATAGCAGTTAACAATTATAGCCCAGCCTTAAATGGTTGGGCTAATGCTTTTAAGTATAATTTATATAGTAAAGCATAGGTATAATAAATGGCTTCTGAATATCAGTATATTTCCGTAGTAACACCTCCTACTGCTGCTGGAACAGTAGCAATAACCGTAGACACTAATTTAATTTCTACAAGTAGTTCTTTCCAAGGGAACCCCACTCTTTCAGGTCTTCCTGAAAGTCTTAATCCACCAGCTTCGGCTTCCTTTGTCTTAAATGTTTCTTCCGTTACAGGCACAGAAACAGAAAATCAATTCTCATATAAAATATATACCCAATTGGGAACTCTACTACAACAACTAGGTTTAGGATATACAGGTACTTTAGCTTATGCAGAAGAGCAATACCCAGCAACCTTCCAAACCACCAATTCTGACCATGTCACATGTGTTTGGTCTCAATGTTTATTTACGATTGGCGTAAGTGGAAATACTACAGGAGCAGAAATTGTAATAAATAAGGCCCCATGTTTGGTCACTCTTGAAGACGCTAAAAATATAGGACCAGAAATAAGTTTTGACTTTACTAGTGACTTTGGGGTAGCTCTTACAGACTCACAAATCATCACTAGCCTAGTAAGGGCCTCTTCTATGCTAACTAATAGGCTTAGAAATAATATAGTAGTTTCTACTTATGTGAAGGAATTAAGAGGACAGGATACAGATGCCGTTAAACTAACTCCTTATCCGGTCTTAGATTTTGACCAACCTAGAATTAGACGTAAAAATATAACTGATGTTTACAACCTTCCTCAGTGGGGTAAATTTGCATACGGGATTATAGGTAATAAGAAACAAACACTCAAGTTTAGATTTAGTGAAGTCCATATAGATCATAGAGAACCTTTCTCTATCCAAAATCTATGTTATTTATCCTTTATCTCTGGATATTCCCATATTCCTGATGAAATAAAAACAGCAGTAGTAGAAGTAGTAAGACTAAAAATGTTCTATCGTGACGGACTCCACTCTATGAAGGGAGGTTCTAATCAATATGTTTGGGAACCTAAAGATACCAGATTAGAAAGAATATTGGTACCTATCCTTAACTATAAGATGAGGCCATTTTAATGGGTATTGATGGTCTATTTAGGCGTATGAGTAAATTTATGGGCGGATATGCCGGAGTGGATTTTGATATCTACAGGCCCAATTATAATCAGATAGACAATACCCCTGTTTTAGTATACCCAAGTCAAAAGTACTTAATGAATCCTGCTAGCCCAATGTATTCTGAGCCTAAATATAGGGATGTGGAGTGGTATGATATTGCGGGGGATAGAAACATAGTACTTCCTGGGGACTTATTTATAAAATCTGTACCTGATGGAGGAATGACCCCCATAGTAACTATGGGTACTGTCATGGACAATAAGAATTTCACCGGATATAGGACTAATAGGACTTGTGACATATTAAATAGCACAAATGATATAATATATCAAAATGTTTATTTTGAATTTATAGATATAGGATATCCAGGAAGTTCAATTAATAAAAACCTGGAAAACTCTCTTAGAATCCCAAATAATAGATTAGTTATATTCAATAGAGATGGGATATTTAGATATAGAACACAGATAGTTGAAACAGATAGTACCCAAAGCATCTCCAAAGACGGAGGTACTCCTATTCAATTTCAACGTAAGTGGATGGTAGAGGAAATAGACCATACAGGAAACTTTATGGTTCTAACAGTAAGAAATGCTTTAGAGCAATAAGGATACCTAATGACAATTGCAATAGCTTTACAACAATACCTTGCCTTGGATGTAGTCGACGGAGATGCAACTATTGTCTCTTCCAGAAACCCTTCTATCTGGCCCTCCTCCTCATATGTCCCAGAGTATGCCTATAAAAGTTTAGGAACTCTGTGGATGGGTAGATCAGTTAGCTCTACCCAGTTCATCCAAAGAATAAATTACCAATTTGGAGAATCAAACATGGCTGCTGAGGGAGAAATTTCCTTACTAACTAAACCTATAGAGAGTACAAGAATTCCGGAACCATTTAATAGTAACACAGTAGGAGCAGAAACTACTGTGCTGGATATTGTATTAAGACAACCGGAAGGTGAAATGTCGGTAGCTAGAATGATCAACGTAGAGCTGAGAATAAGGTATTTATTAGATCATTTATGGAGAGGATATAGACGCGGCGGAGGTATCCCTCCTGTCTCACCTAATATTCCTGTGGTGGGAGATACTTCCATATCCCAAACCTATCCTGTACTCTGTCAATGGATGAATTATTTAACTGAGCCTACAGCTACTGAAACTGCAGTGAGATACGTAGTAGCATACACTAGAAACGTACCACGCTAAATATGTTTCCAAGTCTCTCTATATTTAATACTGGAAATTGTATATCTTGATACATTGTATTCTCTAGCTAGTTTAGTAATAGCACACTTTAGGTCTTTGTTTTCTAGTTTTTGTCTGATTTCCAATACTTGCTGTTCTGTCAAGACGTGAAAATGAACACTTTCCCCCTTATTCTGTCTACTTTTCTCAATCTTATCTTCCATATTATTTTCATGAGTACCAAGAAAGAGATGAGAAGGCTTCACACATGCTCTGTTGTCACAATGATGACAAACAAATAAACCCCCTTCAATTTCTCCAAAAGCCAACTCATAAGAAAACCTATGTGCTGGGTACCTTATTCCATCCATGACAAAGACACCATAACCTTTATCTAAACACTTAGACCATTCCCAGCAGTCGGGATAAAGGTGATTACCACCCAGTCCTACAGACTTGTTTACGTTTTCCCAGAAGTCCTCTACCGTATTATTATGGGCTTGTTTTAAGTTATACTTCCTTAAATCACTAACCTCATTATTACTCCTAGTAAAAGAAATAGAACAGGATCTACTACAGAAACATCTGTACCTTCCATTTTTATTGTTCCTAGTAATTTGTCTAGTCTTTTTCATGAAAACTTTACCACATCCGCAACACTTAACCTCTGACATACTTTCCATACCTCCTATATTTATAAAATAAGTGTACCACAAAAATATATGAGTACTCATATATTTATGGTTAATTAATATACTTATTTTTGATGTATAATTATAGTAATACACAGAACATCAGGAGAGCTTAGAAGCATGTCAACCCAGACGATAAGAATTGGAGTTCCTCAGATATTTTTGAGTTATAACTCAAGCGTAGCGGTACCCTCCCTATCTACTCTAGTTTTCGGTGTGTCCTCAATTACACCTACCGATTCATTACTTAACGACATTAATCAGCCTTTGTCTACATCAGATACTTATAAGGTTATGATAGGTTTGGTTGGTCGTGATGCTACAAATGGAGGCTATACTGTTTCTTACTGTAGCCCAGAAAGCTCAAGCCAAACAATCACTTCTAATGGGCAAGGACTCTATATTAGAGTAGCAAATGCTGCATGGCCAGCTAACTTTGATACTGCTGTATGTGCAGTAATCTTCTTGAAGATTAATTCAGCCCAATACCAGCTCGCAGAGTTTGCTTATATTGATCCTACAGGTGACTTTAACCATACTATTATGGTTAAACCACTAAGAGTTGCTCCTAGATTTCAAACTGCTCTTCTACAGTCTACTACATCAGATCAGATATTGGGAAATAGAACTCCCTTAGGTATATCTCTTGCAGAAATTACACCTACTACTGGTGAATTTAACTTCCGTAGACCAGTAACTAATGTCACAGTATCTCCAAATAACGCTCCTGACTTCCAGGTAGCCACAAGTCGTGCATCAGGCATCTCATTCCAAGCACTACTTAACGATATTAAGACTTTCGTTTCAGCGGCTGCTGGTATTTATGTAACCTATACTGATTACCTTGGTGGAACCGTCCAAGAAGCACAGCTATCCCTCCAAACCGCTCAAGCTATCTTGAGAGAAAATAGGGCAGTACAAGTATTCTTACCTCCAGACCATAATGGTAACCAGGAAGTAAGATTGCTAGTTGGACTATTAACATTCAACCAGCAAGAGCTTAATGAAGCTTGGTCTAAAAATGCAACTACCCCAGTAAACTTTGTATTTGACGCAGCCTCACTAGATAGATTAATTCCTAATACACACACTGAAATTCAATACATTCTCAATGGAGCATAAAATAATAGTTAATATTTACATATAAACGTATTCATATGATTAAATAGTATTGTGTAGTGACCTCCTGTAATAAGCCCCTGATGTAAAAGTTGGGGGCTTATGATATAATAGAGGTAATTCGGCTTCGGAGACCATATAACCCTAAGGACTAAATCCTTTAGGGTTATTTCTTTATTAACTTTGACTATCTTTTATATAAATACGATAAACTATTAAAAGGGTTATAGGAGAAACATATGCCACTTACTTTTTCGGAATATCAACTTAAGGCTGAACAGACAGCCATTTATCCAGACAATGTACGTATAACTTATCCAGCAATGGGGTTGGGTGGGGAAGCTGGAGAAGTCCTTAATAAAGTAAAAAAGATATTTAGAGATGATAATGGCTTTGTTACAGACGAAAAAAGAAAGGAAATAAAGAAGGAGATAGGTGGTGTACTTTGGTATTTAGCCGCGCTAGCTAAGGATTTGAATATCGAACTAGAAGATGCAGCCCAAGAAAATTTAGATATTCTAGCTTCACGAGCTCAAAGAGGCGTACTAAAAGGATCAGGAGATAATAGATGAAATTAGGTAAGTTACAAGATAAAGCAGCTAAATTAGCAGATTATCCTAGAGGGCAAGTAAAAGGTCTTATGCCAGCACTTTGGTGCGCTGAAGAAGGTGTAGAAGTAATGAGATGTTTTAGGGTAGCCTTTAATAAGGAAGAGCCCCTAGATGAAGAGCATCTAAAAGAAGAAATAGGTGATAATCTCATAGCACTCGTACACCTATGTAACGAGATGGGATACTCCATGGATGAAATTGCCCAAGACGCTTTGGGGAAACAGAAGACTAGACAAGAGGAAAGAGAAGAAGAGAATGAATAGTAAGTCTCTACTCATAATGCTAAGTTTAATATTTATTTCTCCGTGCCATGCTGGTAATATAGTAGAGTATAGGAAGCAGTTAGCCAAGTCATCTAGATTAATTAAACTAGAGCTAGAAAAAATAAATAGGGAAATAGGTAGGTTAGATAGTAATTCAAGAGCACAGTTAACTAGTACCTACATAGGAGACGAGTCCATGACAGAAATGGATATACTTATATTAGGTAATGATATGGTTTCTTCAGGTGTAGAAAAATATGACTATTATTTCAGTCACCTAGGTAAGAGAATGAGAAAGGACGCCGTAGGGGGACAGTATAAATAATGATCCACAAAGAGTTATTAAAACAATTAGGACTGCATAAGGATGCTAGTGTATCTGACTGGATAAGAATTAAGAGAAATAGACTTTTCAGGTTCGTTAATACTCTGGTTGGAACTATAACTAAAAGAGAAACATATACATGTAACCATACTACTAATTTACCAGGACAAAAGCTTCTTGATGAAGCTACAATGGTAAGTAGTAATGATTTGGCAAACTCCGCCCACGTAAATTCTGGAACTACTCATGATTATGTGGCGACTATTCTTAATAGGGATTCAGTAGATAATAAAGGGATGACCCTTACATCCTCAGTAAATTATGATGTTAACTATAATAATGCTTTCTGGAATGGAAGTCAAATGGTTTATGGGGATGGAGATGGTAAGTTCTTCTCAGGCTTCTCCAAGGATCTATCTGTAATAGCCCACGAATTCTCACATGGGATAACTCAAACTACTTGCGGATTATGGTACTATGGACAAAGCGGAGCCCTTAATGAGGCATTTAGTGATATTTCTGGAATTGCTTGTAGACATTGGTATGAACAAGATAAGGACCCAAAGACCGCAAACTGGCTTATAGGAGATAAATGCCTAGGAACTAGTTTCCCTGGTAAAGCTATTAGAAGTTTTAAGGATGAAAAAGCTTATGATGGGGATAATCAACCTAAGAACTTCAAGAAGCTACTAGTAGGAACCCAAGATAATGGTAATGTACATGGTAACTCCGGACCTAAGAATCACTGTTTTTATGTTTTATGCCTAAAGCTCAATGAACCCTCATACGGAAAGCCTATACAGATTGTGTGGGAAGGACATAAGACTCTCAAACCATGGTCTAACTTTAAAGCCGCAGCTAAGGCAGAGTATAAAGCAGCCCTTAAACTATATGGTCAAGAAGTAGCCACTGTGGTTAAAGAAGCATACCATGAATGTGGACTTGACTTTTAGTTGAAGTGTGGTAGTATATAATATATATACAGCGGAGTAGAGAAGTCTGGTCGTTCTCGCAAGTCTCATAAGCTTGAGATCGTTGGTTCAAATCCAACCTCTCGCAACCACTTAGGAGTGAATAATGGCATGTAATCATGGGTCGCACTTAATATGTCCTTTATGTCCTGATTACGTCCCAGTTATTCAACCAGTTAAAGAATTTAACTCTACTTCAGGAGTTTTTGAAGAACCCACGTGGGCTAAGCCTTGTAATTCAATAAATTGCTGCTTAACTAATGACATGGTGGATAAGATAGCGGATAGAGTTATAGAGAAGCTTAGGATGGAAATAAAGAATATGTTTACGTAGATTACTAATAAGAGCCCTCCATGATATAGTGAACTTAGAATAATTATTCACTCATTTATATGGAGATCTCTTAATGAAGGTACTAAATAAACAAATTACAAGTAGTTTTCTTGTTGTCCCAGAAAACTATAGGGAAGTTAAAAAGCAGTGGGCAGAAAAAATGGAAAGTAATGAGTGTATGGATGGGGAAGTACACTTACTTTACTTGACTCTCATGGGTAAAGATTGGACTAAGTCATTTGTCCAAGGAAATAGTATAGATTTTGAAAATGGGGGTCTTTATGGGTCTGGGCCTTACATGTCCCTTAAGAACCTAATACTGAGCCTTAAGATTGACCCTAGTAGGATATTATCTAAAGTTGCAGATATAAGTCTATTTGCTGATGATGCCCATAAAAAACTTTTGGAAACACTTCCGGACTTAGAGTGCTTAGAATCCGCCATACAAAATAAAGCCTCGTTTCCCGAGTATTTTCACAGATATAACTCATATAACAAGTATATGTTGAATAAGGAAAGTGCTAAGGAAGGTTTATTACAGACTATATTTAATATGTTTTCCAGGATGTTTAATCATGAATAAGTACTCATATGTATTTGTAAGAAAAGATATATCTGTACCGGATCAGATGGTCCAAGTTGGGCATGTTTGTATGGAGGCTGGCAAGAAATTTAGGCAACCAAAAGGGACGCACCTAATACTGTTAGAGGTTGAGGATAGTGTAGGCCTGGGGATAGTTGTAATGTTATGTGGAATGATGAGGATAAGGTATTTTCTATTTTATGAGCCGGATGAAGATATGAAGTACACTGCCTTATGTACAGAGCCCGTTTCTAAATCACAAAAGGATGTATTTAAAAGTTTTAAATTATGGAGGAATAATGGCTAAATATAAGGTGTATATAACGCCCCATAAAACACAATTAGGACAAGAAGCCATAAGATCTTTAGAGTACTCCAAACACTTTGAATTAGTTTTGGATGATTGTTATAATACTGTTTTTGACAAGGGCTACGCTCGGGAAGTAGAAAATAGATCACATAACTGTGATTTAATCTTAGCCACTCATGATGAGACACTATATAAGCTTAGGTATAACCCTAAGCTTATAGGTCCATCTATTGACACTATAGAGGCTTGTAGATTCAAAAATACTACTTATGATAGATTAGAACATACAGGCATGATGCCAAAACAATTCTATAATGGATATCCCCATCCTACATCTGAAGATTATCCGCTATTCATTAAGCCGGTTAATGGTCAAGGGACAAGAGGAAACTATTGTGTCGTTAATAAAGGAGATATGCTGCCTAAATATATAGATGAGTTCTTAATCACTGAATTTCTACCTGGAGTGGAGTACACGGCTGATTGTTTTACAGACAGGCATGGAAAACTACAATTTAAAGCGGTTAGAGAAAGAGCTAAGATAACTAATGGAGTAGCTCATCATACCAAGCTAGCAAATAATGGCTGGAAATTAGACGAAGACCTCAGAACAATTTCTAAGATACTTAATATGAGGGGTGCATGGTTTGCCCAATTTAAAATAGATAAAAATGGTAAGCATAAGCTTATGGAGTGTGCTACTAGGTTTGCTGGTAGTTCTGGATTACATAGGTATAACAATGTGAACTTAGTGGAATTATCCTTATGGGATAAGCTTGAAAAGGATCAAATTATTTATCCCCAAAAGTTTTGTACAGAGGTAATAAAAACGCCTGGAAAACTAGAGATAAAGTATGTGAACAACCCATTCCCAAAAACTATTTATGTTGACTTGGATGACACCCTGATATTCGACGGACAAATAGATGAGCAACAGGGTAGGAAAGTTGGTGGGCGCTTAAATTTAAGTCTTTGGTCTAAACTATGGAGAAAGAAGATAGAAGGATTCCGTATTATACTTCTTACTAAAAACAATAACCCATATAAAACTTTATTGGAAGTAGCTGGCAAGTCCTATAGCCTAGTAATGTCTGTACTGGACGAAATTATCTCAGTAGGACTAGACGAATCCAAAGACAGCTATATATGGAACCAGTGTATATTTATAGATGATTCCCATAACCAAAGATTGGGTGTATTAACTATGGAAGATTGTGATAATATTGTTCTATCCCCTAGGGATGCGGAGGATGTACTATGAACAATCCCTTAGTTTCTATATTAAGCTTAAGCTATAACCATGAGAAGTATTTGCCTGACTTCTTTGAGTCTATTCTAAATCAAACCTATAGACCTATTGAATTAGTACTTTGTAATGATTGTAGTCCGGATAATTCAGAACCTATAATTCAGAATTATCTACCAAAACTAACAAAGAACAATATTTCCTATATCTACCTAGTGCCAGGAGGTAATCAAGGATTCTTTAAAAGTTTCGATATGGTGAGAGAAGCAACATCAGGTGAATATATTGCTACACTGGAAACAGATGACTATTACCTACCTACGAAAATTGAAGAGTCTGTAAAGTTTTTACAAAATAACCCACAGTTTGGGGCTATGGCAACTGATATTAACAGTTTATGGGAAGATGGAAGATATGAGGAGTATAGCTGGAGGAGGATGGGAATAAACCAAAACGGTAATGAAATACCCTATCCGTACCTTCTCCAAGATAATAGAATTTATACCTGTACAGCAGTTTATAAGACGAGTATATTTAACAAGTCACCATTAGATTCAGAATGGGAAAAGAGTGGATACAAGATGGGGGACTATCCAAGAGCCTTATGGATAGGAAGAAGACATAAAATAGGTTATTTGGATAAAAATCTCTCTACATATAGAATACATGGGAAGTCAGCTTCTCATAATCCTGAGACTTATGCTGCTTTTGTAGCGAGCTATTTACAGATTAAAGAAGATGCTAAAGCGGGGAAAATATGAGCTTATATTTAGAACTACTTAAAAAGATACTGGTAAACTCTATTTACGAGGATGTTAGTATTCATCCAGGACATGATGGTAGTACCCATTATAACCATTTAAGAGCTACTGGAGATGACTGGCCTAGACAGGCCCATACTATGATAGGAAGAAAGAGGTTAGATAACCTTCACTACTGTCTAAGAACTATAACTAGCGATATGATCCCTGGACACATAATAGAAACTGGGGTATTTAGGGGAGGCACTTGTATATTTGTAGCAGGATTCCTAAAGCAGTTGGAATCAGACAGACTTGTTTATGTAGCAGACTCATTTGCCGGATTCCCGGGTGGTAGAGAAGAGGATAAGGGGGATCAGTGCCTGACTCAAAATCACTATTTCTCTGTATCCAGAAAACAAGTAGAGGATAATTTTAAAAAATATGACTTACTCACTCCTAATGTGGTATTTTTAGAGGGTTGGTTTAGTGATACACTCCCAACTCTTAATGGACCATTTGCAATTTTAAGACTAGATGGAGATATGTATAGCTCAACAATGGACGCCTTAGTTAACTTATATCCTAAGTTAAATAGCGGAGGATTCTGTATAGTAGACGATTATAAGTCTCATCCAAGTTGCAAAAGGGCAGTGGATGAATATAGATCTGCAAATGGAATAACCGGACCAATAATAGAAATAGATAATCAAGGAATATTTTGGAGGGAAACTAGATGATACATGTGTATGCTTTATGTTACTGGATTTTACCTTATGCACAAACTACTATAGATAATATGTTAGAGAATGCTTCAGAGCCGTTAAATATAACCGTGGTGGAGGGAAGAAGCCATAATTCTTCCCATTTTCTGGATTGGGCTAAAGATTATTTGAATCAAGGAAAAATTCAAAGATTTATTAGGGCTGATCAAAACTGTAAAGGTTCCGGATTACTCTATGCCTTCGATAATTACCCGCCAGATAATAGTGAAGACTTCTGCATATTCACTGATTTGGATTTACTTGTACCTAAAGGATGTGATTGGATAGGTCAGACAAGACAAGCTATGAAAGTAGGCGCTGTTTCTGGATTTCAGTTAAGCTCTGAAAACTACGTGAGCCCCAATTGGGGGTGGCATGAAAATGAACAATCCTTTGGCAATTGGCATATGGGAATAAAAATAAATGCTGTAAAGTCCTACCCAAGACAATTAAGTTTTCAAGACCATTTAATGATAGGGCATGCCATGAACTATGGTCCCAGAATCCAAATAAAGACTAGAATATATCATCAGGGATGGGATGCCTGGAAAACTGACCCTAAGTATTGGGAAGCAAAACTAGCTAATATGGACTGGCAGAGTGGTAGTACAATTCCAACTACTTACCAAACCTTTACCAAGGAGAATATTTAATGGTATTCTACGGACGAAAATACTATAGAAGCCCATTGGTAGGTCTTGTCTGTGATAATTGTGGAAAACCTTTTGAATTAAAGCTGTTTCACTATAATATAAAACTTAGAAGGGGCAATAAGAAGTTTTATTGTTGCTTTAAGTGTGGTAGACAAGCCCCTAAGAAAGAAGAAACTACAGAGATTATGTTCTGGTCAAAGGTAGATAAAACCCCAGGCCTAGGTCCTGATGGTAGTTGTTGGGAATGGAGAGGGGCTATTCAAGGAAGGGGATATGGTACACTCTATATAATAGAGACAAGGAAGACTAGCCAGGCCCATAGATATAGTTATGAGTTGCATAAAGGACCTATTAGTACTGATCTTAACATACTACATTCTTGTGATAACAGGAAATGCGTTAATCCAAATCACTTATCAGAAGGTACACAAAAAGATAATGTACATGATATGATGAGTAAAAATAGAGGGTACTGGCAAAAAGGAATAAACTTACTATGAAAATACATCTTGGATGTAATAATGACATTAGAGAAGGATTTATAAACATCGACTTGGTAGATAAAGTAGATCCTAACTATATACAATGGGACCTTAGAAAAGGGTTGCCAGACTCAATCAGAGACGTAGAACTTGTATATAGCTCACACGTATTGGAGCATCTGATGTATGATGACTGCTTAACTCTACTAACGGACTGCTTTAATAGGATGAGAAGGGGTGGAATAATTAGGACATCTATGCCTGATTTTATAAAAACATTTAGGGCTTATATAGATAATGACTTAGATTGGTTTAATGAGCTATGGTATGTTAAACCACAAAATATAACTGGTTTCGTTAACGCTTCCATATATCAATACTCAGATGGAGTAAATGAACATAAGTGTATATGGAGTGCTAGGGACTTTATTAAGACTTTAGAAGGTGTGGGTTTCACTAATTGTAGGGAGGTAGAATTTGATGAGAATTATGATCCAGTAGACCCAATTAGGAGGAAGTATAGTTTCTACGTACAGGCGGAAAAGCCCTAATAGTTCGACATATATACTTAACGTCCTCCTCAGTAATAGTCAGACCAGTAGGTAATTGAAATATCCTCTTACTATAGTGGTCTGTTTTAGGTAGCTCCACCTTCTTCTTGTGTGGAGCTACCTTGTGTATTGGGAAAAAATAAGTTCTAGCAAATATTTTATGTTGATGTAAGTAATGCATAAGGTGGTCTCTTAATAAGGAGTCAACCTCACAAACTATATAAGAGTAGTTACTTCTCTCCACATTCGGAGTTTTAAGACTAACCCAGCCAGGTAAATACTTCCTATACCATTGATATACTGAAAAATAATGATCAAGAATTGGCTCTCTATGCTCAATTTGGGTAAATATAGAGGCGGCGGATATCTCATTCATTTTTGTATTAGTTCCAGAAGTAACTAACTTACCTTCTATACCCTTATGTTCGTGGTCATAACCAAAATTTCTATGCCACCTAAGTCTTCTAGCTATAGTTTCATCATTAGTAACTATAACACCACCTTCAAAACCTCCAAACTCTTTAGTTGGATGAAAAGAAAATACAGCCATATCCCCCTCTAAGCCTTCGTAACTCAGGAAAGCATGGGCAGAGTCTCTAATAATAGTTAAGTGTTCACTATTGAACTTGGGAACAACTCCACCAAACAAATCTACTGGCATAACTGCCACAGTACCCTTGGAGAAAAAGTTTTCATTGAAGGACATAAGGAAATTGTCATCTATGTCACAATAAATAGGGGTGTTTTGGGTGTTTTCTATTGCATTAATACTACCTACAAAAGTAAAGGAAGGAACTACTACCCCACCTTTGAAGAAACCTAAGCACATCTCCAACCCCATAGTAGCATTAGATATAGCTATTGCGTGTTCAACATTAATGACCTTTTGTACTTCCTCTTCCAACTTTTCAACATAAGGTCCGTTATTGGAAAATCTATGGGAATCCAATATTTCACCCACTCTATGGAGAAAAAGGTCTTTGTTGTATATGGTAGGTTTTCCAACATAAAATTCTTTCATATCAGTATTATATAATGCTTAAGTATAAATAATTATAGTATTTACAATGTTATTATAAATATAAGATACGAATAGGAGGTACTATGGGTGGATTTATAAGTGAGGCAGAAGAAGCAATAAGACTCCTCAAAGAAGAACTAGATAGAAAAAATAAAGAAATAGAAGAACTTAAATCTCGGTTGCGAACAAATACAAGAAGAAATACAGGAAATGCAGAATTTCGTAGGTACTTAAACGAGTTAACTCCATAGGAGGAAAGATGGATCAAATTCCAATAGTGGATAATATCCCTGAAGATTGGTTGGAGGACTTACTAATCCCACCTAAAATCTCAGTTACTCATAGAGATGAACAGTACATGTACGGAGAGTTAGATATAAAATCTTCGGATATATTAATAGCAAAGAAAAATCTAGAAACAAACAGAACTAAAGAATATATGAAAGCCATAGAACAGGTAGAGTTAGATGGGTGGGAGTATCTTTCCTTTAAAACAAGCGGAGATGGTATCCAGGTAAGGAAGTACAGGAAGAAAGTATAATTAAGTTATGTCCCGGTAGCTCAGTGGACAGAGCACTACTTATCCGAATTTAGAGGTCGTTGGTTCAAATCCAACTCGGGATTCCAGCCTTACAAGGAGATCAGAATATGGCAAAGAAGAAACCAAAGTCCAAAGGTACTGGACAACACGGCAATAAGTATGAACAGGCCCCTAAGGGTCCTAAACCTGCTAATAAAAAGAAGAAAAGTAAATAGTATAATAAATATTAGGACTGGGTAGTAAGGGCTTCCCCTCATAAAATATATAACCAGTCCATCCTCTTCCTTAATGCTCATATCAACCACACATCAGGCTACTTTAATTAGTAGCCTTTTATTTTGTTATAATGAGGAGTGTAATTAGGGAGAGTATTATGCCATCATTTAAGATTACGATTGGTGTTCCTTATATTTATGTATATAAAATTACCGGAAAGGAAGAAAGTGAGGATTTTATCAACACACAATGCTTTAAAGAGCTAACTCCTACGACAGGACCTATCCATCTAAAGGAGTCTTGGAGTAAATCTAATAAGACTACAACTACTCTTACTTTTGATGTTTTATCTACTAATACGGATAGTTTTTTACATGCCGGAGATATAGTATCACTATTCATAGCTATGCCTCCAGATTGTGATGGGGAGCAAGAAGTACTGTATACAAAATTTGCTTTAGTTAAGGAAATACAACATGTTTTATCTACTAAATTAACAACAGAATACTACAGCTACGAGATTATCTTTTCTAAGGATAGCTTTGTAGAAATGGATGAAACCTCAGAGGGGGTATGGGTTAGACTTAATAATGGACCGGATTTCTTCATTGACACAGAAACTAAAGAACGTTACCATAGTATGAGAAACCAACATGCCAACCAATAGAATACAGATAGGACCTTTTGCGGCGTTCTACATAGGAGATTATGGTGGGAGTGATGTACTTACACAAATACTACCTCTAAATACCGGGCCTATAACAGTGGTGGATGACGTGCCAGAACAATACGAACCTGTTGTGGATAATAGTGTTCAATCTGGATTAAGGAAGGTTACTATTAATTTATCTTTCTACACAGATGACCAAATAATCATTAATTTAGCCAGAGGGCTATTAGTTGGGGAGACGGATAAATCTGTAGGTAGCCCATTTGCTCAGTATGTTCTCTTAATGGCTTACCCTGATGAAACAGCCTACTCCTCTGTTCTTCTACAAAAATGCTATACTGTAAAACACTTATCCGCTAATTATGAAAAGACTGCACCAACCAAAATAGATTTACAATTTGTAGCTACAAATAGAAATAGATTTAACTCCTTAATTAATATAGACACATTAGATAATATAGCTACAATTTTAGGTTCGCGTAGCCCTGTGTAATTGTGCTATACTAAAGTAGTAAAACTTGTAAATAGGAGTTATTGAATGGCTGTAGTTATGAAAATTGGTCCAGTTGCTATTGGGAGCCAAAGGTTAATTATTAGTTGTAGTGATTTTACATATGATAAAGTAGAATCTTTAAGGGAAGCCGTTGCTGAAATTAGACGGAAGCCATTCCATATTCTCTAAGTACCCTATGGACGAAGGGGAAAAAAGAGAAGCATGGCGCACTCGTGTAGAACCTCTTATGGAAGCTGATATGGTTAGAAAGGATGGAGAAACACCCATAGATCACCTTAAGAGAATGTTTGAACTCAAGTCGGACGCACATGAAATGGCACCTGAAATCATTAATGCTATTTGTGACACATTTGGACTTAAAGAAGTTAATAGGGATGATTTTAAGAAGGCTAATTGGCTAGAAGCCAAGAGTTTTATATTTGATACTTTGAATCTAATGGACATACCAGCAGATGATTATAGTCCTAAACGCCCAGTAGGAACTAACGCTTAACAATGTCAGGTTATGAGGAGTTTAATGAAAAAGATTTGATAACCCATAGACTAGCCTCCGCTTATGGGTGGACGTATAAACAAATCTGGCATGAAACTCCTTATACAACAATTAAAGCCTTGTGTAAGATATTGGATAAACTAGAAAAAGACCAGGATAGATTTGTAAGTCCAATAGAAGCCGCTATATTTAAATGTCTACTACGTATGTACCCACCTAAGAAGGACTAATAAAACCTGCTATTATATAATAGGAGGACTTATTAAGTGACTTTACCACTACAGAATATAAGAGTTGAATATACTTACTCCGCTATGGATGTAAGAAGAAAACTCAACACTAATGCTATATTAGCTGGGATACTAGATTATGATGAAGCCTTTACAAGAGCCAAAAGGACTATAGAGGCACAAGTAGCTCAAATATACCTTAGTGCCTACAAGTCTGTAGTTCCTATTAAGGCCGATTTTTCGGTAAAACAAAATAAGGCCAACCCTTCAATATTAATTACTAATAGGGATAAATATCAAGCTAGTCTAAACAGAACAAATAAGCTAACCCCAGAACAAAGTACTAGAGTTGGTAAAATGATCCAACAAGGTAGAACTCTAGATGAAATAATAAAAACTCTAATTATTTCTCCCGGATCAAGTTATGGTGGAGCATTAAGAGATAAGCATATAAGTCTTACAGGAAGGGCAGGTACTAATCTTCAGGTTATTGTGGATGACTACCCACACGTAGTGCCTTATACTGTTAATAGCCCCATAGCCTCTCAATTAGCAGCAGATCTAAATGAGGGAAGAGTATTTAAGAAGAATAGATCGAGAAAACGTTCTTCAGCTATACCGTCTATTAAGTACGCTACCTTTTATAGAAGGTCTAGACCTTCACAGGCTGAACCTGGATTTACTCCTGAGTTTGGATTTACAACAAACTGGATTTCTAAGGGTCACCAACAGGCTGATGCTATAGTCCAGGCCTATTTAGCATCCAGAACATTTGCCTCTGCTTTTACTGGCCCTCTTACTACTCTTAAACAACTATCTAAAACTAAGTTTAGGGACGAGCAATCCACACCACAATTTAGGGAGTTTTTAAGAGGTATAGAGTCTAAGGGTTCGTTAGCTACAAAACAGGCTGAAGTCGAACAAAGAAGAGACTTCTTCTCTGGAGCAATAGCAAACTATTACTTAAAACAGGTAAGAAACGCTACAAATAAAGGTAATTCTTATCCAGAAATAAAGGGAGGGGGTATATCTAAAGCTCTTACTCCTGCTATTGATAAGTTTTTTAGTTCCTACGAATATACTACTGCGCTTAAGATTAGACTAGGACCTTTAAAAGGTAAAGGAACAACAGCAGCAGACCTATTTGGGAAGGGGGCCTAATGACCTTTAATTCTCAAATTAATTTAGATATAGTTGCTAAAGGACTTGACCAAACTTTAGCCAAATTAAATCAACTAAATCAATACTCTAATCAGCTTTCTAATAGAGAAATTAATATTGGTCTTAAGAACTTTGCTTCTGGGGTAGAGTCTGAACTTAAAAGGCTAAGTTCTAGCGGCTTCTCTACTAACTTTACAGTTAATACTAAACTAGTATTAGATAAGTCTAGTGTACAACAATTAAAAAGCCAAATAACTAGTGAACTAAGCACTACTTATGCATCCCCACAACAAGCAATAGCAAGCCAACAAAGACTCAGAGGATTAGTTACTGACTTTGCGAAGAATATGGAGTTCTTCGCCCAAGGCTTAGCGAATGCTAGACAATCCATAGCTGCCGCACAAGTTTATTCAAATATACCTTCTTATAGAAGAGCCGTACTTCCTGCTGGTAGTAGGCTTCAGCCTATACCTGCCAGAATATCTGAACTTAGAGATCAAGAAGTAAATTTTGTTCAAAGAGAAAGATTTATACAAAATCAGATAATTGCTGGACAAAAATATATAAATTCTCAGCTTCAATCTGCGGTGGATAGACAAATAGCTGTCCAAACAGCTAAGTCTGGAATTGCTCCTGTGGATTATCAAATAAGACAACAAAGAAGGTTAGTAGCCCAAACTCAAAGTTATGATGATGTTTTTAAGTTAATTCAATTACAAAAACTAAGAAATGAACTAGAGAGAATATCCCAAAAACCTCAACTAAATCCTAATATTGCTTACCCGCAGCAATTTATTAGTAGAAAGGAAGCAGAGCTATTAGGTATACAAAGACAAAGAGGTCCTGTTTCCACTGAAAGAACTCTATTAGAAGAAGGATTAGCTGCGGACCAATCTATAAGAGATAGAAGGAATTCTATAAATAGAGGTAGAAGAGAAAGAGCCAGACAATCTCTAGCTAAGGATTATTTACGTTCTACTTATGGGGATGACTATGTTGACTTTATTGATGAACAAGGTACTTTACCTACATTATTAAAAACAAAACCATTCCTAAGAGGTGTGGAAGCATATAGAAGAAGCACAAATACTCAATATATAGATCCTAATAGCCCTTTCGCTAAAACTCTAGGAATTTCTGGTGGGTTTACTCCTCCAGGTAAAAGTTTAAAATCCTTATTTGGTGCTAGTGGAAATGCCCCACCAGGTGGTGGAGGTGGAGATTACTTTGGAGGAGGCGGAGGAGGTAGTGGTCCCGGTGGTCCTCCCGATGACCCAAACAATCCTTTTAGGCGTCGTAGTCTAATACCGGACTTCAAATTTAATAAAAGAAACTTTCTGAATGAGAATGTGCTTAGACAGATATTCTTCGGTCTAGTATTCGGTGGCCCTCTAACAGCTGCTGGAGCAGCTATAGGTGGTGGATTTGCAGGAGCTAGTGGTGCCTTATTTGGTTCCACAGCTTCCCAATTCTTGAAAAATACATTAACTTCGTTTGGTAATAATGTTCACGATGCCTCGGAGAAAATAAGAGAGGCTGGATTAGCCTTTGAAAGGTCTATTCTTGGTATATCTGCAGTTAATCAAGCTAATAAAATAATTGTAGGACCTAACGGAGAGGAAGTATCTCCAGCGGCTCAATTTAATTTTCAACAAGTAGAAGCTAAGAGGATTCAATTAGCTGCTAGAAGTAAATTACTGCCCCTGGGTATAGCAGGACAAACAGAGAGTACTTTCGTTCAAGGTATCGTATCAGCCTTAGCCCAAAGAGGTTTATCTGGAAGTGATCAACAAGTAGCTAGAATCTCTGAGTTACTTGGTGGTGCTATCCAAGCTCAAAGACCGTCACTACTTGAAAATACTACACTACTACTCAGGGACATTCAAGACGTATTGGGTGGTGGTCCTTTAGCAAGTAGAACAGTTCTCAGTCAATTAATCAAACCCTCTATAGGGGGATTACAAAACGCAAAGTCCATAGAAGACGTAGTTAAGTCTTTGGAAAAATTAAGTGCCTTCCCTGAAATTGCTAAAGGCCTTGATAATCCAATCGTTTCTCTTAATAAATTATCTGGTGCTTTAGATAACTTACAAACAGTTGCTGGTGATGTACTATTAAAAACTATGGTCCCAGCCATAGACGCCTTCACTAAAGAACTAACAGAAGAAGATACTTTAAAGGCCGCAGAAGTAGTAGGTAAGACCCTAGGAGAAATGACGGCAGTCATGTTTAAAGTAGGTGTTCAAGGAGTTAAGCTTGGAAAAGATCTATCCAACGGACTATTAGATCCACTAACTAAGGCAACACCAATACTTTTTGGTTTAACCTCTGCTCTTACGGGATTAGGAGCTGCTGCTAGTTTTGCTACAGCAAGGACAAGGGCAGAAACAATAGCGGAAGATGCAAAATCTATAGCCTTAGCACAGGCTTTATTAGCTTCCAAACAACAAACAGCCGGAGTCTCCCTTGCTCTAGGTTCTCAAGTTTTACAAGGATTATCAACTGCTGCTACAGCTGTAGGTGGAGAAAACATTAAATTACCAGCAGTACTGAAAGGTAAAGTAGGGCAAGTAGGAACGGCTGCTGGCGGGATCAGCTCATTAAATCTCAATAGTTTTGGCAAAGGGATTGGAGGCGCAATAGGGAAAGTTGGAGGTAAGGGCTTAGGAATCCTATCTACCTTACTTACTGTATTAAGTTTAGGATCAGCCTTTGGGGCTTTTGATGCCTTAGGTCACCAACAACAAAATGGAATAGATAAAGACCTACAAGAGGCACAGAAGAATTTAGAATTAGGGGGGCTGTCCTCACAACCTAGATTCTCCCAAAATATAGAATCCAGACTTAAGAAATTAGGATTAGAGAAGGACTTAGCTTCGTATGTAGCTGATAATGCTATTGGACCTTCAACACAAATAAGGTCATTAAAAGGTATAATTGGTGATCTTGCCGATAAAAATACTTCTGATCTTTCTAAAGGAACACCCGAGTTATACACTGTAGGCCCATTCGCTTTTACAAAATTAGCAGCAGCACAAAAGGCGGAATCAGAAAGAAGAATATCCACTTTATTTGATGAGACATCTACTAAGGGTGCTATAGCTGCTGGCGAAGAAACATTAAAAGCTAACCTAAATTATCTAGATACCCTAGATGCAAAAGTCACTATACTATCAGCTAAAAAGGATTTACCAGGAAGTAAGGAAGGATTAGAGGCTGAAAGAAGAGATGTTCTAGAAGCTAAGAAAGCAGCTAAGGGTACTCTTTCCGGATTAGTTGATGATAAAGAACAACTATTACAGGATTATGGTAGGCTGATTGATCCCAAAGAAAAAGAACTAGTAAGAAGAAAAGGATTAGCTAAAGTTCAAGAAATTGATAAAGTCCAAGCTAGTATTGATGCTTATGATACTCAATTATTAAACCTGGGAAAAGGTATAAATGGAGCTATTAAAGAATCCTCTGATGAGCTAGACCAAGCTAAAAAAGAGTTTGCCGACGGGATGAAAGAACTTTTTTCTACTATGAAAAAGATAATTTCATCTAAGGTTGCAGCCATAGATGCAGACATAGCGGCTATAAGTCCAGAAACAGCGGGAGGGAGAAATCTAATATCGGACCTGAGTAATAGGAGAACCTTAAGAACTAAAGAAGAGTTGATTAAGAATATTGGACTTCTTGATCGTAGAAGAGTATTCGCTGAGGACAGCGGTAATACACCACTAAAAAATTCTTTGACAAATAAAATAGATGACCTAATAACTGAAGTACATAAAACAACTCCAGCACTTGTTTCTCATGATAAGGATTTAGCAGAAGTTGAATTAAGAAAATTAGAAGATATTAATAAGACTATAGATAAAACTAGTTTTGGTGGACAAAGACAAGCACTTGAAAATGAGTTTAGAGGTCTATTGAGATCACAAGCAGTATATGGAGATGAAATATCTGAGGGTAGATTAAGAATAGATAAGTTAAATGCGGTTATTGCTAATCCTAATTCTACCGATACAGAAGTTAAACTAAAGGAAGTAGATCTAAACTTAGAACAACAAAAGTTAAGTGCAAATCTTCAAAGACAGGCTGAAGACTCCGTCAAACAATCTGACGTGGGTAGACAATTAGCCGAGGCTAATAAAGCAGAAGCTAACTCTAAAAAGGAATTAGAGACAGCATCTGAAAAAGTAAGAGATGCTATAAATAACGAGGCCTTAACTAGATCTAGATTGAATTTAGGTTTAGAACAATCTATTTTTGCTTTACAAGAATTTAGAAACCAGGCTAGGTTAAGGGAATTACAGGGCACTACTAGTCAAGTAGGACCTGTCCAGGATTTTATTAGAAAGTATGGGTACGCTCCCGCAGGTGCACCTTCTGAAGTATTGTCGGCTGCGCAAAATCCTTCTCTATTAAGGGATTTGGAAAGGCAACAAGCTGAGGAACAAATAGGAGCTGCTGGTAGAGCTTTTGATAACAGAGGCATTAATGAGAAAATTGAAGAAGGTAAATTAGAGACCGCTGTAGAGACTAGTAGAAAAGCCTTCGATGAACTTACTGAGTCTATTAATAATTTAAAAAAATCCTTAAATGACCTAATTGAGAAAAGAGGGGAACGAGAGAAGATTACCTTTGGGACTGATGCTAGAAATCCATACTTAGCAGGAGTACTTCCAACTCCTAAATTACCTTATGATCCTCCTAGAACTAGGGATGCTGATGGAGACCCTGTGCCTAGAGGACTTGATTTAACTCAAGTTCTACCACTAGAAAATGATACAGCCAGACAATTAAAAGCACCTGGTAATGTAGTACCTGCCTATAAGCCACTCCCCAACCAAAAAATGCAGGAAGGTAAGTATGATAGTGTAAGTTCTGAACTTACTGACAGAACCCTCCAAGGGGGCGTTTCAACAAATAAGTCTAGATATTATATGGATAATCCAGTAACTGGACAAAGAGAGTACTTTAATTTAGGTGAGCCGGGGTCGGAAAAATCTGAAGCCTCCTCAACTGGAGGTCTTCTTAATTTTGTAGCGGCTTCAGATGTAAGTGCAGGAGTTGCTACGGCTACAACTAAATATGGTAATGAGGCTAAATTCCCAGATCAATTACCCGCAGCTTTTGGAAGAGAGGTAGATGTTCCTGGTTATCAACCAGCCGCCTTCTTTGGGGCAAAATGGATAAATGACCCAACATATGGATGGATACCAAAAGGATGGGACCCTAAATATCCTAGAGTACCAATTCCTCCCCAATTGAAGAAAGGTTATGTAGATCCACTATCCGGTAAATCTACAGGAGCTTCTAATGCCTTTCTTAATAGTAAAACTGCTTCTCCATTTGATAAACCAAAATCATCTGGATTTAGTATAGACGGACAATCTAGTGGAGCCTCTGGATTTACGATCTCCCCTATGCTAGATCCTTTAATGAAAGGTCCTTTAGATGTAGATGTTATTCCTGAATGGACAGATATAGGAGGTGCTTATCAAACAGGCATAGCCTTAGGTGGAACAGATAGTTTAACTGCTGCTAGTAATATAGCTAAACCTAAATATGCTAACGAGACCGCCTTCCCTGGTCAACTACCAGCGGATTATGGTACTGAGGTACCTATATCCAATTATCAGCCCGCAGCATTCTTTGGTTCTACGTGGGTAAATGATAAGACTTATGGATGGATACCTAAGGGTTGGACACCAAAATATCCTAAAGTTCCAGTTCCTCCTCAATTGTTAGGAAAGGGGATGAGTTCCTCTAAGAAGCCATCTACTACATCCTCTGGAATGTCTTCTGGATTTAAAATAGACGATGGACCTTCTAAGCCCAGCTTTACTATAGATGCGGCTCCCACGGGAGGATCTTCTAGCTCACCTTTATTAAATTTTGTCCAGCCAGGAATAAATGAGTTGGGAACTATTTCTACTAAATTAAAAGGTGCACTCACTAATACAGCTAAGCCAGAGGATTTTAATTGGGACTGGATAAATGGATCATCAGGATCGTCCATATTTGGTAATGACGAATTTATCCAAGGACAACCAAATACTATACCATCCCTATTCTCACCACCACCTAGTGAGAAAGGAGAAAAATCTAGCGCCTCCGGAGAGAAGAATATGTCTATCGGAGAAAAGATAGATGAGCTTATTAAAGTGGTTAAGGAAGGACAGAAAGCTAATGACCCTGTAGCCCTTAAGGGTATAATAAGTACTGGAGCACAAGAAGCTTTAAATAGTGTATTTATGTAAAGGATTGACATGCCGATAACTCCTATAGGGTCGTATTTAACAATAGATGGAGTAAATACCTTATTTATTTCAGATTTAAAGGTATCATTTGCTACTGAGTTCTTTGATAGAATGGAATTTCAACACGAAAGACTTAGGTCTGCTCCTAATAGTGTAGGACAGCATGCAATAAGAACTACCTTATTAGGTAATACCCCAGCCCAGATCGTTATAGGTAGCCTGTCCTTCCAGGATATAGTACCCTTAAATCCAGATGTATTGGTCACTGGAACTAATTATGGGAATATAAAAAAGAAGTTTAACATAGTAAGATATGAAATTTCTGGTTCTCCTTCAGATCCTGGAGCAGTTCAGAATGTTTTTAACATAGCCCAAACACACATACAATACTTATCCACCTTTCAAGCTTATTTAGATCAATCGGCTTCTATGGAGACCGAATATGCCTACCTTAAACAATTACAACTACTGACCTTATCCGACCCTCCATTTGTTAATTTGACTAATAGTGGTGTAGATATGGTTGGTAATGCGGTGAGTGGGACAGTCTCAGATATATTAATAACTAACTTCTCACCTTCACCAGCTTATGAGATACCTACAGACACTTTAGGTGGGTACGATTTGATTCAATCCTTTACTATGACAGTAGAACAACGGAACCATTACAAACAAAGATCAGGTTGTGTAATTTGCTACAATCTAAGCAGAAATAATAGGAGAAAGGAAGTTGGGTCTTGCAGTCTACTGGGATTTGCCATTTAATGCTAGTACAGAAGTTGATTTAGTAGACACTTTCACTGGTGATGGATCTACTCAAACATTTCCTTTAACGAATAAAGTAGCTAATAGGGTAGGTCAAACTGTCCAATATGGTGGAATTGAGTTATATAAATATAATGGCGGTTTTACTGTAAATGATGACAATACTGTTACGTTAAGTACAACCCCTCCCCTAAGCGCTGAAGGAGTTATTCCTGGTATAACTAATCTACCTGTAGGCTTATTGTTCGATCAGGACGATGTTCCGGGAGTATCCAATCCAAGAGTGATTGAAACCCCTTTCTGGTTGGCTGATCCAGATAATATTGGATTTAATAAATATGAAGGGTTACCAGGAAGTAGTGGTATAGCTTTAACTGTTATAGACTTAATTTCAGGAGCAGGAGCTGTAAATAGTTGGTGTCAATTAGCTTGTGCACAGGCTGATACATTAGGTTCTGCATGGGTGTATGGAGTTACTGGAGGTACGATATACACTAATGATATTTCTACATTCAGTACTATTCAAGCCTCCTCAGATGTAAATTCTAATACTCTTTATGTGTGGGGAGCCTCCGATTTTCAGCTGGGCGACTATATTAAACTAGCAGATTCTACCTCAACTCAAGAAATAGTAAGAATTACAGACTATATAGCACCATATGAATTGACTGTTAGCAGCACAACATATCAACATTTCCCGGATGAGACTATATATACATGTGGTAGAAAGTTCTGGCTAAAAACTACTGTACCTCTTGATGCTGTGGATAATACAGCAAGTTCATTTTATGACCTAGTAATACAAAAAGTGTACGCGGTGGAATCTAGACTTTGATACAATATAAGGGATTAAATTAGGAGTGGAGCATGTCTGAAGCACGTGATAGTTATGAATGTATGAGGGAAATGATGGAATTTCCTCAGAAGTCTAGAGGTGAAGGTGTTATTTGCCTAGGCCAGTATAAAGTAACTGCGTGGAATCCTGATAGTGGACAAATATTTCACCAATATCAAGATAAAAACGTAATAACTAAGCTAGGCAAAGCAACTATGCTATCCCTATTATTTGGACTGACTTTAGGAAGTTCTATGGTTGCCTTGGCGGTAGGTAATGGTAGTACAGCAGCCACTAGTTCAGATACAAGGCTTACTAATGAATTAGTAGGTAATGGCGCTAGTACCTTAAATAGGATACCATTAGGAGGAGTTACCTCCACAGCCGGATCTTTTGTGGCGTTAACTAATTCAGACATAGTAGATGACGTTCAAGTTATAGGCTCCAATACTTATGAAAAATCCTTAACCACCAGAGGAATATTCCCCAAAGTAGACGGTAATAATGAATCTAACTTTAGAGAATTCGCTCTTATGTCTACCCTATTACTTCCAGCAACAGGAACCACTCAATCAGGTTGGCTATATAATCACTTTGTTTTGCCTGCGGACATACCAAAAACAGTGGATATTGAAGTAGATTGTGATATAAAGATTTTGTTCTAGGGTATATACACGTTAAAGGATAGTTAATGAGCACCTATTTTATTGACTTCCTAGGTGGAAATAATGGTAATACTGGACTTAGTTTTGCTCAACGCAAAAAGGACTTATCATCAATTTCTCCATCAGCTGGAGACACAGTAAGAATTATGGAGTCTGGTCCAGCTATAGATACTGGACTCACTTCTAATTGGACTAAAGGCAGTGGTATAATTACTGTTTCCTCATCCTTCTCCCAACGAATAGATAGGTCGGCTTCTTGGACAGCAAGTACAAATGTTACTTATAGTACAGTCTCTAATAATAGGTCAGGAACTAGTCATCAATTTGCTATAAATGGCTCTTTTACCACAGGGTTAGCGGCATACATAACAACACCATCTTCTGATTATTCTCCTTACCAGCAGGTTACCTTTTGGATTAAGCCTAATGCTATAGTTGCAGCTAATAAATTACAAATCCAACTATGCTCAGATGCTGCAGGAGCTACTCCAGTAAATTCTTTGACAATTCCTGCTATGCCAGTAGCAAATTCTTGGTACCCTGTTACCATTGATAGTGGTAGTGCATTAGGGGCTTCTATAGGATCAGTTAATCTGACTGTATTAGTAAGTCTAGGCGGAGCAGTAACTTTAGAAATAGATAGATCAGTTGTAGCCATAAGTTCCTCTGTAGATGCAATTAGCTATAACTCTCTCATAAGAGCTAGTAGTAATGATACTTGGTACGCAATTAAGGTAATAAGCGGAACAAGTATCACTATGGAGACGTGCCCTAATACAAGTACTAATTTTCAGGCGGTGTATGGAAATACTAATTTGACATCAGCAGAGTTATATAGAAGAGAGACTATTAAATTAACTCCTACTGGAGGTGCAGTTCAAAGTGTAACTTGGAGCGGATCTTCTGGTAGTCCTATTACTATATCCGGAGGATGGACTTCAGCTGGAATGGGTGTGCAGGACAGTGAAACATGGCTAGATGGACAAATAGGTCAAGGAGATGTTTGGTCTATAAGTGGAAATTATATTACTGTAGACAGAATAGCAGGAATCAGGGGCAATAATAATATAAATACTACCGGATCTAACCTATCAGGAAATATATATAGTGTAAGCCATGGTTTTAATACTGGCTTAGCAGCTAGTGGAAATAATATAACTTTAACAAGCATTCGTGGAGGAGTAGGAATAGGTAGTGGTAGTGGGGCCGCTTGCTATTATTATGGAACAGACTACTTTAATTGTGTCGATCTTCTAAGCATGAATTCTAATGCTAGTCAATCCATATATTTTACTAGTGGAGTAAAAGGATTTAATGTTACTGGTACTATAGAAGCAAAGTATAATCAAAGTTCTTATGGTATTTTGGTACAGTCAGGTGGTGGAAGATTAGGAACTGTCTATACTGATAGTAATCAAGGTATAGGATTGGCGTTATTCAATACCACTGAAGTAATTATTGACTCTCTTACTACTACCAGCAACACAACCTATGGAGTAGAATTCAATAAAACTGTTCCTGTTCACATCAATAATTACACTTCTAGCGGTAATAGTACAGCGTCTATGCATGTTGGAGTGAATGGCTTACAGGCTGAGTACTTTATAAACAATGCCACAATAGGAGAAAGTACCAAAGTTGTATATAACCCAATTGAAGGTACTGGTAGTGTATTTAATCAAAGAGTATATTCAAATAATGAAGGTGGAACAATAAATAATAATAAAGTATATACTGATGGTGGGAATATAGTAGTAGACACAGTAAATCCAGACGGAAGTGGATTAGATTATACGGTAAATATTACAGGTACGAATAGGACTTCTAATTACCCAATTAAAGTCAAAATCTCTGCCTTATTCTTTCAAGGTGGAAATTTATGTACTTTTACAGCTAGAGTAAAGAGGACATCTACTACGGCTATTTCCGCGAAACTATTGATATATGCCAATACAGCACCTGGAGTTACTAGTGATGTTAGTGTTGATATTGATCAATTAAATACTAACTATAATACTTATAGTATGTCCTTTACGCCTACTGGTAAGGGCGCTTGTTATGTATACTTACTTGTTTGGAGTGGAACTAGCACTACAGACAGCGTGAGATTTGCTAATCCTACGCTTACAGAAGCATAAGGAGGTATAAATGCCTCTTAATATTAACGTAGGAACAGCGCCGGAAGGTGTAGCCATCACTCCTGATGGAGCTTATGTATATGTCTGTAATTTTACTTCTAACACCGTTTCAGTAATAAGTACGTCTACCAATACCGTAATAAAAACTATTGGAGTAGGAACACATCCTTTTGATATAAATATTAACTCAGCCGGTACATTTGCTTACGTAACTAATTCTTCCAGTAACACTGTATCGGTAATAAAAATTAGTACAAATACGGTTATTCATACGATAGCTGTAGGTAGCCAGCCTAGAGGTATTGCATTAGATGCTGCTGGAACCTTTGGTTATACTGCTAACACCACTAGCAAAACTATATCAAAAATTAATTTATCTACAAACTCAGTCATTGCCTCTTATAGTACTAGTGTAGCTCCTGTTGATATCACTGTTAGTGGATCTATTGGATGGGTTGCCCTGACTAACGGCACTGTAAAAGAAATTAATTTAAATGGTGGGGCAACAATAGCGACCATATCTCTGGGCGCTACACCTCTTCACATACTAAGAAATTCTCACAATGGGAAAATTTATGTAACCTCCACAACTTCTAATCAATTACTCGTAATTACAGCGGCATCTGTATCGGCTACTATCTCTTTAACTAACCCACAAAATCTGGACATAGACCCAAGTGGTAATTATGTTTATGTTGCAAGAGCTTCTGGGGTAGTATCCATCTTAGATGTTGCCAGTAACACTCTTTTACCATATACTTATTCAGCCCACACATCCCCTCAAGCCGTGGTTTCTAAAAGTATAAATGGTGGAGTAGCATTATATGTTTCCAATGCTTCAAGTAATGATGTTTCCTACATACAAGCAGTCACTCCAGTTGTAGCTATAACTGAGTATGCCATTTCTACTGATTCTGTAACTGCTACTGTTAATCCAATACCTATAGGTAGTAATCCTTTAACCATAACTATGGACCCTACAGGTACCCAGGCATATGTAGCAAATGGTTCCGGTTCCCTAGCATCTGTATTTAATCTAACCAGCAATACTAATGCCAATACTGATTTTCCTGCTCACATGACTGGGAGTGCTCAGTTTGCTTTCTCTCAATCTACTGGTAAATTTTTCTTAGTTGGTGGATCAAGTATTAGTATCTATGCACCAGGATGGACAGGGATTGGATTATATGGTTACAATTTTGTGGGAATTGTATCAAACTCTACTGGATCAGGTCTATATGTCACAGTTAGTAATCAAACAGATATTGTTAAAATACACGCAAGTTCAAATACCCTTTCTCTTATTTCTACTCCAAGTTCACATCAAGCTATATGTACTAATAATGGTGCAACTTTTGCTTATGCCACTAGGACTTCTACAGGCGTCACTATAATAGATTTATCTACTGACTTAGTGACTGGATTATTACCTACAGGAAATAACCCTATAGGAATTGCAATTAATCCCACCAACGCGTATGCTTATGTAGTTAATAGTGCGGATAATACAGTCTCTGTAATTAGTTTAAGTTCTCAGACTATAATGAGTACTATTCCTGTAGGTAATGCCCCTTATGGTATAGCTATAAATCCTCAAGGTACTTATGCATGTGTTAGTAACTCCTTAGACAATACTGTATCTATTATTAACTTAGTCACAAATACAATAGAGGGTGATCCCATACCTGTGGGAAGTTCACCCAAAGGCGTAATGATTAACTCAGACGGAAGTTTTGGATATTGTTGTAATAATGGAGAAAATAGTATTTCAGTATTTTCAATAAATACTGGAACTTTAATAGCAACAATCGAAATAGAAGAGTTCGTTAACTCAGAAGAGGATTGGTCATTTGTATCACCAATTGATGGTGGAATTGATGATTTGACTATAGGTTTAGAGGCTCTTCCTTTTGGACATATGGTGGGTAAGACAGGTACTAATCCTTTTGATTTAAGTTATGCACCCCAAGCTTTGCCAGAATTAGCCTCTACTACTTCTGAAGTTCCCATATCCTTAGTAGCCCTAGTCAGTTCTACAGAATATGTAATATCCACAGACCTTGTAGAGACTAGGGATTTCGCTCCCACAGGAGCTCCAGAAACTGGAGATGTATTAGATTTAGCTACATTTATAATTAATCTATCTATAACTGAGACCATACATTCAACTGAATCCGTACTAGTTAATGACATAACTCCTGTCATTGATTATTCAGGAATTAGGATCGCTATAGGTACCTATAAAGCAGAAGATAATGGTGTACGTATTGCAATTGGGGAGTATAGATCGGATAACTCTGGGATTGATATAGAGATAGATGATAATAATATATCGCCCGTGACAGATTTATTTAGTTTAGTTAATCCTTATGAACCCACAGTTTATATAGGAGGCACCTCAATAGTAACTAATCCCTCCACTGATCCAGGAGGTACTCAGGTACAGAATACAGATGTATACATCCATTGGCTAAGTACAGGAGTAGATGGCAATGATTGGACTGAGTTGTATAATTTTAACTTTACTTTAAATTACTATGACGGTAGTTTTTCCATAGTCTCTAAAAGACCTCCTAACGTATCTAGTATTAATTACGCAACCCCTTATGTAAATATTGCAAATACTTATATTAACCCTACAGTGACTTATGGATCAATAGCACAAACTCCCATTGACCCAGTTGCTCAAGCTCACTTAGGGAAACAAGTAGATGTATTTGGGTTTACAGGAACAATAATTGATTTCGGAGCAGGCATCTCAGATTCTCAAGCAGCTTATATTAGTAGTGGTACTTTTGGTAACCCTTTAATGCATAGGCAGTTAAATTTACTTATGCCTGCATCTGGCTTACAGAGTATGTTGGCCTCTAACCAAACATTGAATCCACTTACAGGAGTACCTGCTGGTGATTCTGCCAGTATGGCGAAATCCTTAGCTAATATTACTCACTCTACTTTAATTTGGGGAATACAGAATGTACCACTACAAAACAACTTTAAAATAGATGGACTAACTGCTCAGCAGGCTATAAGTTCCTTAGCTTCTATAGCTGGAGGAGTATTAAGGTGGGATGGTAATAGTAAGTATGTAATAGCTTATCCAGATCAATACTATGGTGTATTTACTATTCCGGATGCCAAGTTATTAACTTCAGCCGGCGCTTCTTATTCATTCCACTATGACCTAGAAACTGGGCTAAGTGGTACGGGAATGGTACTGTTTCCTGTCTTAGGTAGTAGTAATAAATTTGCTGCCTTAGCTAATCCTGCTAAGAGTAATGGAAGTTTGCCAGCTCTTCAAAGAGTAGGAAAGGTAGCCAAAGTATTAACAACAGATGACCCACCTGAAATATTTGATCTCCCTTACAACTATGATAAAGTCTATATTCAGACTTTAATTGGAGAGGGTGGAGATACTAGTGGTCAAATACCTGCATCTGTAAGGAACTTCATGACTAAAGATCCAGAGGAGTGGTTCGAATTTAATATATCCAAATTATCTCTCGGTAACGATTCTTATGTCTTTAATGCTTACCTAGGAGATCAGTATATTCCTCAAGTAAAAGTTGATGCTAATTTATTTACTCCTTCTGGTACTAATACATCTATTGATAATAATAATTTTGTAATGAATTTGGCTTGTAGTACCAAGGATTTGGCTCAGCTATTTGATAACGCTAAAAATAATATGAATGAGACTATTTCCTCAGCTATTAATCCAGTTAAATTTATTAAGACATACTCAGGATCAATAACATTCCAATTTTATGGTGCAATTCCACTACCAGGAGAATGGGCTTCTGTAACTATTCCCGGAGGTGCAACTTGTATTTCTTATAATAATTCAGGTATTCCAACTATTGACACGATTCCAGTAAATGGTGGAGATTTTGTAGTTCAGGGTATAATAGAAGAAGTTCAATTTACTTTCCCAGGATTAGTTACTCTAAGCTTAGCTCAATATTTAAGAGTAAATTATTTGGAAAACTATCTACCGGCTATAAGTACCATAAGTCACTAGGAGAAAATTATGAGTCTTAGAAATAGGGTCGAATCTTTGGCAAGAGAAACTGCCATACAGACAGCTATGAGGTTAACATATACTAGGTATCAGCAGCAAGTAAATAATAACTCTTCCATAGGTAAAGTAATTAAAGCCGAAGGGGTTAATTTAACAGTGGATATGGGAGATGGAACTACTAAAACTGTTGTTGCTAGTGGAACTACTAGTGTAGGACAAGGATCGGTAGGTTTAGTGATAAATGGAATATTTCTTAATCCTTAGGTAGATTATGGGTGGTAAGGGCGGAGATTTTGTACGTAGAGTAGCAGCACAGTCTGTTAGATCTATTATTGACCAATATAACACACTAACTACTGATTCTAGTGGAGGAGAATGGTTTATAGGTAAAGTATCGGCTGATAAGACTAAAATTCAAGATCCTGCCGGAATAACATATAAACTTAAATTTACTGGGCAGGTTCAACAATATACCTTAGCAAGAAGACTGACTCCTACTTTAGCTCTAGCTATTGGAACAGCCCCTCTTAATCAATTAAATGTGGAAGGTGGAATAAAGGCTTACTTAATTGAGTATGATTCAATTGCCGATAAATACTACGTTAAAAATTTAATTAGTGATACATTGTACTTTTTAGATGCTTATACCATATCTGGTGTAGTTACTGGTGTAGGAACTATAAATACTATTAGATTTTTTCCAGACGGCAAAAACATACTGGTTGGTGGAGGTGTGCAGGATTCAAATGGAGACTTTGTTGCACAGTGGGGCATACTTAAGGCTTTTTCTTTAGGAAATGATGACAGTAATAATCCTGTAGTTAAGGGAACGATTTTAGCAGGAACTAAAACAATAACCTATACAGACTTAGGATTCGGGACTCCTTCAGATCCTGGAGATCCCGCCCTAGCATTCTTTTCTCATCTTACTGGAAATTCTACTAGTGGGCCCTCTTACACTTTTGACCAGTTTTGGTCTAGGGATACAGACAAGGAAGATATCCTAACTGCTGTTTTGGGAGGACTTACCGTAAACACACACTCTATATCAGCCATGGACTATGTTCCCCAAATTGATAGTAATGGAGAGTTAAAAGTACAACTGTTAGGAAGTTGGAATAGTACATTTGAGAGGAGAGCTTGTATAAAAATTGACCAAGAAGTAATCGCAGGTGCTCCTTTATTTGAAACTGACAATGCAAGTTATGGGGCGTTCTCTTTAGTTGGGGGATTCTATGAGAGAACTATAACAGTATCTTCTGTAACTTCTGGAGGATCTGCAACTACTCCACACACAGAAAACTTGGGAACTATAGGACCAGACTATCCAACTGATGGTTTTAGTAATGGGACTTTTGGACCAGGGGTATACAATTTTTATGGAAATGGGTTCTTGTCTGGAGGTGGTGTGGGTAACTTCTTTTACTCTCCTACAACTCTCTTGAATCAAAATAAGATTAAAGGTATATTTGCTGTTAGTGATATAGCTAGCTCTTCTGTGACTGTCGCTGTCCAAACACAAAGTAGGATTGTAGGACCAGTAGCGAATAATCATATAGTCATCAGTACTGTCGTGGGCGGCTTAATTCCAGCATCAGGAGATAGGATTAGCTATAGTTATGTGGTTAATGGTACACCGGACGAAGCTCATACACCGGTGTTTACTAGAACAGATGGACCTGGATTAATGCCTATAGGATTTAAAAATAAGGCAGGATTAGAAGTAGCGCTGACCACGGACTCCACTCCGGAGTATTTTGAAATGGAACCGTTTACTAATCAAAATAGAACACTGACTAGCTTACCAGTGGCTTTATCTGGTGCACATGATTACTACACATCGGACTTAAGTAGTTTTAATGACGCCTCTGGACTTAAGGCGCTAGATTCTGAGTCTTTTGTAGCTATTATATTCCCTAATGGGCCTTCGGCACCTGAAGTCACCCTTCAAAATTATTCCACTAGTCCAACTATTAAGGGTGGTCCCAGTCTTAAAGGTAAGAAAAACACATCCCTTACGCTTATTGATTGGATCATAAGAAAATAATTAATGTATCTCTAAGGGAACTGATCCTATAGTAATATAACAGTATTGCTATGGAGATAACTATATGACGAAATGGACAGGTTGGGTACCGCAATGCTCCTCAGAATCTAATTTACCACCTTTAACTATGGTAGGTATAAATAAAGTTTATTTATCGGGAAGAATGACAGGAGTGGAAAATCATAATTTTCCAGCCTTTCATGAGGCCACAAGGAAATTAAGGAATATGGGATTTACAGTATTTAATCCTGCTGAAACCGATAATGGGGATACTTCGCAATCTTGGGAATATTATATGAAAATAGATGTCCAAGAAGTTGCTAAAAGTGATGCAGTGGTAGTCCTGCCTGGATGGGAGGATTCTAGAGGAGCAAGAGAAGAGGTAAAGCTTGCAGATCTATTAAAGATACCCGTCTTTAGTTATCCTGATTACCGTAAACTAGAGTTTCCGACCTTATATATGGTTCCCAAACAAACTAAGGACACTGGAGCTATTAAACATGACGCATCTAAACTCCGTATGGATCTAATACCTATGTCTGCTATTGTAGGACTAGCTGAGGTTCTTACCTTCGGTGCAAATAAATACAATGACCGCAATTGGGAGAAAGGATTCCCTTGGTCTAGAGTTTACTCCGCTCTACTTAGACACTTATTTGCGTGGTTTTCTGGGGAAACTAATGATAAAGAGACGGGATATAATCATCTATTTCACGTACTTTGCAATACTGCATTTCTAATTGAGTTCGCTACAACCCATCCAGAACTAGATGATAGACCAGTAGGAAATAATAAATGAAAGACTTAATAATAGGTATATTACTTGGTATATTTATAGCAGGGACGTCTGCAGGGGCCGTAGAGATAGCATTCAGTAAGATTACAGTCCAAGATATGTATAGAGGGTTTGCTATAGCTGGATTATTGGCTAGTAATAGAAATTATGGGATAGAGGGTACAATAGCGGCGGCGGTAAATTATGCAGATGCACTATATGCAAGGAGAGATAAATGAAGATCAAGCCATTAAGGGATAGAGTATTAGTTAAAAAAGACGAGGCAGAGGATACTTATAAAGGGACTAGTATTGTACTTCCAGACCAATTAAAAGAAAAGCCACAAACTGGTGAAGTTATAGCAGTAGGACCAGGGCTAGTTAACCTATATGGAACCTACATAGGAACGACACTATCCCCTGGGGATAAGATTCTATTCCCCAAACATTGTGGAGTGGATTTGAAAAGCCTAGAGGATGGTCTATTTATAGTACCAGAGGCAGACGTACTTGGGATTATAGAGCCTGAAACGGTTGACTAGTATAATTAAAGTAGTCTGTTAGAACTCATGATTAGAAGGAGAAGAACATGTCTGGAGTTAATGGAGATGGAACGGCCGTAGACCTCAATACGATTCAAAAGAGGATTGGTAGGCTCAAGAGGTTTCTAAGGTTGAATGATATGGACAGTGCCCATGCTCTATCCACTACAATTCTAGCTAATCTCACAGCTCAAAATGTGACTATTCAAGCAGCGAATGATGTAGTGGATCTACCAAAAGATCCTGTACTACCTATCAGGGACGCTCAGAATCAAACAAGCTAAAGGTAAGGGGCTATTAAATAAAGCCCCTTAATTATTTATGGATAAAAATAAACAATTACTTAATAAAGCAAAATTACTAATAGCTATAGGTACACAAGTCAAACCCAATGTGGAGCTAGATAGACTTACTAGCAAGGCTTTGGATGATCTAACTATAGCAGTAATTAATTTGGAGCATAACCTAGATGAACCTTTTGTAATGTCTGATGAGGAGATTGCAAGAGTTTTAACTCTCTCAAAGATGTACTGTATTAACACAATAATGGTTTCCCAGGAGGGAATATCTAAATAATATGAGACAACACTTTCATTTAACTAGAAAAGAAGACGTTAGTGGGGTAAGTGGAGTAGGAATAGTTGCGGAAGGAGAGGTCTTCTCGACTGGAGAAGTAGCAATACATTGGATCTCTGGACCTATACATAGTACAACTGTATATAGAAGTATAGACGAAGTAATAAAAGTTCATGGGCATGAAGGTAGAACAATCATTGAGTGGGAGTCATAGTATGTTATCTAGGGATAAACAAAGCTACAATATTTACGATAGCTTTGCTGTGACTAAACAGTCAATTATAAATTTAGAATTAGAACAATCTCTTAAAGTAGGTCCGGGTGATATAATAATTTCAATGCCTGAATTAAAGGCATTTCTTATCATAGATGGTAAGGATTATGATCAAAGGTTTGAAACAATAAGAGATGAGAGATAATGCCAGTTCAATTAAGACCCACACAACAATGGTATAACATTCTCCAAACCATGTCACTAGATGGCTGGCTATGGAAAATTTCCAATAACGACCCTATAGATTCTCGTGATGTCCAAAGCACTTACTGTACTTTCTGGAAATATATTAATGGAAGATATGTAGGTGCCTTTTCTCGTAAAGATGCTGGAGACGAGGATACAGCTGTAAGGGAAGCCGCCCAAAGGGCCCTTCAAGAAGAAAATAGAACACTACAGGGACTATAAATGTATTTCATAGCACTTCTCATACTAATTAATATTGGTCTTCTACTGTATTGGAGACACGAATGTAATAGGGGTGTGCATGACGCCCATGTGGAGAATTGTAGGGCTTACTTGGAAGATATGTTTAGATTATGACTACCCTTATACTAGGTGGAATGACTATTGAAGATCCTCAAATACTAAAAAAGGCTGCAGAGCTAAGGGGATGGAAGGTAGTAGAAATCCAAGGTAGCCCATCCACATTTACAGACGGGTTTAAAGCTATAAAAGATCCGGTAATATATGCCGCTCCTGGCCTGGCTGAACGTATGGCGGCTGCTCTTAACGTGGACTTAATTACCGTCCAAGAAACGTGGCTTTCAAATTTACCATTTCAATTTACTAGGAGAGATATACAACTAAGTGTTTCCACTAAACACACATATGAATCCCTCACTTATCCCAAATTTATTAAGCCTTGTACATATAAAAAATTTCCCGCTAAAGTATATAACGATGACAGGCAAGCTAAAGCTGCATGTAGGGATGCACTATATTATGGCCCTATATACATACAGGAACCTGTGGAGTGGGAAGTAGAATATAGGTGCTTTATTTCCAATAATAAACTACAAACTCTTGCTCCATATAAGCGTAATATGAAAACGGATAAATACACTATATACCAAGAAGAGGTAGATAACTGTTATTACATAGTACAGCAAATGGCAGAGGAAAACTGCTTACCTGTTACAGGGACACTTGATATAGGATTTATTAAAAATAGAGGATGGGCTGTAGTTGAACTTAATGGGGCTTATGGGTCTGGGATTTATAAGCTAACAAATGTAAATAAAGTGCTGGATGTACTTCAAGCTACTACTGTTCCTCGAAGCAAAATATTAAATTAGTATTAATAACTACTAATTACTAGTTTACACAGGATATAATATGTTTAGTGGGGAGAAAGCTCCCACCCACTGAAATAAACAAGGAGACAATGGCTGTAGCAAGGCCTACTTAACTAGTGTTACACAAGTGGTAAACGTTAAGTGCTAATAAACAAAAGATGGGTACTCTCTTGTGCAATTCAAAGTAGCCAATGCGCAATATAAAAATAGCTAGCAATAGGACGGGTAGCTCCCGTCCTTAATTTTAGGGAGAAAATAATGTGCGTGTAATTATACAAAAGTATGATGAAGGAAGTGAAAAACTATGCTCAGTCGCTAAGAATATGGGCTTAGAGGTGAATTATGTAGGTGTGGATACTATATATAATACGGAAAACTTAATAAAGGAATATGAGCCTGTATTTACTCATACATCTATAGACTCCTTTAATCACTTATCCTCTAAGTATAAATTTAGCCATTTGTATAATAAGAACAGTATTAAACCTACTTCTTACATGGGGGTTTTGGGGGAAACTTATTTTAATAGTGAGGGTATGTTTTTACCTGCTCCTGCTTTAATAAAAAGATTTAAATGTTTACAAGAGCTTTGGGATAATAAATATTTGTTTGTTAAATCAAATGAGGATAAAGTACTTACAGGGGAAGTATTTGAGGATGAAACAAGTATTAAACACGCGTTAGACTACTTTACCCTTAAACATAACAGTCTAATGTTAGTAGCTCCTTCCTACCAAATATCTAGAGAGTGGAGAGTAGTAAGAGCAGGTAAAAAAGTTGTAACTGCTAGCCTATATAAAAAAGATGGAAAAGTAGTTAGTGAGGAAGAAGAGGGAATTAGTGTTATAAGCTTTGCGGAAACTATTCCAGTCTGGGATGAGCTACCTCATGTACATGTATTGGACATCTGTCAAGATCCTAGAGGATTTTTATATGTACTGGAAGTAGGCTCAGTTAATGTTGCAGGCTTTTATAGTTGCAATCTTAAAAAAATTTTGGAAGCATCTATTGGACAACTGGAAATTGCTAATGGTGTACCATGGGACCAAAGATTAAAATCCTTAAAAAAGTAGGAATATATGAGCAATTCAAATAAATTGGTAATATACTAAAAATAGTTGATTTTACAGCACTCTTACCCAAAAAATTGCATTTTTAACCATTTTTAAGGAGAATTTATGTTTACTATATTAGCCTCAATTTACATGCTTTTTAATACAGTTTTTACTATAGGTTTAGTGACAATAGTATTATCCATAATAATTAGTTCTCTAGTACCCAAGTATTAATATGAGTGCGGAATTTTTAATTATGTTCTTTGCGATTGGTATGTTTATACTAGCAGCAATATCTTAAAAAAGTTGAAGTATTGTATATGTAATATTATCGGTGGACATGTCTCCGCATGCGCGCACTCCACCAATAAAAAATAGACCGGTCGGTCTAGTTGTGCTTATCGTATTACCGCATATAGTGGGAGATAGTAAAGGAAAGGGGGCAGATGTTAAGTCTGCCCCTGTATTTAGCTTAGTTGTAAGCGATGCTTACTTTGTTGCTGGCGTAGTTGCTTTTGCTGCCTGTTTCGCTTTTTCCGCTGCAACTAGTTTTTCTAAGTCTGCAAGAGACAGGGTAGAAACAGCGCTTTGCGCCACTCTGTTCTTCTTTGCTTCGAGCTTCTGCTCATCTGTTTTCTCAGCAATGGGGGTGATATTCACTCCCACCTGATGACGAACACCGTCAATTGTCACTTTGCCACCTGCATAGAATCCCTTGCCTGATTTGGTACGAACAGGGGAGAGGGCGACATCGTTGTCTGATTCAATTTCGATAATAATAGACATAGTTTGTATCTCCGTTTGTTTTGGTTTCGGTCACGCTTGCAACTAGCAAGGTAATTGCGGGACAGTGCCAGTATCCCGCATGTACCGCACTAGTGTAATTGTTCGTAGCAAGTATTGCAGTCATCAGCGGTACTATTGCAATCCCGGTCATGCCAGTAACCATATTCATCTTCGTTGTCTGCTTGCTCTTGTAATTGTTCCACTTGACTATCGAGTAAGGATGCCATGCGGTCATGTGCTTGCTTGTCTGTATTGTCCATGTCTGCTTGCAATTGAAGCAAGGGGAGTTGACTATCTAACATGTCTGCCATGTCTAAGGTGTCACTATCCGGGACTGGTAGGGACGGACACAAGGATATGGGGTAATAGTCCCATGTGTTGTTTGTTGCTACCACTGGCTTGTCAGCCAGCTTAACTAATTTGTATATGTGTTCGTTCATGATACTTTCTCCCATATGGCTACTATAACACTGTCCTCTATGTACACGGTGCATATGGCATGGGAAGTAATATCGGAGAATTGAACATAATCAATCCATCCGTCATCCTGTATTGCCATCGCTACTCCCCATATTGTCCACTGCATAATGCTTGCATCTCCGTTTTTGCTATATTTCAAGCATAGCGCATGTTGAAATTTGTTTTCGCCTATAAGGATATGCGGAAATTTGTAAACTTTTGTAAATTTGCAGTCAAGATAGAATAATAATACACGTGTACGCACACGCACGCGCGTATACACCCCTATCCTGCAATCCCGCACGTCCCAATCCCGTACCCCCGCCCCCAGGGGCTGTACGTATAAGATAAGAGCCAAAATTGTCCATTACGCCATTATTATAGTGTTAGGCGTTAGCCATTAAGTGGTTATTAGGGGACAAGCGAGTAATGGGGAATCCCCATTATAAGCATAACCCAGTCCCCTGTATTATAATTAAACTAGTTATTATATAAATAAGAGGGAAAACAAATACAGTATTACTAATTAAGCTATCCGCCAGAGTATATATACCTTCTACACCTAATGTATTACCTGGGTAGTAACATATGAAAGGCCATGAGAGATACCCACTAATTACAATACAGTATTATTTACTAATTATCATATAGTAGCTGAGTAAACATCGGAAGAACCTTCCTGGATTACAGTATTATACAGCTAGTGGCATACGGCGCCGTAAATTTGTGTAATATTACCAGTGTTAAAGTATAAAGAAGAGGGACGGTGTACAACAATTGGATTTATTACACCAGCCAGGAGCAATCCTGGTACTTTAGTTTGTTTATTACAGTAATATTATGGTAAATATGGGGATTTTTTGCATTATTATACCCCTCCGTGATACCTATCCAAATATAACTAACGCCAAATATAACTAACGCTATTAGAATGGTAGTACCCAATCATTACATACACACACACACATATATATACTACTGTATATGAATAAGGATGTATGCGGGACCTCTCCTTAGCCTGGTATGTAGGACTATGCGGGTCACCTTCCACGTCCACTATTTGTAGCTATGTATTACTGTAGCTAAGTATTAATTGTTTTGGCTGCCTTGTACTAAATACTTGGTTTTCCGGTATTACTTTAAGTACTAATAATTCCATGTGCCGAAGGCACCCCATTAAGTTATTATGTTAAGTTATGTAAAGAGGTGTATTAAATATGCACGTAAGGGCAACTCCCCCGCCTTTCAGCTACCGTATTAGTTTAAATACTTAAGATTATCACGTATTTTGTGTTCTGTCAATAGTTTTATTAAGTTATATGTATATATGTAAATTCCCTGTAACATTATCATGTTACTGTCCCTAAGCTATACGCTTGGGACTATATAGGACATGTGTATATAACAAATTTATGAAATTTTGTAAACTTTTGTTTTTGCTTGCTGGACGGCAAATTTGGGGTTAATTAGCAAAATTTTATTTTTGTCGCAAAATTTGCATGGGATAATGGGATTGGAGTAAATAGGCTTTTATATGCTTATATACTCCTGTAACAACAACCAGCATGGGGAAGTACTACATATGCCCCATCCTACGGCGTGTAAGCCATATATGCGAAATACGTTATGAAGTAGCATATAATATGGCGGGGCGACAACCCCTAATGAGGCACCGTTTAGTGTATAGGTAATAGTGATTACCTACTGATGAGGGCACAGTTATGCCCGAAACACTATACAGGTGCATTATGTCCATACTTCAAGACCAAGTGAGACATTGCCATAAGCTTTTACAAGACTGCTTGCAAGAGCTTAAAGAGCATAATAGTAACTTAGTGGAAGGTGTAGAGGAGGAATTACAACAACCAGTAAAATGTCCTCATGTTATTAGAAAGGGTATATGTATATGGTGTAAGGAGGTATGTAATGGAGAAGCTTAGACTAACATCAGCACAGATGAGAGCCGCTATATGTGAAAAGTATGGTACTGACCCTTCTGATGTTTACTTTCGATAGAGTGTAAGTTTAACCATGAAAAGTGGTATATGTGGGATGGTACGGAATTATATGTTAAGAAGGAGGGTACATAATGAGTGTTATGCATGTTGCTGAGTTAATTGACTTAATACCCCAGTGTCATAAAATGACTAAGATGACAGGATATCATGGAGACTTTAAGCGGGAGGATGTTATTAGAGACAACATGGAGTCTGAGTTAGCAGTATGTTTAGCGCGAATGATTGTTATGACTCTCCCAGACAAACAGTTAAACTTAACTCCTGTACATAAGAAGCCTGGGTATTACAATGTTATTGTGGTTCCTGTTAAGCAACGAGTTTACCGTAAACCACATTGGGTAAAGGTAGTTTGCGAGAATTAATCCCGAAACAGGGTAGATATTACCCTGTATAACCCCACGTGGTTCGTGGGTTACTGATGAGGGAAGCCAGTGAATTTACAAATAGGTAAGTTATGCTCACTTTGTCTTAAGGGTATAGGTAGATACCAGCGTCATGGTTATACCGTAACCAGTCCTATTGGGGTTGTGCATTTAGAAGGTTGTGGGTTTATAGCATGTGATTTTTGTCATGTGCAAGTACCTGATGCCCCCACATTACAACGGGTGAAAGATGCTAAAAATGCACAAATAGCCCAATACTTATGTAAGTGTTTACAGTGCGATGTAATTAGGAGGACTAGGTAATGGATGAGTACTTAAAGGAGAACTTAGTTAAGATATGCTTGACTACTCTTATATCCACAGCAATGGTAGTAACAATTGTTAAACTCATGGGGCTATAAACTATGCTAAAACAAGTACATATATCAGAAATATTTGAATCTCAGTATTTACCCTTTAACCCAGTACCAGTACCCCTAGCTATATTACAGAAGTATGGAGCTAAGGCTCCTGTAGGTAATAGAGGTTATTGGAGTAACGGAGTATTAAAGTGGAGTGAATGGTTTGCGGGAGCTATTCACAGACGATATGCGGTATGTCCTGTATGTCCTGAGGTTATGGGAAGTACATTGTAATTTGGTACATGCCTGTTAGGTGACAGATAACAGGCAATTACCCAGTTATAGTTAACTGGTATACATGAGGTAATATACTATGGTAACTGTAGATGAAGTAATTGCGGAATACCTTACATTCGATGATGAAACACCTGATGATGTATGGGCGAATTGGGCTAATAAGAAATTAGCTCTTACGGAAGAGGAACAGGATAGTGTGGATAAGGTAGTGCAAGCGGATATAGATACACAATTAGAGGACTTATCTCAGGAAACTAAAGCTATTATACTAGCTCAGTAATTAGGTACATACTCCAGTGCTATTAACTTAGTGCTGGAGTAATTACCCAATTAAGGAGGGTGTAAGCATGATGACAGTGGAAGATGCTCTTATAACTAAGGGTATGACAGTTAAACTAAGTGAGAAATGCCATACAGCAATAGACTACTTCAAAGTAGCTCCTGAAGTGATTACAGACTGTACAACTAAGCAGAGATATGTGTTACTTGTTCCCCGTAAATCCATGTTACCTAAAGATGTTATTACTTTGGTAGTGGATAAGTTAAAGGAAAGAGGATTTACAGTGCAGGGAGCTGGACAACTCATACGTGTTTTTCTCTAGTTAGGTAAACAGGGTAAGATTAACGTCTTACCTTGACTACCCAACTACGGAGGTAATACAATGGGTGTAAGTAAGTTAGATATAAACAGGTGTTTGTGGCTGTTAGATACAGCATTATTCATGCCAGGAGAGTTAATGGCTGGGTATGCGGAGAAGACATTTAATATGGGATTACCTTCCTATAAGCTGCCCAGTATGCCATGGGATAAGAATAGAGCTTTAGGTAATTTAGCTATTACGGAAATTACATTTAATCCTATGGATGTAACTCCCGGTACTCAAGGATATAGTGAGTTACGGGAAGATAAAATAGCTATATACAATGGGGCACAATTACCCCATAAAACCCTATTCCATGAAATAGCCCACTGTCTATGTCATGTACCAGAGCTACCACAATATGTAAAAGAGTTTGAGGCTGAGTGCGTAGCTTTATTACTGGTAGACCATTTAGAGCTACCAGGAGCTAAGTTTTGTAGAGGAGCAATACAGGAAAGCGAACGTGGTATTAAGTTACTTAGCTTGGATAATCATGTAGTTACACCATACGTGCTTATTAAATCCGCACAAACTATACTGGAGGCAGGACTATGATAAATACAACATTTTATGTTGAGAGAATACATATGTTAGGTGGAGGACTGTATAGATATAGGGTATGGGAAGAACTTACGGAAACACAATCCTGGGCAACATCCCATGTATCCCAGTGTACTATTAACAATAAACGAGTGGGGGAATTAACAAGTAGACGTATACCATGGTTAAATGATACAGACTTCCCACCATGTACTGATAGACGATTTAACATGGTCCATGCATGGTATAAGGGATTAGAAAAGCTTACAGCTATACTTATTAGGCTGGCTTATCCTGAAACCAGAAGTATAGACCCTGACCAAATAGTGACCATGATGGTAGAGTCTCCTGTAAATAGACCGCATGAAGTGAGAAATGTTTACTTTACTGGTAAACATAGAGAGTACGCGGTTTATAAAGTGGAGTATGGTCCTGGTCCAGTAACTAAAACATTATGGAGTTCCCAGTAATATACTTGGTACATACCTCTTTACTAATACTAAAGAGGTAATTACCCGGCATATGGGTGTTAGAGGAGATAGGACAATGGAAGAAAGAGAGATACGAGACCTAATACAGGAATTACAGGAAGCCACTGAGGCTTACTTAAAAGCCAAGGATAGGTACAATACAATTACTTTCCTCGTAACCAGTAAATTAGGAAGTAAGGGAATTAATGTAGCAGTACCACCAATTACACATACACAAGAGTCACAAATACAAAGTGCTAAGACTGCTGGTAAGGAAATTACAGTACGAGGACAAAAGTATAAGTCTTTATATGAGGCTGTAAATAAACTTACATCCATTAGTGGTATATCCTACGGTACTGCTAAGAAGAGATTAGATGCAGGACATAGTCCCGAAGCTTCCTTACTTGTACCTGTAGGTATGGGTGGAGATATAGAAGCTATGTATGAGGCTATGGATGCTACTGGACAGTTTGAAGAGGAGGGATAATGAGAATTATAAGAATCTTCTGTGGTAGAGTATCCAAACCAGATGGTGATTGGGTAAACGTAGCTAAAGGACAATGGGATAAGATATTATCCCCACATGACAACGCTAAGATGGAAATGATTTTAGGTTGTATAAAGTTTGTTTCTCTAGGTGGTAAAAGTGTAGACGTTGCCCTTATAGAGAGGTCTTATTGTCCTAATTGTAAATTATCCCATGATAAGGAAATAGAGAGGTTGAAATGAAAAGGTATAAAGGCACTCCTATGAAGAAGAGATTAACACTAAGAATTAAGCCCTCTAATGCATGGTTAGAATCTTATGCTAATAACTCTCGTAACAAGCCTAAAAATGAGAAAAGGGATATGCTAATACGAGCTGCATACTTAGAATTACCTTATCACCACATTGAACAAAGTGATGAGGTAACACAAAAGAACAGAAGAAGCCGTATTAAACAATTAGCTAGAGAGTATAAGTTATCCGTTATGAGGATACAACAAATAGTTAAGGGGGTTGATGATGAAAGAGCTAAGCCTAGAAGAGCTAGAACAACTAAAATTACAGAGAATGAGGGAGATTTATAAAACTAGAGGAGAGTTTAATAACATCACTCACCAATTATCCACAAGACACTTACCCCCTAAAGTAGAGAATGAGATGTTACATAAGAGGAGACAATTACAGGAAGCACTTGCAATAATGTCCAAGCATAGCGCTGCTTTATCCCTAAAAATAAATAATGTTAAGGGAGCTAATAAAAATAAGGGTAATAAAGGACACCATAAAGGAGGGAATAACAAGGGTTATATTAACAAAGACCCGGAAATACAAGAAGTTTACAGTACAGTAACATTACCTTCCGGTATGACAGTAATACTACCAATGAAGAGTAGGTATAAAGGAGAGAATAAATGAGTGAGCCATTATTCCCTAATATTAAGAGCTGTATAACTCACACGTATGTATGTGAAATAGCTCACTTAGTTTTACATACTGAGCAGCTATACTGTTTCCACAAACATCCAGATTGTGGAGAGTGTTATATGTACGACGGTTCAAGATGCCCTGAATGTGATAACATGGGGGTGGTTAAGTCTAATGATGGATTATCCGATATTGGTTGGTGTAGTTGCCCGGTGGGACAGGATATACGCAATCAACCAAATGATCCACTAGGTATTAAATCTCCGCAAATTACCGAATAATACACGCAACCCCTGGGACGTTATGTCCTGGGGGTTTTTTTATTGCTTATTTACTACATACAGAACATTTATCACGAAACTAAATTGCTGTCAAGGCCTGTGCCGCAATTGTTATTTATATCCATTACACATACGCTTATTCTTTGCTTGCTCATCCCAAGTAGCCCATCTACAATTACCTGGTTCATAATTACCGTCAGTGTGAGGGTACCTATCTATTGTTAGATGATTCTTATACCCGTTACTCATAGCCCAGTTATAGAAATTGAAAAATCCTTGTCTCTTAGGTAACAACCAATTATCACATATACTTACTCCTAATCCCCCATATATTTTATATCTGGGATGGTTAGAGTTATAGCATCTCTGTTTCATTCCCCCGTAAATGGAATATAGCCTTTTTACTGGGTCTTTAATAGGTGCTTTTCTACCCTTCTTAGGTTTTACTGGTTTTGGATGACAATAACTACATCTAGCCCTGCCTGCTAACAGATCTAGTACATCATGAGCGGAGTAAGTTACACACTTATAACAGAAACATAACCAACGTCTTCTACCTTCAATAGACTTTACTTCCCACTTTACCTCTAGTCTATTGTACACGTCACCACACATTATTTTATTCATAATAGCCCCCTTGTTATAGTCTTAAATACCACACAAATTCATTTTTGTCAATACCTCAAGAGTCATTGCGTTAGCCGTATTTTATGGCTTGTGGCAACGTTTTTGCAATTTGCGGTATGAAGTTACCCGACCGACGTGTTTTATTCGTTCACGGGCAAATTTGACGTGTTTTAAGCGACTTTAGCTTTACTTGTTTACGCAGGCGCAAAACGACCCAAGACCCAGGCGCTCTGGATGTATTAGCCTGTGGTACATACGCAGGATCTTGATTTTTTGCTTTACAAAACTTTACGCCGCACACTTGACGCGGCGAAAATTCGTCGAAACCGCGCCGCGACTTGATTTCGGGCGAAATTTCGACTTTTCGTGTCGGCTTGAATTGGAGAGTCAACAAAAACGCGAAACGACCGCAGGGGGAAAGTGCCCGCTGGGGTAGGTTTCTCATTGGTTAAAATACTTAATTATTTAATATACAGTATGTGTATATAGTGGAGATGCTACACATGGCAGTATTGGAGTTAACGGAAGTAGAGTGGTATTCATTACCACATAAATGTGTACTAAGAACTGTCCCGGAGTTTAGTACTAATAAAGTTACCGGCAAAATGAAGAAGAACAAACGTGCTGGTATGAGAGTATGTGAAATGTGTGGTATAGAGGATGAAGAAGGTAAGTTTCATCCTGCTACGCGTTGTGTTAAGAAGTTTACCAACCCTATAGATGCTGAGAGATTTAAGCAGACTGTAGTAAATGGGTTGAATAGAGTAACACGTAAGACAATGCCTGATGCTACTACACCTGTTAAGTTTGCTGAGTATATACAAATACAGCTACTTAATGGGAAGCTTGTTAGTTGTATTAGACTGTTAGATGACACACTATTAATGAGGAGAGTAGGGGGTAAGATTAGTACCAGTGATAATGGTATTAACTGGATGCCCTTTTATCCTGATGATTATGTGGAAATAGGTAAACCAACTCCGATATACAACTGTAATGTAAGAGGTGAATATCACCCGTTACTTACAGAGCTTAAAGAGTATATTAGAGAGGGTAAGGATTGGACAACAGGTAAGTCCCTTACAGTAGTTGAAAGAAGACAGGAAAAGGTAGGCAGACATACTGGTACTAATGCTGAGGAATATTACTCTCAATTAATGTCCAGACAGTTTGCTAAGTCCACTAATGTTAAGATAGCTGAAGACTTAATAGCAGAAGCTAAACATGGTGTGGAAATGAGAAACATGGATAAGACTAGAGTACACTGTAAACTCTGGGCTTCTAATACAAGAACAAACACATTGAGAATAAGAAAGGAATTATCCTCATTCGGTGCTGTTTATACCATGTATCTAAGAGTAATATACAGAGCTAAATATTACTGCTTTAGAACACGTAGAGAACAGGAAAACAGTATAGTATTATACGAGAGAGATATAATACTTGCTAAAAACAATAGATCACTCCCAGAAGACACAATAAAAGCTATACCGATTAGGTATGGTAAGTTTATGGAAGAGTGGAACATATAAAGCTTTACTTGGACCTGCCATGTAAATCTCCGCACTTTATAGCCCCTTGTAGCAGTAATGTTATAAGGGGCTTATTGTGTTGTGAGAGGGAAATAAGTCCCCGGTAAGACATAAGATAAGGAAAAACTATTATGGGAAATAATCAAGCACCAGTACAGCAACAACAGAAGAACCAAGAAGTCCTTAGCTCTGTTAAAGATACACTGGAAGCTAATAAACCAGTGGAACAGAGTAGTGCTCAATCTGAGCTAGAGGCTTTACGTGCTCAATTAAAGGCTGCTGAAGAGGCTAAGAAAGCTGCGGAAGATAAAGCGAAGAGTGCTGAAGATAAGGCAATTGAGTCTGAAATTCAAGCGCGTATAGCTAGGGAAGCTGCTGCTAAAGCTACTGAGAAGAAGACAGTAGCTACTGTAGTACCCAAAGAGCTTAAGCTTTATAGCTTCGATAATGGAGTAACTGCCGGAGATTTTGTAGACTTCGCTACTGGAACAGGACGTGATGCTAATAACATTACCCGTTGTTCTCTTGGTCAATACGTTGACCGCATGGGTAAGAAGTACCCAGCAAGAGTAACACTCCATGATTACTTCATGAATCAAGCTGGTCAACATGCTCCCACACAGAAGAGAGTATCCTTTAGTCTGGAAATGCTCCCTGATCTCATTAAGTTCCTGCAACTAGCTGAGGCAGAAGCTAAGAGACAGAATCTCACATAAGTTTATTTCGGGCAACCTGAATTGTGGCACTTGTAGCTAGGGAGAGTTAACTCCCTAGCTATTTGTGTTGTTACACTACTGGTAAATGATTTATGTACGAAGAATCCCATGACTTTGTGTGTGCTAATTGCGGCAGTACAAAGCAATTATCTACTAAGCCAAGGTATAGTAGAGCTTGGGGATGGTTTTGTAGTAATCATTGCCGGAAAGTTGTTAGGAAAGCACGTAAGAAAGATATTACATACACACCACAATACAGTAATAAAGGTTAAGGAAAATGACTTTAGGGGAGATTGGTTTTATATTAGACTTAATAGGCATAACAATGGCATTTGTTATGCTATGTAAGTGGTTTTGTAGACCATAGGGGGGTTCGTTATGCTATACACTACAGCATGTTGCCTAGTTTGTGCGGAAGCAAAGTACTTAAGTAAACTAGTGGAAGGTAATGAAATGACTAAGGATGACGCTACAGCTATAATGTCACCCAAACTAATAGAGGAAATGGGGAATGCAACTAAGGGAACATTTATTTATTACCTTGCCCAGTTATTGCTAAGTTAATATGATACTCAAACTCTTATTGTGTTTTGCATTAGCTACTCTAACTTACTCCACCTGGGGAGATAGAGCAATGATAGAACCATTAGGGCTTATGTGGGCAATGTACATTGTAGCTGTTCTAATTGATTAGTTGTTATCTATTGCTCAGGGTATTTGCCCTGAGCTTTAGTTATTAAACAAGTAAAAGTAAGTCCAGTAATAAATCTATTTCCCCATTACATGAAAGTATACATATCCTAGTAATACCTAGGTTTTACCGTAAAGAAATAAAGCATTTATTACTCACTTACTCCCTACAACCGGAGGATAGGACACCAATCACTAATTAATTGCAACTCAAACCTATAAAAATGTTTAAGCCATATTAATGTTTTGGCATATGTATTGCAGTATCCCTTACCCGGAGGATGTATGTAATAGTCCAACCAAATTGAAAGTATTGTAAGCCCTGGGAGTTATCTCAGGGCTTATCTATTTGTGATGCGCATTGATACTCACCATTACATAAAGGAAAGGTAAATTATACTTGATAGCTGTGCTCTGGCTGTCCGTTAGGCACCCATCATAGCCTAGTAAAATAAAGTAGAAGGCTAGGGGAGTTATCTCCCCTTTTTACTAAGGTAATTACTATGATACATTGTACATGGGTGCCACTTAAGCAAGCATTTAGTACCTTAAAGAAGAAGTGGCGTAGTCATAGAAGATTGAAAGTATATTTGGAATATGGTACAGCTTGTCTATTTTGTGGTTTACAAGCTACTCATTTATCCTGGGATAAACATTTAGCTACGGATAAGAAGCCACACCCTAATTTATGGCATATAAAAGCATCCGGGCAGAAAATTATGATGACAGTAGATCACATCATACCAAGAGCTAGAGGAGGTTCCAATCACACGGATAACCTCATGCCTTTATGTGAGAAGTGCAATTCTAAGAAGGGTACACGCATAGCATTTTGCTTGTTAGATACTAAACAATTAGCAACAAGACACATTAATACCAATTATCAAGACATCAAGGAAATAGCATGAAAGAACTTACATTTGCAATACTGTTTGTTGGTGGTATGATATTTGCCTTGTGTGGAGAGGCTGGAATACTTAACATTACTACACCATTACCTCTTAGTTTAGATGATATATTACTTCCCATCCTTGGCTTATTTTTAGGTGGTGTGATGATAGGATTTTCCCTTCGTAAGGCAGTAGAGATATCGGATAATGATTAGTTTGATAATAAAGACAACTCTTAGCCTTACCTGTGCATCATTAGGAGCTGTATTACTTCATAACCATCCTTTGGAAGCACCTTATGCCATTATGTTGGTATATATGGGTGGAATTATATTAGGAACTATCTAATGACATACTCCGATTTATGTAAATTAAGTACCCTATTAGGGTTTTGCTCGGGTATCATACTTCTTATTATCGTAGTTGTTATGACAATAAAGGGTGAGCAATGAGTATAGTAGAAGAAATAATAAAAGAAGAGTTTTTGGCATACCAAGATACTACTGAACAAGAGTTTATGCTTGGTATGGGTTTATTAGGTATTGAACCGTTGGAAGTAGTACAAATACTAAATGGGAAACCTATTACAGAGAGACAAGCGGAGGCATTGAGTAATTACTTTAATACATCTCAGGCGTTCTGGATTAACTTAAACAACATGGAGAAAACCAAATGAATTTAGTTCCACCAACCACAGTAGGTGCCACCCTTACAGTAAAGTCCGTAGTACTAATGTCACGAGGACTTAGGTTCTATTATTCCGATGAACAACAAAAGTTTTATTTGGCGGAAGTATTTAACTTCGGTCACTGGTCTAAACTACCTTGGGATACGGATAAAATACTGGAAGAAATTGATAGCCGCAAGCTCACTAAGGACGGTAAGCCTAACCTTAAGTGGGAAGTAACTATTGAGCTTAATGGAAAGGATGTAGGGCTGCCTCCTATTATCTGTGAAGTAAGTGAACAGGAAGCTAAAGAGCACCTAATGAAGAAAATAGCAGAAATTAGAGCTAATGTTGCTACTCAAACCAAATAATATTACGGCGGGACTTGCTACCACAGTATGAGGGCGAGGTTAGTCCGTAAGTGGTGAGATGGAAAGCATCACCAGCCTATAGCCTGGGTATTAATACCCAGGCTATATTTGTATATTTTTGTAACCTCAAGATACTGGTATATTATGAGTATTATAAGAGACATGGAAGAGGAAATTGCCCAAAAGGTGGCTAAAAAGAAACTTAAGAGGGATATGGTCACTACATGGTGGTTGTTTTGGGGATTTTTACTGGTATTTAATTTAATTCTCCTTCTAGCGCAGTGGGGACTGAAAACTTTATGATAACTTTAGGTGCTTATGTTGCCACTTGTCCAATAACTTCACCACGGACATTAGTGAGAGGGTTTGTTGTTGGTAATCCAGAGCCCTATGTAATAGCTGTACTAGTAACTTGGTCTGGTGAGCTTATTTATAAACAAGGTGAAATAATACATTGTTTTATGAACACAGTAACTGAATTAGATTCCAAACTCATAGAAACAGATGTGGAAAAGGGCTGGAACGATAAAGAAAAGGTAAGATTACCACACCTCAGTATGTTTACCGACCAGGAAATACTTAATGAGTATAGCCGTAGGTGTAAGGAAAACCAAGAAAAGGAAGCTCTTAGATTAGCAGGGTTAAAGTCTGAATGGCAACTACTCAGAGAAAAATATAGTGATGTAGCCTACCAACTCTGTAATGAAATATATGAAGATTTCAAAGGTGGAGAGGAAGGTAGTTAAGTGTTTACTCTACAAAAACTAAAGAAACAATTTGTTAAGGGCTACCAAACTATTACACAAAGACAACTCATACAACATGATCCTACTATAGATAAAGCTATAGATAATTTAGATGTAGCAATACAGGAAGTGGAAAGCTGTTGAGAGTTTGACAGTGACCATGAGCTATGTATTAAGTCTCTGTATAAATGTTCCTTACTGTTAGAGTCTCTTAAGTATGAAAAGACATAATTAAATGAGATATCACCTTATTAAGAAAAGTAGAGTTTACAATGGTAAACCTTACTGTGGGCCAGCCTCTAACAATAAACCCGCCGAGGCAGAAACACACTTAAAAGCTTTGATATTAAAGGCGGAATTACAACTCAAAAATCCTGTTGGTTGGGTTATTATAGATACAAAAGAGAAGTTAAACTACTATCTACACTAAGGTAAAAACATGATTCCATATAATCCTAAGTGCGATGAGCTTGACTTGAAACTAAAAGAACAACGAGCTAAAAATATTAGCACTGACATTAACTCTCTCCGTACCACCCTGTCCGTTCTAAAAGAAGAGATAGATACTATAAAGAAAAAAATTAATTCCCCTGGAATATATTTAGTTATACATATGGGATATAGATTACTTTTGGTTACTAACCATAGTAATGTTGATTCCATAGGATTAGATGGTGGTTGTCTTAGATATGGATGGGTAGGAGATGTGGAGGAGTTTATTAAAATTCACAATATAACTATTTTAGGTAAATTAGAGAATAAGGACTTGGTGAACCTAGATCCCGGAAAGTCTATATTTAGTGAACATCATTACCCCATAGAGGAGCAGTAATGGAAGACAAGGATAAATATAAAATTAGGCGTCTTGGTACACCCTTAGATGGTTGTGGCTTACCTGAAGGACTTATAAAGGACTTTAGAAATAAGGGAATACATTCTCTACAAGGTGTTTTCGGTTTATCTGTTGCTGCTAGAGTAGGTGAAGGCCTTAATGAAATAGGCGAGCCTTATGGTCTCACACATCAGCAAATCCATGATTTAATAGGTAATTTACTATCCAAGGAAGAAGTTATTAGATTATGTAGTCCTATACCTAAGTATGGTATGGGCTGTAGCCTATAATTTTCATATAGCTAAGCGTTACACCCTTATGATATAGCGTCCATGCTTGGTTTCATTAGGATAAAGTAACAATATAAGCTATAGTATATAGCTACGGATGAACACTCACATTCTCCGTAGCTAAGTTTTATTTACTAAGGAATGCATACTATGAGACTACTAATAGGTAGAGTAAACGGGGAAGACATATATAGTACTCACAGATTTTATAACACACAATATATTAATGAAATAGAGTTTAGACATGCTATGGACTGGAAGGATAGTCACTGGCGTAGGCATAGAGAACTCTATGATTTTTATACTGGTATAACTACTGAGGATATGTTAGGTAACCAAGAACATAAGGACAATATAATACGTACTATATTTGAAGGACAAAGAGGCTGGCCCACATGGCTCTATAAGTTTTTATGTTATATTTCCGGATATCCCCATGGACTTGATGAGTAATTATATGAATGAAAATGAAATACATTACCACAAATGCCAAGATGTAATAATACGCTACTTAGATACAAGAACATATAAAGTAGTTCGCAAAGGCTGTGGTAGGGTATTTAGTCATACATTTTCAGAGGCATTGGTTATAGGTTTAACCAAAGCACATACTTGTCCTAATTGTGGTAATAAGCATCAGGATATAATGTATCACCCTGAAAAACAAAAGGTGTTAATGTCATGAAAACGTGTACAGTTTATCTTCCTGAAGTAGGAGACTCAGTATATTTTCCAGAAACAGAAGAAAGTCTTACTATAGCGTATGTGGAAAGTCCGTTCTTTATTACACTAGAATCCGGAACTTCTATTAATTGGAATAGTATAGATTGGGACGATGGTGCAAAGGTCTGGGTTAAGTAGTAGAGGCTATTGTGTTTGAATTTCCACTAACAAAAGAGCAAGAAGTTAATGTTTACCAGCTTATCATGGCTCTACGCTCTGGTAAGTATCCTCAAGGTAAAGGGCACCTAAAGGGTATTGGCAGTGGAGGTTATTGTCCTTTAGGAGTAGCGTGTGAGATAAGCGGACTAGGTAGATGGAGAGCTATGGGATTAGTCCTTGCTTTTATACTTAAAAATGATTTTGCCGCCACTCAATTACCAGAAGCCGTGAGAAAACATTATGGCTTCAAGTCTCGTTACCCTAAGACAAAAGACGGAAAAAGTATTGTTAGTCTTAACGATGATGAACGCTTACCATTTGAACAAATAGCTGAAATAATTGAACAAGAGGTATTAAACAAGTGAACATAAATAAAGAGTTTTTGCGTGATGTAATCATTAATGACGGTGGCGCATATATGTACGCAAATGGTACATATTGTGTATTTGGTGCTGTTATTACTGCATTAGGATGGAAACCACAAGGGCTAATAGTTAAGCCAGTAAATAGAGGAACGGCAGAACGTCCTAATATTACAATGGACATGCATTCTCCTATCAAAGGAGAGGAATGGAGTCTGCGACGAAAGTGGATATATTCTGTAAACTCATCTTTCTTTCACTCTCTGTCCTCTTTAGAGGTGGGGCTGTATAAAAATCGTCAACAAGTAGAATTTAATGGAGATGCTATCTCTCCTATTACACCGCAACAAGCTAAAGCATGTTTGCTGGACCTAGTGAACATGTATTTTCCAGATCCAGTGGATGTAGATGACATTGACCTTTCTGATCCAACAGTACCAAAAGATACAGATGACTTAGATAATACGGAGAATAAAGTAAATGAGCGAGTACTCTGTGGAAGTGGTAGAAATTAAGGTGTAAGTAGGGCTTTTTCTATCTCCCAGCCATGGTCTAGTCTATACCTAACCTTACAATAGAATGCCTTATCTTTCTTAACGCCAAACCTCTCTATCGCCTCTTTAACAGAATAATTGTGACCATGTACGCTAACTATTCTATTAGTGCTCTTATTATTGGCTTGCTGCTTACGGGTAAGCCAATTACAATTTGATGGCTCATAATTACCATCATTGTTAATTCTGTTGATAGTTAAACCTGGCTCCCACTTATCTATGGACCAATTGTAAAAATTGATAAATCCTTCTCCATTAGGAAGGAGCCACTCATCACAAACTTTAATTCCCCTACCACCATAGACATGAAATTCTCTATTTGATTTATAAGTACATCTATTTTTCATACCACCCCATAAAATATATAAAGGGTGTGATGAAAGCCCATGTATTAGGTTTCTATTAGTGGTAGCCCTACTCACTGCTTCCTTAACTAGACAACCACATGACTTTGTGGGTCTCCTACGTCTTGTGAGGTCTCCTGTACAGACAACCTTTTCATTTCCACAATCGCATTTACATAGCCAGTAATATGATCGCCCTCTCTTTTCATGAAAAGAGAGGACAGTCCATCTATGTATTTTACTTCCAGGAGTTATTGGCATATCTATAGGATATATTAAATGAGTGAGTATGCAGTTAAAGTTTGTAAATTATTAAACATTCAACCAGTACCTAATTCTGACAACCTCTCAATGGCGAAGATTGAAGGCTATAATGTTATTTGGAACCATAATGAAAACCCATATGGTATGGATAGGCCTTATCGTGAGCAAGATGAGATTATATTAGTTTTAGAGGATTCCGTAGTCCCGGAAAATGACCCAAGATGGGCTTATTTGGGAGAGCATAGAAGAATTAAGGCTAAAAGATTACGCGGTGTGTTTAGTATGGCAGTAATCACTCCATCTAAACCAGAATTCTCATTGGGTCAAGATGTTAGAGAACAGCTAGGCATTACAAGATACACTCCCCCTGAGCCTGTGACTACTGGAGGGGACAATGAGAAAGATCCTGGGTTCCTTCCCCATTACACTGATATAGCTTCCCTTAGAAGATATGAGGATATATTTGTACCCGGAGAACAAGTTATAGTAACTGAAAAGCTTGATGGCGCTAATGGTAGATGGTTATATAAAGATGGAAGATTATGGGTAGGTTCCCATTCCTGTATTAAATCACCTACTAGTAATACTGTATGGTGGAGAGTAGCTAAGCAGTTAGACTTAGAGAAGAAATTAGAAGCTTTTGAGAATATAGCTATATATGGAGAAGTATATGGTTATGTACAAAGCTTGAGGTATGGCGCAAAGCCTGGTGAGGTTATGTTAGCTGTATTTGATGCTATGGATGTAAGAACACGTACATATTTTGACCATGATAAGCTAGAACAGCTATGTAAAGTATTAGAGCTACCAATGGTCCCCGTTATATACAATGGTCCCTTTATTGCTGATGTAGTGAAAGGTATAGCAGAAGGTAAAACTACCATTAAAGGTGGAGATAACATCCGGGAAGGTGTAGTAATTAAACCAGTAAACGAAAGGTTTGATGAAAGACTAGGCGGTAGAGTAATACTTAAATACGTAAGTGAACAGTACTTACTTAAGAAGAAATAGGTATAGTCATGGATGCAGCATCAGTTGAGAGCCCAGTATATTTGGTTTCTGATGGTGTGTATGAGTTATGGGTGGCAGAACATAATGAAATTAAGGCAAAGGAACTAAAAGCAGACATACTCACCTTAATTACATCTGACTTACCGGACTCTGAAATTATTTTAACCATTAAACACAAATTAATTAATTATGGGTAAAGGTAAACAAAAACGGTCATGGGTATGGTGTACTGGAGATAGTAGTAGTTTTATTAAGGTGGGACGAAGACTATTATGTACAGTGTGCCGGCAAAAGTTTCTACCTCAGTCCTATAATTGTGAGTATCGTGCTGTAAGTGGAGGTAATGGGTGTTGGCATCCTAGATTACCTACTCATAAACGACCATATAAACATCCTTAAAGGTTCCCCATGCAACTAAATAGCAATCAAAATACTATAGAGTCTATGGGTAATCTAAAGTTGGGATGGGATGGTCATAATACTCCACCACTACCTAAAATATGTCTTACAGAAGCACAAAAACTTAAGGATTTACTAGATACTCTTCCCGTTAATTACTATCTATTCCCAGGACCAGGAGGTTTTGTTGAGTTTGAGTTTGAAGACAGCTTAAACTTAAGTATTTGGGTCTATGGCGTAGAGAGGGGAGCATTATATGCAGAAGCAGATAAGAACGATTGGGGATACGAATTCTTCTCATTTGAAGAACTTAGTAATGCTTTGCCCGACTTATTAATAAAGGAAGTATAAAAGTGGTAAACATAGATAGAAATAAGATATGTGAATGGAATTTACACTTAGAGGGATTTACCAAACAATATGATTTTACTACCCTTGGAGGCTCATGCTGGCATAATGAGGAAGGATGGGCAGTATGGTTTCATGAGAGATGTCCTGTTACATCAACTAAGCTTGGTCGCTTTGTACAAATAGAACAAAGTTTCAAGTTTATGGCTTGGATAAGAAGACCAGAAAACCCTATAATAAGTGCTGGTGTTGAAGTTTCCACCATGGAACACGTAAGAGGATATATGCTTAACTACAAGGAGACACACTGTGAAACCGCATAGAGACATGAGTAAGAGAAAATCCCATAGAGAAAAGAAAAATGCTACTTCCCATGCTGCTTGGGTGGAGAGAAAGAAACAAAGAAACAAGGATGCTAGAAACAAGGATATTAATGCATCCTAGGAGATGTCATGCAAAAGTCAGAGTTATTAAGTCTTTTAGGGCTGGTTGAAGCTAAAATTAAAACCTTTGATGATGTTATTAAACACCATGAGATGTGTAAGAAAGGAGTTTTCTCTGTCTATCATTTGGTTAGCAAACAACAGTTAGATGAGGCTGAGAGGGGCTTAATTTGGTGGAACCAAATTAAAGAAGGGCTATTACAAGAAATAGAAAAGGTAGGCGATACAGTAGCTTACCGGGAAACAGCACAAGCAGCACAATCTGAAGAAAGTAATCCCTATAATTTTTACATATACCTCTAGGGTTAAAACACAAATGAATACTCTATCTCTCAAACAACTAGCAGACCACACAGGACTACCTATTAGGTGGCTAAGTAAACAACTAAAGAAAGGAATTCCTACTGGGGCTATTCTATACCATTCTCTTAGGGGCACACAATGGATAGTACCATATTCAGACCTAGAAAATTTGAAAAGGGTGTACAGGGAATTATATGATATAGAGCACTCTAAGTCTCAAACTCATCCAATAGTAGAAATGGGTTTATTGTATGGAAGAATTATTAACATTCCTAGGGTTAAAGCATAAATGAACGCAGAACAGTTAAACAATTATGAGCCCTTCTTACAAGAAATATTTGGAAACTATACTGGTCCTTATGTTGTAGAAGTAACCGGAGAAGATTCCCTTAAAATACTACTACCTAACACTCCTCATGCTTCCTTAGTAGCAAAGGACTGTATAGTATTTGCCACTAATCCCAAGGTATTTATAGAGTACGATAGAACTTGGATTCCGGATGAAGCTACTGTATTACTCTTCGATAGAAAAAATAAGCTTAAAGGCTTACAGGACCAGTATAGACAACAAAAAATACAGTTAGAAGAGATTAAAAAGCAAATAGAGGAGCTAAGTCCTAGTTTAGGTCTTTGGTTAGTTTCCAATGAGTTAATGTTTTCCTCTCACGACGATGCCATAGCTATATTTAGCACAAAAGAGAAGGCGGAAGCTTATACTAATAAGCGAAATGGAGAAAACAAGGGCAATGAGTTATGTAAGTGCAACCAGTGTAAAAATAGTTTTTTCTACAGAAAAATAATTACTAGTAGATTTGCGGACGAGGAAGACTTATCCCCAGGAGCAAAATGGCTAATATTAAACAATGTTCCTAGTGTGGGAGAGTTTTCCTTATTTCCTGAGTCAAGTACTGAAGTTCAAACATTTGTGATAGATAAGGAGAACAATGACTGAGCCATTATGTACATTTGACCTGAAAAAAGAAAAAAGATTGGCTATACAACCAAATGAGTCTATTGCTATATTGTTTAATATGCTACAAAATATGTTTGGGAAAGAAAAAGCGGAAAAGGCTACTAAAGGATTAATTAAAAAGGAAATGGTGGAGTGTAGTGAATAGTATTAGGAAACGGACTGTACCTGAAGTAATATGTCAAGCCTTACTATCTGGAACTTTAGGTATTGTTTATATGGCTGCTTTTGATGCTATGGCACCTTGTGATAATATGGGTGTAGGTATAGTTACTGCTGTATTTAGTGGAATACTGGGGGCCATTACTGTTCATGCTGTATTAGAGGTATTGAAATGAGGTCCTTACTTGGTTCTGTTATTATTAGCAGCTTAACTGCTTTTATAATAATTATTTTGCCACAAGCACTACTTATGACTGTGTTTTATGAGGCTTTAGGTTCTTCGGATGTTGGGCAAAACTACTTTGTAGCTCTCCTAACCTTTATGGCATACTGTCAAGAGTTTTGGTATGCTCCTGTTTTGTCTGTTATTGTAGTAACTTCCATTATTATGATTGGGACTTATGTTAGTGCGAGGTTTAGTCATGAGTAAGAAGCATAAAGACCTACCTAAAAAGGTAATTAAGCTAATAAAAAGACTGAAAACGGAAAACGGTAAGCTTATACTAGACCATAATGCCGCTGTGAATGAAGTAAATGACATGCGGTTCCGCTTAAATAATATAAAAGTGGCAATCAAAGCAAGTATGAGTAGAAGTGACAAGTTAAAGTACCAAATTTTATCTGACCAAGAGTATATTACTTTCCTCAAGGACTTTATACAGGAAAACGGTCTTACTATTCCCGTGTTTAGTAAGATAGAGGAAACCGACGACGGTACTAAAATTACAGTTAAGGCAGAAATAGTAGATTCAAACTCAGTACATATTGCCTCACAAAGGGAGTGCGATTCTGTTTGTACACAATCCCATATTCCTAACAAGAAAACTAAAAAAGCGTTAGCTAAGGCTGGAAAATAATGCATGAATGTGAAATTAGGACAGCAGAAGTTAAGGTTGCTAATGTCCCTTTGGGGTTCTGTCCTACTAGAACCCATAAGAGAACAGTTAAAATAAGCAAACCTAAGAAAATTACTGTAGACCTAACCTCAAGGGAAATAGAAACCCTTAAGTTATCCTGTTTTTCCAATGAGGAGATAGGCACTAAGTTAGATATAGGACGGAGAACTATAGAATACAGGTTTGATAAGGTAAACCTTAAACTTAATTCTTACTCTAAGGTAGAGGCCTTAGTAAAAGCCTTAAATCAAGGCATTATAAAGTTAGAGGATGTAATAATACCGGAGAGATAAATGTTAATTAATCTCAATGATAAGGAAGTAGAGGTTATATTAAAAGGTCTAGGTCTTTTAACTGAGACTACACCATACTTACCCTTAGAGCTTGTGCATCACTATAAAATAAGAGATGAGAAGGACATAAAAAGTATTGTAGATAAAATCAAAGCTAAGAAAGCAGAGGATGATGAGTTAGTAGAGTCTTTTAAAGGTATAGATTTGGAGGAGCCATGGATAGGTTGGTAGAAAAGTATAACGAAAAGAGAAAAGAACTAGAAAAATCCATACATAAGTTTATTGTCCAGCATCCTACTGGTAATACTAAGAAATTAACGGAAGCTTTAATAGATGAACTGGAAGATAGGGGAGTTATTAACATTAACTTTTACCTCAAATGATCATAAGAACTGAGCCTTGTCACCACTTATTTTTACCTCCTAGCCCATGTGGCCCTCTTTCTGGATATCATTGTATTGTCTATAGCGATAGGGAGCGGACGTTCTGGAGATGTTATTGTAAGGAAGATGGTTGGACGAAAGATGCTATTGAGATAGTAGAGAAGAGGAAACGGGAAATGGATTCCATTAAGTACCAAATGAGAGAATTGGAAAATAAATTAGCCGAACTAAAGAAAAAGGACGAGTTAGTGGAATCTATAGCTCAAGTAATAACCTCTTCCTTATCCGTAGATGCTCCATACCATCAGGCTTATAATACAGCGGAAAATATTATAAAAGTACTAGAAAAGCAAGGAAAACTTAAATAATGAATAAAGATACAGCAATGACCTTGTTTTACTTATCTGGATTTTGCCTTTTTGTTTTTGGTTCTGTACTAACACCAGCTAAGGCATATCAAGATGATGCCAACCTTGGATTAAGAGTATTATCTAAAGCTATAGTATTCCATGCTCTTCTAAGTAATCCTGGTAATTACGTTGAAAGTAGAATAAACCAAGCCAGAAATATAGTAGATGGGTGGTAATTATATGAAAGCAAATATGGAGTTTTTGAGATCTGTAAAGCTTAATGATGGAAGTTCCTTTAGAAATAGGTATGGTGAATACTGTGTTAAGGGTGCTGTATTTGAGTGTCTAGGATTAAATGAAGATGATGGTATGTTACTTGATGCTGATCCTCTTGAAAAAGAGCTAAGAAACATAAATCCAGAGTTTATGTGGAGATTGGATAACTTAGAAATGAAACTGATGATGGTTGGGCTTTTCATAGAGGATAGTAACAACATTAAAGAAGAGCTAATAGCTTTAGTAGAGGAATACTTTCCTGATGAACAAGAAGAAGGATGCGAGAGCATGGTTCGCATGGCACATACTAATGGTATACCAGGCGAAGAGTTACCAAAGCAAGTTGCGTTGGTTGGAAATAGCTAGGATTAAGCTATTAACTAGGAGAGTGACTGTAGGCGGAGCCTTACATGAAGATATATATACTTGGGTAAATCAATGCCTTAAAATAATAGAAAGGAAGAAGGGAGAGTATGAAGAAGCTATTTTCAATACTAGGTAGATTACCTATAGTATTAATTACCGTAATAGACTCCCTAATATTTATGGGTGGCATATTTTGTATTTACTTGCTAATTTGCCAAGCAATGTCCCATGTAGATAAAATACCTAAAATATAAGGAAATTTCCATGATAAGTACTAAAGGTATAGCTTTACTACATAAAGTTAAGGAAAAAATACTGAAAAATCCTAGACAATTAGAGATGAGTACTTGGGACTGTGGAACAGCCGCTTGTATAGCTGGATGGATGGCTAGAATTGAAGGAGTATACATTCCTTCTAGTTGTTTTTATCTTCATGAGTGGCGGGCTTATGTACGTAGCTCCTTGGGAGTTACTGGAAGTGTTAGTAAGTTAGTTAGTGTTAGTGATTGGGATCAAGACCTTAAAGAAGACTATCTGCTCACTACAGACATTAACACTAGAGCAAAGACAGCTTGTAGAGCAATAGATAGATTTATTGCAGCAAATAAATAAAGTACAGTTAGACACAGTTACAGCAAATCAAAAACATTTACCTGTTAAGTAAACCAAAACGTGTCTAGATTAACAAAAACCCTCACAGCAAATAAAATCTACCGCTCAAATTGGGAGAAACAAAAGGGTTTTGATTACTATGCTAACTAATAAACTAATAGAGCAAATAAGTACATTTGAGTCTGTTTGGTGGGAAGAAGACAGAAGTAAGTTAGGAGAGGAAATATTACTAGGACTAAAGGACGTACAAATACATCCTAAACCTCAGCCCATACCACCTTACGGGGAACATATGAATATAAAAGTGTATGGGGAGGATGGTAATATGTATACTTTAAGGTACTATTGGTGTCCTAATCAGTCTAATTGTCTAAGGTTTTTCTATAGTTTATGTATATGGTGAGTTATGACGGATAAGGAAAGGGATGAATTACTGGCCAAGCTACAAACCTTAAACGCTAATGAACTGGATATCCTCATAGATATTTGGGATAATGCTATTTACAAAAGAGCTATAGGTAGATGGATTAAAGGCTTCTCCTTGGAGGAAGCAGCCACACCCACACAATTTAAATTAATAGACTTGGGATTAGTCCACACCCACGAGTTAGGATTCAATGCATTATCTGGAATAAGAACTTTCTCTCTATCAATCCCAAGGGAAACTTCGGGTAATAGACATTCCTATCCCGCAGTTATTAGATTGTTATTTGACCTTCTGAGAATTAAGAGCAGGCTATTGGAGTAGTTACTATGTATAACGAGAAGAAAATACTGGTTTGTGCTGCTGTAGCAGATAATAGTTGTATTGTTATTTACGAATCGGGAAGTTATTGGCAGGGAAATACAATAGAATCTTGCTTAAAATACATCGAAGAGTATCAAAACCATGTAAGCTTATCCCAAATTTTAGTTGGTAAAGGAGTTTGGGGAGCGATTTCCAATTGTCTGAAAAAAGAGAAGGCAAGAATAAAGATAAAAGCTATTGTTGAGTTATTGGATGGTAACCCATATGATGGGGACTTAACAAAGAAGCTTCGGCTTATATATGACATGGTGGAAGAATATAAAGGCTTTTAGGGGAGATTAGTTGTGGAAAACCCAAATACAAACATTAACAAACTAAAAGTACTACATATGTGCAAAAGGCTTAGGGAAAGACTATTTGCAGCTAATGATGATAACGGTATGGTATGTATTGCAGGATATAGTGAGGATGGGAAATGTGAATATCCTATTATATTTTCCCATAAATGGTCCTCTCCGGAAACATTACAAGCAGTAAATGAATTACTAACTAAAATAGAGGCTTCCAATAAAGTTTCCAATACCCCTATAATGCAAACAATGGATGAATTATTAAAAGGTAAGTAATATAAGTGCGCTTACAGCAAAACAAATTTTCTTTTTTCACAAAGAATTCTAACGGTTCGATTCCGTGAAACCTGGATGGGGAATAAAAAGCGTGCTGAATTATTACATAATGTAAGGACTCAATATGTTTATTGTAGAGGAATTTGATGCAATACTTAATGTAGGAACAAGAAAAGCCTTACTTACTATTGGGTTTTTCTCTTGTCAATTAAAGATAGAGGATAAGCTACAGGATGCAAGAGTATATCCAATAGGTAAGCCTGGGATTCTTGAACCTGAGGATTGGTCTATGGTTCAAGTAAAGCTCTTAACTAAAGCCAGTATTAACTATGGAGAACACATAGAGATCTTTGAGGGTAATAAAGCAATAGGTTCTGTTTGTGTGGTAGGAATTGATAATGAAAATAATACAAAATACTCCTGATGGATTTTATTGGACGGAAGATAAGGTTGACGGAGACCATACGCAAGTATTATATGACTCCCAGGATGATAGGACTACCCATAATAGAAGATATAAAATAATTAGAACCGTTAATACTGCTGTGGATGATTATGAAAGTATTATCGAGCAGGATGAACAAGGTAGATGGTTGGGTTATGTTTATAATACAAAACCAGAGCTACAAAGAAAGTTATATGATGCGGCAGGATTACATAATCTATTAACTACTTATGAAAGCTATGAGAAGTCTTTAGACACAATAGTTTACCTTCAACGTAAACGTAAAATAAAAGAGGCAATAAAGACTATTGTAGAACTCTATGAAAATAAGATGTTTTATAAGGCTGTTGAAGAGTTAGAACAGGAAGAGCTTACTAAACTACGTAATTTTGGTAAATGGGTAGTTGATGTACTAACTTACGAAACAAAGGACTAATATAAAGACGCTTGCAGCAAAAATAAACTATTTTGGAATATAGAAACAACAGCGTCTTGATTACTACATAAGGGGAAAAATTATGGGAATTTGGGATAAGAATGTATTTGCAGCTAAATTGCAGGAGCAAAGTAACATAACAACCACATTAAATTCTGCTACTACCCATAAATCCACACTGTCTAAGGTATTGGATTTGTTTTCCCAGGGGGCAGCTCTGAGAAATAGAAATGAAGCTGATGTTATTAAAATGTTTGAGTTGGCTTTCATGGAAAATCCTGACCTAGCCCTTAAGTGTCTCTTTTATATAAGAGATATTAGAGGTGGGCAAGGAGAGCGCAAAACATTTAGAACTATTATTAAGCATTTGGGTAACACTTATCCGGACAGATTTGAGCACCTAATTTCCCTGGTTCCGGAATATGGAAGATGGGATGATTTGTTTAGTTTGATGGGAACTAAGCTAGAACACAAAATGCTGGAAGTTATAAGCAACCAGCTTAAGTTAGACTTGGAAGGATCTAAGCCTACCCTACTGGGTAAGTGGCTACCTTCCCTAAATACTTCTAGCGCAGCTACTAGAGAACTAGCTAAAAAGCTTATTAAGTTCTTCAAGGTAAAAGAGTCAGATTACCGTAAAGCTTGTTCCCACCTGAGATTTGGGATAGATATACCCGAACGTAAAATGTCTAGTGGAAAATGGGACAAGATTGAGTATAGTAAAGTTCCATCAAGAGCTTCTTTGCTGTATAGAAAAGCCTTTTATAAACATGATGAGGAAAGGTATAAAAAATTCCTGGAAGATGTTAAGAACGGTAAGCAAAAAATCAAAGCTGCCGCATTATTTCCCTATGACATTATTAGGGAATACATAGGCAAATATGGTTTGGATGATACTTTAGAAGCCCAATGGAAAGCATTGCCTAACTTCTTGGAAAAAGAAGAATCCGCCCTTGTTTTATGCGATGTTTCCGGTAGTATGATGTGGGGACACAATTCCGGTAATGTTAAGCCTCTACATGTAGCAATCTCCCTTGCTATTTATATCAGTGAACGAGTAAAGGGACCATTTGCCAATACTTGGATGACTTTTAGTGCTAAGCCCACTATTAAGCATTTAACTGGTAAGACAGTATACGAAAAGGTAACAGAGCTAAGAAATGACAGGGATTTTGGTTTAAATACCAATATTCAAGCTTGTTTTGACTGTATATTGAACATGGCTAAACAAACCAACTGTTCCCAGGAAGATCTTCCTAAGTATCTCCTTATAGTATCCGACATGGAATTTGATAATGCAGATTCCGATCATGCTCCTGGAAGTACTGTTATGGGCAAGCCCCATAATACAAACTTTGAAGTAATAAAGAAGAAGTTTGAGAATGCTGGGTATCAGATGCCTACATTAGTTTTTTGGAATGTAGACTCCAAAACTACTCAATCTCCAGTAACTAAGAACGAAAAGGGAGTATTTTTAGTGTCTGGTTGTAGTCCTTCCATACTTAAAAATGCATTAAATAGGACAGAACTAATACAGACAGCAGAGGATTTAATGCTTGCAGTGATAAATACGGAAAGGTATGCACCTATTGGTGATAGTGCTCAATGAACATAAGGGAATCAGAGTATCTTGAAGTAGCTTTATTTGAGCTTAAACACAAAATAAAGGCTAAGAAGTGGATAGAAGCTGAAACACTACTTCAAGAGCTTAGGGAAGGTATACAAAAAGAGAGGGACAATGAGCTTAATAAATGCAAATCCCAAAGGAACTAGTACAGTGCCGGAAAGTATAGACTATTTGTTGGATTGTCTAAATGATGACAAACGAGTTTATATAATGGACGGTTCTAATGGTTATGGGTTGGGATTAATAATTGGAGAAGGTAAGGAAAGTAAAGCCTTATTTATATCCTTTTTGTTAGCCCTTAAAAAGCTTCATAGTTAACCATGTGGGACAATACTCATAAAAACACCATAAGGGAAGAGGTATGCAGAACAGGTAAGAAACCTTACAACTGTATACTTCTCCTCCCTTCCGACGAAATGCTTGATATTAAACAATTGATACAAAGCAGCCAAATAACTCATACTACTAAAATTGTTGCAGTTGAGAGGGATATACATAAAGCTAAGGTAATAAGTAAAAAGCTAGCTCAGTTTAATGCTGAGGTACTTACTAAAGACCTAGTAGAAGTAGATTTACGGTTTGTAGTAGAGAATTTTACCAAGGAAAAGTTTGATTTTGTTTATGCTGATACTTGTTCCCAATTAAACTCTCGTATAATAGAGTGGTTGATGGAAGTAAGTAAACATAAACAGGAAATATTTACTCAGGACGGTAAGTTAATAGTAGCCTTCTGTCCATTTCTCCGTAATGGCAAGCATTTAATGGAGAAGTTTTGGGAAAAATGTAGAACTAACCTAAATTACATTAGATTTGACTTAGCTGGTAAGGAGATTAATGCCGAGGCAGACTTAGAAGCTGGGGACATTTCCTTTATATCCCGAGTTCATTATAAAACAATAAGAAACATACTTTCTCTTATATTCGGTCCTCCTGATAAGGAGTACTTGTATAAAGGGGAAAACGCCAAAACTACAATGTCTGTATTTGAGTACAGTCCTAATGCTTGGACTGCCATTGGTCATCATAAGTTTTTGCGGGATGTAATAAGCGAGTATAGGGCAGAACAAAGCCATAAAAGTGCTATAACAATAGACATTAAACCAAAGGAAAAGCCTGCTCCAGTAGAGCTAAAACAGCAATTATTTACTGACATAAGTAATATGTATAGAAGACACTTAGCTGCTTGGAAGATGGTAGCCACTAAGAAAAACTTGAGTGAAGAACAAACTAAGGCAAAAATAATAGAGGAGTCCTTTAAGTTTGTAGCAGCCAATGGGTATGATAAGTCTGTAATTGATATACTTGTGAGGTCTTTGTAATAAATGAGTAGAAGTACAGTAGCATTAATATTGGCTTTCATGTTTGACTTATACATTATCACCTTCCCAGTGGTTCAAGCCATGGATATGCTTACCTTATTTTTAGTGGGAATTCTTGTATATGGAATATGTAAGTTTGGTTTAGACCTAATTTTAGGTACTGAATAAATGACAATAACTAAAATACACACTGTTTCCAAAGAAGTTATGGGTAAATTAAAACATAAATACCCAAACGATAATACAGCAGTAATCTCCATGTGGGACCCTCCTTATTATGAGGAAGAATGGGAGAGTGCATTATATAAGTACTCCCATCATAACCTAATTAGTTTAGGGTTTCATGATATAGACGACGAAGACATACTAGAAAACAGTTTATATATTGTGGGTATTGAAAATGCTTAAAAACTTGGATAAGACAAGTAGCAGATACTTAGTTCACTGTGAAAAGGACTCCTGGCACCAGTCTGAAGGAAAATTCTATTTTTCTTCTCTAAAAGAAGCCATAAAAGAAATGGAGACCCAGAAGAATAAGGGGAGAGTTTGTTTTTTATACACTGAGCATACAGAAATTACCCACGACCTAATAGAAGAACACCAACCTGACTTCAAAGTGGTACATAGAGACTTTTGGGCTATGAACGAAGTACGAATAATAGAACAATTTGGTAACTTAATAGTTCAAACACATAATACTTGGAAGTATAGACCAGCTAGATGGGTGGAATCCCATGACCATTGTGCTAAGAGTGTACTTAATAGCTATAAACAAAAACTACAAAGGAGATAATATGACAGTTAAACTAAGTACTGTATTGTGTATGTTTGCCTGCTTTATTGCAGGTACTTGTATAAATAATGCAACCGCACAAACCAACATAGTAGGTATTACAAGGAAAGACTTATTGGAAGCAGCTTCCCTTCATGCTATACTAATGACACATGATCCATGGGGAACCTTTAACCTCCAAGTAATTAGAACTACTAAGGATCTAGCTAATATGGCTCAGAAAGTAGCTGGGGATGTTAAGTAATGGAAACCTTTGTCAAATCCATAATAATCTGTTCTGCTGTTTTTGTTGGTTTAATACTAGTTCTAGAAATAGGCTGGGGACTAATAAGAATAGTAGCAGGAATAATGCAGGTGTGTAATGGGTAGTGTAGTAAGGTTAGAAAACTGGCAATTTACTGGAAGCGGGGATACTAAAAGACTATTTGGAACTGCTTATGGTCATCCTAGAGTTGAAGATGGTCACAGAGTAAGCACTTCCCTTGTAGATAAAGTAATATATAGTAGTCCTCCCATAGTAATTACTCAAACAGGAACTAACTATCAATTAGGTGAACCTGACCCAAGTGCAGTGGATAACTGGAAAAACAGTTACAAGCAACTATTTGAGTTGTTTGACATAAACCCAGAAGAATTAATTAAGTAACATAAAGACTCTTGCAGCAATAAAAATAGTTTCAATAACAACAAAAGAGTCTTGAACTTTCTACCTAGGAGCCTATAAATGGGTATCGATTATTATAGTATGCTTGTCCTTGGAGTTAAGATAGAGGTTGAGAAGATTTTTAAGTGTGAGACTATAACTACCTCCGCTTGCATATGTATTCCTCCAGCTAATCCGGACCTATATTGTCAAAAATGTGGTAGAAAAGGCTATAACTATACGAAAAAATGGACTAATACTATCCTTGAAGATAAGGAGGTCGATAGCCCATACGACTACAATGACGATAGTAGCTTAATACAAATATTTGGGCCCATGACTAAGGATAGTACAAAAACACACTATAAACATATAGATATAAATAAAACACAAGGAGAAAGTGTGTTTATTGGGAAAACACTGGGAGATGGTTTTACTAATACTGGTTATTTGAGGGTAGATGATAGGTTTTTGAACTTAGGCGAACTAAATAAATTAGCAGAACCCACTAAGCAAGAATTAAAGCAATTACTACAACCCCATAAATTATGGAATGAGAAAGATTTTGGTTTATACTCTTACTTATTTATTAGTTATTGAGGGGGTTTAGAAATGCAACAGCAAAAGACTAAGATAGTAACTAAAGCCTATATAGACCGCTGTGTGAAGGAAAATGAGGAAACACTAAATAGGGCTATAAAAGATGAGGCTTGGGATGGCTGGACTGTTCAAAACATCATAGATAATGGAAACACATGGACTTTACTTCTATCTAAAGGACAGAAATAATGAGTTGGTGGGGAGAAACTGAAGACGAATTGTCTCTTGCTTATCATAACTACAAATCAAATCCTCCTGGCTCATTAGGTCAGTACTTGGCAATAAGAGACTGGAATAATGCTGTAGATAATATAAATGCTACTATTAGACACAGTAAAAGTGGTATGGAACAGTTTTTAGGGCAGTTACATAAAGAATTAGCGGATACAAGTGTACCTTATGTTTATTTTAGGATAGACGACTGGCAAACATGGGGACTTCCAGATTTTAGAGTAGATGAAAGTGACCCGGTAGAATTTCCATATATTGCTGTACCTAGTGTAGACTACAAACAAATACTTATTAATGTATTTTAATCAGACAAAGGTGAGTAATGAAGCTTAAAGACTTATCCCAAATACAAAGAGCTATGGTAGCGGGTTACTTTTATAGAGTAGCTGAGGAGAAGACAGGTAGACCTCCCACACCAAAAGAATGGGAAGATGGTTTATATGGAAAGTTTTTAGAAGCTCCATTTGATGACGAGGATGAACAACAACAATTCCTCAAGACCTTTCAAGAGTGGTTTCAAATGGATTACCTAACATTAAATATGGAGTAGATAGTATGGATGAGTTTGAGTCCTTGAAAGAAAACGCCATGTATAGGAGCTGGGTAACTAGAGGTCATCAAATTGGTGTGCTTTCAGCCCTTAGTGTAGCTTTAGGTTATTTGTGGATAAATCAACTAATGGCTTACAAGGAGTTATCAACACAATTTGATGATGTTTGTAAAGCCCACTCCATAACCATTACCCGTGCACAGCTTAGTGAAAGTGTAGTAGACGATCTTCGGAATAAAATTGACAAGACGCCTGTTGATACTAGTTCCAATAAAAGTAAGTTGGAAAACTTTGTAATTACAAGATGGATAGACGATAAGCCCGATAAAGAAGATGCTTATGAGAGCCTCTGTAATACTTGTTTAGTTAATGACCAGCCCCTACCTAAGAAAATAGCTACAAGAAAGCACGATTATGTAGTTAAGACTTCCGAGGAGATGATTAAACAAACAGGTGCCCTTATAAGTCATTTTTCTTATAGGGGCGCTAGGATTCACTCTAAGAATTATGATAATTAGGAGATGTTATGAAGGTTGGCGAAACTATTACTTTTAAAATGACAAAAAAGCAGAGAGAAAGGCATGTTAAATACTTACAGGGATGTATTAAAGAAGAAAAAAGGGAAATTAAACGCTTGGAAAAACTAATAGAAAAGTTCAGTAATCCGAAAACTGCTGTATCTAAGATAACAAAGGTAATGTAATATGTCTGGACTATTTGTGGAAAACTTAACTAAAGAACAAATTTTGTTTACCAGAAAGTGGATAAGAAGACTAAGATCAGGTAAGTATAAGCAAACTAAAGGTGCCCTACGCCGACTATCAAAAGAAGAATATGGTTTTTGTTGTTTAGGTGTAGCATGTGATGCTAGTAAACTAGGAAGGTGGGACGGAGAGAAATATATAGTTCCTAGCTGTAGGCCTATTGAAGGTGGCTTATGTTATAGCCCAGTACAAAAACTACTTGGTTTAACTAGTGGAAATGGGAACTATGATAGCACAGACTTAACTAGACTAAACGATACGGGAAGAAAATTCTCATCTATAGCTAGTGTAATAGAAAAAGAGCTAAACCTGGCTATTAAAACAAGAACAAGTACTAAAACTAAGTGTGGAGTAAAGAAAAAATGAATAAAACAGTTTTAAGTGGCGCGTTTGGTGGGTGTTTAAGCTTTACAACAGTTAGTTTATTACTAGCTTTTCATGTAATGCCTAGTGATAATTACCTTGCGGCAGTAATTGTGGGATTGATTTGTGGTGTTATTGCTATAAAGTCAGTTAATTCAATAA